TATAGCCGGTACAGTTGATGGACTTGGCAACGCGGGAACCGGAGATGGTGCAGGTTAACGATGTGCCGTCAAAGAACACATCGTCTGCCGCCGTAGGCACAGCAGCACCACCGGCCCCACCTACCGTGTCAGCCCACTTGGTGCCTGCTGTACCGTCCCAAACGTCGGTTGCAAGGCCGCGCCAGAAGCGATCTGCCACCGTTTACACCTTGTAGTACCAGACGCCCTCAACCTCAACGAGCTTGGCGCCGCTCGGAGGAACTCCTTCCAGCTTCTGGTAGGTTTCGCCAGCAATGTCCAGCGTGGGCGTCTCAGGCTCTACAGGCGGGGCCGTAACGACAGCAATCCAGTTGTCCCGCCGCTGCTCCTTCAGGGCTTGGATCTCATCCTCCGTGAAGGCGTGATCATCAGGAAGGTGCAGAGCATCTCGGAACACCCCGTGAGGGGTGTCGAACTCGAAGTCGATCTTGATCATGCCGCATCAAGGCTGAAGGTGTAGGTGACGTTCAGCGTGTCGCCGCTAGCCACAGAACGGTCCCCAGGCGCCGCAAAGTCCGCAGCGGAGAACAGCGTTCCCGTCGTGCCGCCCTTGGTGTTGTTGGAGGTCAGGAATGCACCCCCAATCACTGCGGTGGCGTTGATGTTGAACGACGCAGGAGAGGCCGTGTTGCTGATCACAGAAGGATCTGCGGTGGTGGAGGTGCCGAAGGTACAGGTAGGCCGATTGGCGTTGCTGTAGCCCGTTTCTTCCGTCCAGCCGCCGTGCAGCGCCATGGTGTCGCCAGCAGCGGGGTTGTTGCTGGACGCGGCGCCGTACAGGCCGATGTACCACGTAGTGATCTGAGCAACGCCGCCCAGAGCCGATTCGTTCATGTACTTCAAGCCGACGTTCACCACGAGGTTGTGGGACTCTGCTTCCCACTTCAGCTTACCGTCCGGGCCGATACACTGGATGTGGAACACGCCACCAGCACGAACCCTGTCGGTGGGAGCGGTATTGCGCTCTACGGTGGCGGCAACAGCATCGCTCGCCTTGGACTTGTTGATCATCTTGTACTCCTATGCAAAGCGCAGCAGCGCAGTTGTGGCAGTTGCTGCCGGAAGTTGAACGGTGAATGTGCCAGAGGCGGTTTTGTCTGCGCCGAAGTCAATGACCGCGATTGCTCGGTTGGCCTTGGATGAGTTGTAGATCAACCCGCCACGGCACGTAAACGATGCGCCGGTCCAGACCGGATTGTCGAAGGTGACGTAGGCAGTGGTCCCGGACAGGAGGACTTGCACGTTGACCAGGGTCACCCCGCCGGTCGTATATCCAGATCCGTTGGGAACCTGCCCTGCCGTTGAAACGCTGTATGCGGTCGTGGCTTGACTCAGGTCGGCGCTTGCCGTGTAAAGGGCAAACTTCAAGACATCGGTGTCCAAGTCATGGATACCGAGCCAAGACTCCTGTTTGAACGATGAGCAAAGACCTTGCAGGATAGCCATTTACTTCACCGGATACCTTACCTGACCGTCCCGATACGAATCCATCCGGTTCTTTGCGTCACCAAGCTGCTTCAGCAGCAAGATGGACTCACCAAACTGGTTCGTGTACAGCGCCACAATGTCCTGCTCGGCCTTCATAAACCGAGCCGCTTCTACCAAGACCGCGTTGAGCAAAGCACTGTCAAAGTTGTCACCAAGCCAAGATGTCCCAGCAGTGACGATGCTCTCGGGGTAGTAGAAGTAATGCAGTTCTGCCGTGTAGCCTGCCGTCGGGGTTGGGCCCAGGATGAATGTCAGCTCTGTCGGCAGGTTATATACCGGGCCAAACAAAGCGTAGTACTTCGGCACTCCCTGCGTCAAAGAGTTTGGATAACTCTCTCGGATGAAGTTCACATCCTTGTTGAGCAGGTACGTGTAATCCCCGCCGCCCGTTGGAAATACTGCCAAACTGAAGACCGACAGGAAGTCATTAGGCGTTGCCAAGTACTGATTGCCTTGGCTCAAAACACCCGTGACGTTCTTTCGCAGCGAAGGAAGCTGCACCGTGTTGTAGATCTTCTGCTCTGCCTGCTTCGTCATCGTGGCAAAGTCAGCCGCCGAGAACGTGTTCTCGGTGTAATCCTCCACAGCAGTCTTCAGTTCGGTGTAGTTCACGCCATCGGCCCCCGGGCCATGAAGCCCTTGGTCTGCGCCTTGCCGCCGCGCACCTTAATGCCGGAGGTCTTCGGCTCAGGAGCGGGGGAACTGGCGATGTTGCCCACCACCACACGCGGCATGGGCGCGGGAGCGTTCACCACCGGGGTCGGTACGGACTTGGCCTTCATTTCTTCCCCTTGCGCCCGACCGGGCCCTGATTGGCAACACGAGCCATGCCAGCGCCCATCTTGAGCAGCATGTCGTTGGTGACCCCGCCCTTGGCGAGCTTGGTCTTGGGTTTGCCCGGGTGCATCGCCGCCTCATGCTTGTGGACGGCTTGTTTGGGTGTCATCTTCATGGGTTTCTCCTTGTCAGGCGACCGTTACTGTACCAACTTCTCCCAGACCCACCAAGGTGTTTGGGGTCAGGAGCGCATCGAAATCTCTTGCACCACCTATAGGGTTCCAGCCCCATTGGATGACCAGCATGCCCTCTCCAGGGAAGCCATCTTGGAACGGCCCAGTGCCGGAAACGGTGTCAGTTTGAAGACCGTTGGTGCCTGACTGATACCAAGTGTTCGTGTCAGGACGCGGATCGCGGATGGCCTGAGGGTCGCTGACGGGGAAGGTTCCTAGCAATAATTGGGGGTGATCCATTGACCAACATTGGGGACACGCACGAATTTGCGTCTGCTTGGTCTTGACTACTTCATTTTTTAGTTTCTTTAACGGAAACCTAAAATTACAATAATCACAGAACCCAAAGGCCTTGGCGCCATTCGCAAACCGATTAGCCATTTGACACCTCGAACTTGTTCTTTTTCGAGATGTTTTCTACCCCAAGCATTACGCGAAGATTTGAAGGGACATGAAGCCCCGACACCAATTTTCCTTGTAACGGAATAACGTGATCTACGTGCCAAGGCTCTTCGTTGTGTCGCGTCAACATTGCAGCAATAGAATACATGCAGCGAATGCGGAGCTTGTCATGTTCCGTCAGCCATTTTGGCGTACGCTGTTTAACAGCTTTTTTACGCATCGTGGCTAGGTAGATAATATGCGAGTGGGCTCTTGCGCGGTACTCTTTTTTCTGCGCCAACCGAGCAGTTTTGTTCACTTCGTAGTCAGCTTTTTTGATAGCTGCAAGACGTTCTTTGTTTGCTTCTCTATAAGCCTTTTTTACCTCTGCTATTCGCAATTTGTTAGCTTCGTAATATGCCTTCTGGTACTCAGAACTGTTGACGCGTTGCGTAGCGTTGTACTCTTTATAGTACGTTTTTAGCTTTTCTGCGTTGGCTGCGGCGTACGCTTTTTGTTTCTGCCGGGCGTACTCTTTATTTTCTTCAGCCCATTTTTTACGGGCGGCGTCTCTCCGCTCGCGGTTTTCCGCGTTGTACTTTTTGTAGTAGGCTAGCGCCTGCTCGCGGGTTTTGAATGCCATGATTACCCGATGAACATCTGCCTCGGTACGAACCGTACCGCCGCCTTCTCGCGGTCTTCGCTGGAGGCTCGATCCCAATCCTCGTCATACTGCGCCTTCAGAACCTGCATACGCTCCATGGCGCCAGGGATCTTCATCGACAGGTAGTACGCCAGCCCAGACACGAGGCAGGGCAGGAAGCGGAAAGGGATGTCCTGCGTAGCGGTGCCGCCGTCTCCAGCATCTTGGATGCGCCGCAAGTACCAGTACACAAACTGATACACGCCCGTCTGATCCGGCGTGGGCCACACGGTGATGCTTGGCAAGGCCGTGGCGCTGGGGGAGTAGCTGCTTCCGACAGGGTAGGCCGCGCCGGAGTTCCGGTTCACTAGTACCTGGATAGGTCTCGCCTGCTGGAGCTTGTTTGGGATGGAGGAGTACGTGCTGATGCTGATCCGCGTGATGGTCAGATCAACCTGCGTTGAAACGTTCCCTGCCCCCGTGCGGATGACATGCTCCAGAAGATCCACGGTGTCTGACGGCAGCGTGTAGGTGTTGGTCCCCTGTACCAGGGGGATCATGCCCTGGTTAAAGGTCCACATGTTTACACCACGGTTCGCCCAATCTGCAAACAGCAGGTTCAGGGATCGCCGCGCCGTGCGCAGGTCGTAGCCCGTGCGAAGCTCGGATCCGCAGCGTTCAAACGCTTCCTCGACCGCGTCATTGAGGTCGAGGTTGAACGTGGTAGCTCCTGATGTAGTCATCGGAATCTCGCGGTCTTCTGGGCAACGCCCTTGGGCTGCTTCACGAACTGCTTGCCTGCGGCCTTACCAGCACGCTTGGCCCTGGTCGTTGCGGCGTACTCGGCAGGGGACAAAGCGGCAATCGCGGCTTTAGGCAGATACCGCTCCCCCGTCTTGGAAGACGGTTTCCCAGACTTGGTCTGCCATTCTTGGCTTGTCCAGTCGCGGAGCGATTTCTGCGGGGACTTCATGTCAGTCCTTGTACGAGCCGCCCTTGGCCTTGTACTGCTTCGCCAGAAGCTGTGCCTTGCGTGCGGACCACTGGCCCGCTGCCGTGCCCTGGGTCGCTTGGCCCTTGATGCGCTCGAAGAGCGCCTTCCGCATCCCGGGTTTGGTGTAGTTGCCTGCGGCGTTGACCTTCGTCTCCCCGCCTTCGGCGTAGAGATCCACCTTGTCCCCGTCCTTGCGACGGATGACCTTGGGCTTCTTCAACTCCGGGCGGATGGCGCCCATGCCGCGTGAAATCCTCATCTCAGTACACCTTGCACGGCCTGACACCGCGCTGCTCGCAGCCCGAACCCTTGACGCTGCCGCCAGAGGCATAGGTCTTGACCTTGCCGCCCTTGCGGAATTCCACCTCCTCCTCATCCCGGGTGCGGGAGCGCGGAGATTCCTTGGCCCTCTCCTTCCGAAGGATGGGCCTCTCTGCCTTGGCTTCTGCTGCAGCCTGGGAACGTCCCGTCCGAGCTTCTTGAACTGCCTTGCGGCTTGCGGCGCCCCTGACAGCAGAGGTCGCTGCTTCCATCTCCTGTGCCGGTGTAAACCTGCGTCCAGTCTCAGAGGTGGCTGCCGTCGATCTCATGGGAGTGCCGCGCCCGATAGAGCCAGAACTGATGTCCTGCGCCAGATCCTTTGCCAGCCCTTCCTTCAGGGTAGACATCGCCCGGCGCTCAGCCCCAGCCCTTTGGGCGGCTTCCATTGCGGGCTCGTCTAGGCGACGGAGAGCTTCAGCAGCATCCCGAGCCTTCTTGGCCCTGTAGAGACCATATCCAAGCCCACCAGCAGCCGCCGTGGCGCCTGTAGCCGCCATAACTTTCTTGGCGGTATCGCTGAGACCAGAGCCTACGCGCTCCATACTAGATGGAGGAGAGGGTTCGGGACGGTTGGCGGGGGCGCCAGGGATCTCAGCACGACCAGACGGAGCGGTGCTTGCTTCTTGCGGCCCTCGGGCTCGCATATCAGAGGCGCTCGACGGTGTCCGCCCGGTACGATCTGCGTTCAGAAGATCCCGCAGGGTTTTGTCCGCGCCGTACTTACGGCGGAAGTCAGCGAGTTCCTCGCGGCTAACGAGGGCTCGACCCTTATCATCTCTGCCCCGGCCTTGCACCGGGCCGGTGTACGTGGTTTTGGCGTATGACATCTCACACCATCCTTCCCTTGGTATGGCCCTTAGTAACACAGCCATCGGCGCGGGTCACCCCACCTTTGGCGTAGCCCTTGATGCTGCCGCCTTTAGCTTTCCCATCAGCAGGCAAATCAACGGGTTTCCCGTATCCGGCGCGATTGCGAGATGTGCGCCCAGCATACTTTGTGCCTTTGGGGTACTGATCAGCAACTTGCTGCTCCGCGTCCTCAGCCATTGATTCATACATGTTTTCAATGTGCCGCCTTGCAGCATCAGCCGCTTGGCCTTGCTTTTTCCCAGCCAAATGCGCTGTTGTCTGCCAAATTCTTGAACTTGGAGACGAGCTTTCTTCTACTTTGTTGCGCAGTTTCCGAGCGCGCTCTGACTGCGTTTTTGACGTTTCATTCCATTCACCTGGGCCAGCATAAGTAGCCATTTCACACCATCCTTCCCTTGGTGTGCCCCTTGGTCACGCAGCCATCAGCGCGGGTGACGCCTCCCTTGGCATACGCCTTGGTCATGCCGCCTTTGGCCTTCTTCGTTGGCTTGGGCATCGGCTCCATCGGAGCCATTCCGGGCTTGCCGTAGTCACCGCGCTTGATCTTGCGCTCGGTGGTCAGGCCCTCTTCTTCATAGTCACGAAGCTCTTCTGCCGTGGCGCCACCACGGCCTGCAGACCGACCACCACCGACATTGACTTGCGTTGCCATGTTTACTCCTCAGCAGGCTTTGCCGCCCATTGCCATCTTCACCATCTTGCCCCTGGTCTTGCCCTTGGACTCGATGCCGCCGCCCTTGGCGAACGGCTTGCCCTTGGCTTCCGCCATCTCATGCTTGATCATGGGCTTGGGAGCGCCCTTCTTTTTCATGAAGGCCACTTCCTTCTTCATCATGGCAGGAGATTCTTTCTTCATGGTCGGGCCTCCTTCGGCCTTGTGAGCTTCAAACTTCCGGCCTACGGCCTGGGGGATTCCCGTCTTCTTGGCGAAGCTGGGGCTGTGCGCGACAGCACGCATGAGGCGTGCCTGAGGTTCAGATTTGTACGGCATGAGGCTTGCTCCTCAGCGTGTCAATCTTGGCTTCAATCCGGTCAAAGCGTTCGATCAACTCCTTCATGTCCTGCCGAAACTCTGCGCGAGTGATGTGGTCCCGGGCGACTTCCTCACGGGTCCGGTTCAGCAGGATGCTGAGCCTATCAAGCTCTCTGAACTTGGATGCCATGAAGAAACCCACAACACCAATCAACACCGTCAGGATGGCGTTCCAAATGACCGTTGCTTCCATGTCAGCAATTCCATGCCCTCAGGGATTTGTTGATGCGGGAGTTGGGGTCGTTGGCCGTCTTGGATGAAGTGAGCTTCTTCTTCATGCCTTTCATCCTGGCGCAGAATGAGTCCCTTCGGGGACCGCCTTCCGGTTGCGGAGCTTTGAGCCCAGGCTTGCCGGGATTGGCAGCGTTGTAAGACGCCCGCCCCTTGGCATTGAGCCCCCCTTTGGGGTTCTTGCCTTCAGAACGCTGCCAAGCGGGGGTCTTAGCCATAGAACACCGTCGCAGTGGTGTCCGTCCCGGAGACGGTCACATGGAGATCGGTGTAGCACAAGACCCCTTCACCGGGGATCAGAAACGAGAAGGGAGTGCCATTGGCAACCGTGGCCGTTGAGTACAGCGTAGTGCCTGTAGCTCCCCCGTCTCGCACAACCACCGTACCCGCCGTGGACCCTGGCGTGATCACCAGACCCTTGAAACGAGTCCGGGCCGCAAAGACAGTTGCTGTGCTACTGACGTAGCCAGCCTTTACGTCAGTTTGCATGACAGCCTCCTATTAGGCTGCAAGCAGACCGAGGTCTTTCAGCGCCTTGACAATGTCGCCAACGGTGTAAGCAGCCGTGCCGGTGTTGCCGGTGTAGGTGCTGTCTGCACGCGCAGCCGTGCCCGAGCCTGCGGTAAACCCGGTCGTCGTGCCGGTCGTTGCAGGCTGAACCACCGCCGTTGCGCCGTAGAAACCGACCGTGTCGGTAGCGGCATTTCCAATGGACGCAGTGGCGGTCACGGCCAGCGAATCCACAGTGGTATCGGGCCCAAGAGTGGAGGTGACCGCAACCGCACCAGTGGTGCTGTTCTTTGTGATGGTTTGGAAGCCGTTCTCCGAACGAACCGGCCCGTTAAAAGTCGTGGAAGCCATGGAGGTTTTCCTCAGTTTGCGCCCGCCGTCGTTGAGGTGACGTCTGCCGAGTCAGTCGGCGGGCTGGGGTAGGTCTCGGTTTAGGCGCAGCCTAACATACTCTCGGATAAAAGAAAAGGCCCCCGAAGGGGCCTTAAAGGTCAAACTCCGTGAGGTATCAGGCCCCAGGCGAACCGAACGCCCCAAGGGGGTCGCTCACTCCAAACGAGTACCTCTCACGCGCCTTGTACCGGCTGTTGCCCGTGTCGAAGTCAGCATCCATGGACGTTGCCAGGGGCACGCGCACGAAGTGCTTCAGACCGTTGGGCACATCGGTGGTCAGGAACCACGCGTTGGTATCGGTCAACCAGTGGTTGATCGTGTAGCCCTCGGGGATCGAGCCATTGTTCTTCAGGGCGTTGATGTCGTTGTCGGCGGTGCCAACACGGAGGTTGGTTTCCAACAGACGCGTTGCAACGAACTGAAGCGCCGGGGGCACGATCAGCTTGCGGGGCTTGGCGGCGATCAGGAGGCCGCGCTCATCGGTCCAGCCAGCGATCTGGATGACCGCAGCTTCCAGCGAGGTCTCGTTCAGGTCAGCGCCGACCGTGGGACGGTTGCTGTTGGAACCACCAGACACCAGCGGGTGAGCGGTGCTGAACAGCGATTGGCCGTCCCCGTAGGTCACGGAGGCGTTGAAACCGTTGTTCAGGATGGCGGCAGCCTTGACCTGCTTCGTATACGCCATGGCCCGGGCAAGGGCCTTGGTGTACCGCGCCGAGAGACTGTCGTACAGGTTGTCTTCCATCGCCTCTTCGGTGATGGAGAAACCCATAGCGATGGTCTCGTGGTTGTAACGAGCGGTCCAGGCTTCCTGCGCATTGTCATACGCGATGGCTTGGCCTTCGTTCTTCACCGGGGCGGCGCTGAAGCCGGAGAGCTTGGTCTCCTCTTCAAACGAACGCTCGGAGGTCTCCGTCTCGTAGATCTCCTTGTGCTCTTCGCCGTAACGCTTGTACTCCAGGCCGAACAGGGCGTTCAGTCCAGGGAGCAGTTCCTTGAGTAGTTGGGCACGAGAAATTGCCATGATGTGTGCTCCTTAGACGCCAGCAGCCAGCAGGTAGCTGTGGTAGCCGAAGTTCCAGCCAACGATCACTTCCGGGTAGCCCACGAAAGAGACACCGCCTCCACTAGTGGCGGTAACGTTGGCGCTGACCGTGATGGTCTTGGTGCTGGTGACAACACCCGTGACCGTCAGGTTGCTGCCCGGCGAGCCTGCGGTCGTGCTGGAGATACCAGCAATAACGCACTGCATACCGGGTTGGATGCCCGTAACGGAATCGACCGTGAAAGTCGTGCCGCCCGCAGGCGACGAGGTCAAAACCGTTGCAACGGTGACCGCCGTATCCGGGACCATCTGGATCACGCGCAGGCACGGCGAAGTGCCAGCCCCGGTGCCGACCGTTTGACGGATGTTGCCCGCCACGGAAGACGCGACCGTCGGGTTTGCGCCCGAGATCGCCATGGCCGAGTTGCCCGTCGTGATGCTGCCCGCATTTCCTGCAACCAGGAACGCATTGGAACCAAGGAACGACGGCGACATGTAGCCGATGGTCGTGCCCGTGTTCAGTTGCGTGTTGGCCGAGCCTTGGGGCTGGGTGACCACCGCCGCCTTGAAGAGGGCGTTGGGGTCGTCCAGCACATAGGCCACCGCGTCAGGAGCGTTGGTCCCTGCGGGCCATTGCTCATTGCGCAGCTTGCCGAACACCGGCCCGCCCGTGGGGGTGTACTCGCAGCCGAGGAAGACACCGAGGATGTCCCCAGCGGCAGCGGCGGATTGCGTGTCCGCGTTGTACGGGGTGATGATGGTGTTGCCGTTGGAAAGACCCACAACGTCGCCCGTGAAGAGGCCCGTGTTGTAGCCCTGACCAATCGGAATCATCCGGGTAGACCCAGCGAAGGGGATGCCCCCGCGCAGGTTCACCGGCTTTAGGCCGTAAGGCCCGTCGATGATGGGATAAGCCATTTAAGACTCCTTGATTACTGACCGCGTCCGAACGAGACCTCAGACCGCCGGTTCTTGAAGAGCGGCATACGAGGATCGTTCTCGCGCATGAAGGTGTTGTCCACGGACTCCATCTGACCAGACGCCTGACCCTGGTAGAAGGCATTCCGTTGATCAACAAGTTCTTTTGGGGTTCGGCAAAGCACCAGACCGCCGATCTCCAGCGCATCAGGAATCCGGGATTTCGGATCGCATAGATGTTGGAGTTCGGGATGATCTGCCACCTTGACAGGCTCCCAGCCTTCGCGGAACTTGGAGGTGATATTCCTTGGGTCGGCGGTGCCCAAGGTGCTGACGCGAACCCACCGATAGACATATCCAGGATCCGGGATCGGATCCGGGAGAAGTTCAGCGGGCTTCCAGGTCATGGGTCGCTCCGCCTTGGCGCGAGATTCCGCTTCGCGGGGGGTACGTTGGTCAGCCATTGTCTTTCCTCATCTGTTCAGCTACTGCACGCGCGTACTGCTCAGGGGTGAGCCCGAGGCGCTTTGCAAGGGTTACCTGGGTTTGCGTCAGCACGATCTTCTTGGGCGCGGTGCTGCGCGTTGCCGGGGCAACTACAGATGACTTCTTCTTCTCCTGGGTAAACGCTCCAGGGAAAGTAGATTTCATCTCAGAGTCGATACGATTGAAGTACTCGTCGCTTCCGGCGGGCACCCCTTCTCGCTCAAGTTCTCTGTGAATCTCCATCGCCACAGCCGACATTCGGAGATTTGACCCAAACCACGGATTGGCTTCTTGCCACGCTCGGGTTTTTGGGTCAACTTGTGGCGTTGGCGGCGTTTGTACAACATTTTCCGGCGTTTGTACAGGGGTGGGTTTCGGCGGGCGGAATGCCGCCAGCTTTTCCGCCTTCAGCTTGACCGAGAAAAGCTCTTCCTGGGCAGCAAGAACTGCCTTGGCATCGCCTTCTTCATAAGCCTTTTCATACTTCTTCCGGGCCGCGTCCAATTCGCCTTCGACAGCTTTTTTGGCTTGTTCGATGGCGACTTGCTGGCTTTGTCCTGCCGATTTCTGGAGCTTTTGGTTCTCTTCCAGAAGCCTTTGGGTGAGACGTAGTGCCTCTTCCCGCTCTCGCAGCGCCGCTTCTTTCGCCCTACGCTCCTCGTGGTAGCCCTTCGAGAAGTGTTGGATGCGCTGCTTGACCCCTTCGGAGTATTTCGCCAACTCGTCGTCGGTGACATCCGCAGGCGGCTCCTTCATTGGAGCGCGGCCCTTGTCTGCCTCTGGGGTGTCGTCCACCACCTCGATCTCTGCGTCACCTTCGATCTCAAAATCGACCTTCTTGTCGTCGGCCTTGGTGTCCACCTGAACTTCGTCGGGGAACTTGAACTCTTCTTTGTCCAGTGCCATGGTTATGCCCTCTGAATGCCACGCGGGTCTTGAACGACGGCTTCTACGCTGTCGTCATTGATGATTCGGAACTCTTGTCCGTGGATCTTGATCCGAGTGCCACTGTTTGGGCGGACAAGAATGAAGTCACCCACCTTGCAGGAGGGGCCGGAGGGGAACCGAATGGGGTCTTTGTAGCAGTCCGGGCCCATCTTCATGACGAACAGCACCGGGGAGAGAACCTCCTCGAAGTGCATCGTCTGACCGGCCTTCAGGAGCCCACTTTCATAGGACTCTTCGGACTTTGGCAGGACGCAGAGGATGTGATACGTCCTTGGATCGGGCACCTGACGGGCCTTTTCCTCTGGAGTTTGGGGTAGAACGGTTTCGCACTGCCCATCGGACAGGAGTAGCTCACTCATCTTCAGATCTTTCAAGTCGGTCTACGAGGTCGGTGATGTAAACATGAGCCTGCGATAGACCTCGGATCTCGCCGGTCATGGACTTGTACTCAGAAAAGTCCCGTGCGCCGCCGGAGATGAGGGCTTGGGCGATTTGCTCGCGCCTGTCTTCAATCTCTTTTAGCACCACGGAGAACGCAGTGGTTGCCATAAAGCTCCTTTCGGAGGTTTCAAGATGTCCGAAATGCCGTTTTTGGACGTTTTGGACTGATTTCAGTCATTACTGGGTGGGTTTTGACTGTTGTTTCTGCTGAGAAGGGCGAACCATGGTCTTGACAAGGTCCGTCCGCAGCTTTTTGTCCGTCTGGGCAGCTTGTGACTGCAGTCTGGACTGTTCCTTGAGCATTTCAGCCTTGATTCGCTCTTGCTCAAGGGCGATTTTCTGTTGGGCAATCTGGAAATCCCGTTGACTATCAGCCTCCTTTCGCTGAAGTTCTTGTGCCCGAAGCTGAAGTTCAGCTTGTTGAAGCTGCAACTCAGGGTTTTGTGCCTGCTGTTGAGCCTGCTGCTGGGCAAACATGGCTTGGTTTTGCACCATCGTCCTCTGGGCTGCCGCCGCGATAAGAGGAGCAAGTGCCTTTTCATCCTCCGGGGCGATGGGAGCGTTGTCTTCCTCGTCCAATTCTGGAAGAGGCACGCCCAACTGCATCTCAACCTGCGCCCGGTAGGCAAACGCCGCATGTTCTGCCATGTGAGCCATCAGCGCAGCCATCATTTGCTGAGACATGGGGTTCTGCCCCAGGACCGCAGCAATGTTCGGGTCTTGCATGAATGCCTGATGGGTAGCCATGTGGGCCTGATGATCCTGGTATGCAAACGCCTTGACGGGCTGCATACGAAGGACAGCCATGTTCTCCGACACCGGATCCCTTGGCTTTTGATCATCGGAGGTCGGAACCAGCTTTTCTGCATCCTTGATCCCCAAAACCTCCAGCATCTGCCTGTGGAGCTTGGGAAGGTCATAGATCTGAGGGGCGCCTTGGGCCAGTTGGAGGGCCGCTTGGTACTGCATGATCCGCTGGGCCATCGTGGCCGCATTGGGATCACTGACCGGGATCACCTCCACCATGTCGTAGTCGGACTGTTTCAACGACCTATTCCCACCCTCTGGGACATAGGAATACGCCGGCGACATGAAGTCCCTGATGATCTTCTTCAGGAGCTTGAACTCCATCCGAAGACTTGCGTGGACCCGGGCCTGGACGGCACTCATGGTCTTGAGTTGCCGCTCCAGGATAGCCAGGGTGGTCCCCACAGGAGCCTGGGCCGACATGTCGCTGACCTTCAGATCAGCGATGGCCGCGAGTCTTCGTCCGTCTTCCGTGATTCGATCCAAGAGAGCCGCCAGAACTTGGCTGGGCTCCTTGTACGGAAGGGGCATGATGTTCTCTTTGACCGTACCAGAAGGAACATCAACATCCCGGAACTCTCCAGGAGCAATCGGGGTGTCGTCTCCCTTGATTCTCAAGCCCCGAGCCTTCAGGCCCCCAGGGAGGTTGCTCAAGGTTCCCGCATCCACCAGTTGCCTGATAAGGGAAGTGCCTGCTCGTGCGTATCCACCGATCAGATGGATGTAGCCCAAACCATACGCACCAAACCCAGGGATGTAGGTGTACTGGACGAAGTGCTGACGCTTCTGCTGTTTCTCGTCATCCTCTTCCCAGTTCCGCCGGATGGACAGAACGGTGTTGTTCCCCTTCTCAATGGTCACCACATATGGGAGGGCAACGTCCTCTTCATACCCCGGGAGATCCAGGTCGGCATGGATCTCAAAGATCCGATACCGATCATCATCTTGAAGACTGAAGCCCTGCTCCTCTGCCTTCTTCTTCTCAATGTCCGTGAAGAACTGCGTGGGCTCTCCCAGCTCCACATCCCGGTAGAACCCGCTGACTTGTAGCTTACGGATCTCGTTCTTCGTCTTGCGCATCACATGAGTGACGCGCTCTGCCGTGTAAACGTTGGATGCGCCGTAGGGAATGATGAGATCTTCTGCCGGGACAAAGGGGGCGGCGGGGAGTGCCGTGTTGTCATCTGGGTAGATCTTCTTGAATGCCGCTCCTGAGAGGCCCAGGGAATACAGCATCCGCTCATGCTCTGACCTGTAGTCCACCATCTTCTCGGTCAAGGTGACGTTCATATCCTCCCGGACACGATCAGCCACCTCTTCCTTGACTCTGGTGATCTCCCCAATGATCTGGGTCTTGACCGGCCCTTGAGCGGGGAACGTTTCAACGATCATCTCTGACTGGAACCTGACAGCGGCTTCCGTCAAGAGGGGAGAGAAGACACCACAGGCCCCAGACCACGGCTCCGTCCTCTCTTCATACTTCATCCCCAAGACCTCCAGACCCTTGATGTACATCTCGGTCCAGTCTTTGCGGGAGTTGATGTCTGCGTCTACAAGCTCCACAAGCTCAGAGGCAAGAGAACTCAGTGCCCCCTCATCCATGAACTCTGCGAGGTTCGCCCCGAACTCTTCTGCTGTCTCTTCTTCTGGCTCAAGGACAACCTCCAGACCATCCATGCCGACGGTCACCTTGTCCGGGTTCTCAATCTCAATCTCCATGACGGACTCAGAAACCACCGGGATATCAGCAGGCACCATCGCCCGGTCAATGTTTGTTGCCATGTCTTGTCCTTGTAAACGCATCAATAATAACTGACGGGCCGTCTGTAAGCCATCTCATCAGGCTCATCCGAGGCAATGGAGATGAAGCCTCCCTTGCGGAACCTCATCAATGCCTGAGAGGCAGAGTCCGTCAAGTCATCATGCTCCCCATAGGGGAACTCTGCCATCTCTTCAGAAACCTCCTCCGCCCACCTCCGGTCAGGTCTCCAAACCATCCCAGAGGCAAACAGATCCACCACGGCATTCACCCGGGAGATCTTGTCCTGCCCTTTGTAGGGGGTGTATTCAGAGACCGGGACTCCGGCCTTACGAAGCTCATACACCAAAGGAGCGCCAGCGGCTCTCTTTTCAATGATCGTCGTGTCAGGGCTCCATTCCCTGTAAAGCTCCACAGCCTTCCTCTTCAGGTCCGGGAACTCCATCCGCTGCTTCAACGCATCCAGAAGGATGATGTTGGGAACCATGTTCCCATGTCTATCCTCCCGGTCAAACACCCCCCAGGTGGTACATGCCGAGTAGTCAGCCCTGTTGGATGTCTCAAAAGCGGTGTCCCAAGACTGAATGATGTACTGGCACGGCGGAGGACTCTCCCCCTCCCATATCTTCCAGTACTCCCTCTTAACTATCGCCCCCTCTTCCGAGGTTGGGTTCTGCTGGTACTGAGCCTCCCACTTGGCTACAGGGATCTCAGCCTTGATCGACTCCAACTCCTCCTTCTTCCAGAACCCAGGCCACAAGGGAGTGCCAGAAGGAAGAATGGCCGGGAACTCAATGATCTCCCAGTCATCAGTGCCATCTTTTGAAGAGTTCTTCAGGATCTGCCCGGTCAAGTCCTTCTTGGACCACCGGGTCATCACAACAATGATCGCTCCCCCAGGCTGTAAACGCTGTCTCGGTCCAGAGGTGTACCACTCATACACAGCGTCATACACCGCAGGGTTCCCCTGCTTGGCCTCCTGCTCACTATGGGGATCGTCAATGATCAACAGATCCGCACCCTTACCCGTCACCGCCCCACCAACACCGATAGCGAAGTAGTCCCCACCCTTGTCTGTGTTCCATCTCCCAGCAGCCTTCGAGTCACTGGAAAGCTGAGTCCCAAAGACCTTCTTGTAATCCTCCGACGAGACAAGGTTGCGAACCTTCCGGCCAAACCCCACAGCCAATTCCGCTGTATGTGCCGTCTGGATGATCTTCTTCTCAGGAAACTTCCCAAGGAACCAAGCAGGAAGCAGATACGAAGCAAACTCAGACTTGGTGTGTCTCGGAGGCATGTTGATGATCAGCCTCTTCAACTCCCCATTGGCAACCCTCTCGAAAGCATCAGCCATGATCTGATGATGCTTCCCAGAGATAAACACAGGCCACATCTGCTTGACAAAGAACAGGAAGCTCTCCCGGCACCTCTGTACCCTGTCCATCTCAAGAAGAGCCTTGATCTTCTTCCTGTCCCCCTCCGACACCTTGTCCACTATCTGAAGATAACTTGAGATCTCCTGCCTTGACAACAATGTCATATCGCCCTCTGTCCTTTGATATATATCCCTTGTCCCTCAGCGCCCCCACCAACCTGTACGTGCCGCCACATGATCTGACCTTGCAGCCTATCGCTATCACCCTGTACGTCGGAACAACGCCCCATTTCCTCTTGTACGCCTCTATAAACTCCAGGACGAACCTCTGTCTCCTGGTCAACATACATCCGGCTTTTTCCATTTCTCAACATGACCGGGGGGTGTCTCTATATATATAGGGGGTGGGGGTCTGGAGGATGGGAATGAAAGGGGGTGGGCTGGATATTGGGGGAAATGTTTGAGTGGAATCGGGGTGAAATGTTTGAGTGGAATCTAGGGGAAATGTTTGAGTGGAATCGAGCGTAACGTGGCGGAGGGTGGTCATCGCAGCCCAGCCCCCCTCCCCCACCGGTGCCCTCCCGCTCACCCGCTCCCGTGTACACGCACCCGCGTTTCAACGCTCGTCAGTGCCGGTCTTGCCCACTAGGCGCAGGTGCTGCGCGAGGTCGCGTCGCAGTGCATCGGGCGACGCGGTCTTGTCCTGCTGTTGAGGTGCTGATGTAAACGCGCCGGAGGCCTTGCCGAGCATTTCAAGGGCTCGCAGCCGTGTCGTGTCCGATGCCCCCTTACTCAACTCCACCAGACTCTTCAGCACATACCGTCTCGCCGCCGCCTGATCCTCCACCAGCGCCTCCTGGGTCTCATCCCATGCTGCCTGGATGATTGCCCGGATCCTTGGGTTCTTGCTCAGCCTGGACGCTGCGACGCTCACTGCCTCATCTGATGCATGCGACCCATACGCTTGTCTGTACGCTGCGCGGAGGCCCATCCCCTCGATAACGCCTCTGGCGAAGGACAGTTGCTTCTGCGTCAGAGGACGCACCCTCCTGAAGTCAGGCGCTCCCCTTAGCTGCCCATCAGCCCTCTTCCCTGGTCCTGGTGATGTCCAGGCCGACTGTTCCGCTTCGCTTCCCTCCTGGCCGGGGCTTGATGCGTTTACACGCTCGAGGTCTTCCTCGGCCTGCTCCAGGGCAGCGAGTAGCTCCTCGGAGGTCGCTCGGCCCCTTCCCTCTCCCGGGCGCTGGTCTTTTCCTGGATGCATGTACAGCCCTGATGTTCTATCCAATGGTGTTCACATTATCCACAGGTTGTTCAAACAGAGCAAGTTGTCCACAGGCTGTGGATAAACTCTTGACCCTTGGGTTTACTTGGTCTTCTGTCCCTGCTACTCACGCGTGCGGGCGCACGCATTCGTTGTCCGGCTGGCCGGGCCTTGTGCTGCTAGTGCAGTCCTCGCGCAACACCCTATTGCAATTACCCGTTTAACACGGTATGCTCGCGGTGCCCGCAAGGGCCCCCGCAGCGAAGGTCGCAGCGGCGGCAGAACAGGAGTTCGAGATGTCCTATCAGACCCGCGAGGAGTGGCTCACTGCCGCCCTCGGCATCATCCGGGACCGCGTGCCCGGCGTCGCGTCACGCGTGCGTGTCGCGTGCGGCTTCCCCTCGACCTACACCCGGTCCGGCACTCTGTCGGAGTGCTGGCCCGACCAAGCATCCCGGGACGGCACCTGGGAAGTTCTCATCTCCCCGACCGTCGCCCTCCCCACTGAAGTGTTCGCCCTGCTCCTGGGCAGCGTGCTGCATACCCTCCCGGGCGCTGCCTCGAAGACGTCCAACACCTACCGGGCGGCCTGCTTGGATGCTGGTCTGGCCCCCGCCGACGACGCGTGGAAGTCCCTGACCGGCACCGAGTACTTGTGGGAGGCATGCGGGGCAGACCTTGAGGCCATCGGGCCTTACCCCCATGCCGAGATCCAGGCCGGGACCAAGAAGGTCCAGACAACCCGCATGCTCAAGCTCACCTGCCCTCAGTGCGGCTACATCGTCCGCACCAGCGCCCGCTGGCTCGCCACCGGCGTTCCGACCTGCCACGACGGCGCCCAGTTCAATGTTGAGGAGTCCGCAGAATGAATTCAATCCAGGCCCAGGCCGCGCTGGCCTCCATCCCCATGCCTGCTCTGCTCGCTGCCTATCGGGCCCTGACGGGCGATATGGCATCGACCGTGTCCCGGTCCAAGGTCATCCAGTCCCTGGCATCACTGGTCGGCAAGGGTCAACTGACCGTTGACGACATCCGCAACAACGGTGCCCAGGCTGGCCGCGCCACGTTGGGTCGCGCCACGCCCGCATTCACCCCCCCAGCAGCCCCCGCCCTCGATGCCCGCGTCATGCAGCATGTAGCCGACGCGAAGGACGCAGCCGAGGCAGTCCGCCAGCAGGAGGAGGCATCCGCCCGAGCCCTGGCTGCCCGCATCGACGGGGTCGCTCGGGACATTGGATCCCTGGCCTCGACTGTGTCCGCCCGGGTGACGTCCATCGACGGCACCATCGCAGACCTGGGCACCAAGATCGGCGCCCTGGCGACCGACCTGCGCAGGGTTGCGCGGTCCGATGCTGACCAGATCCAGACCCAGGTGGCCGAGGCAGTGTCTGCCGCACTGCGTCCGATCCTGGCGGTGATCGAGGAGCGCCCCGAGCTTGTCCCCCAGGTCGCCCAGGCTGCAGCAACTCCGGTCCTGGCCGACTGCGATGAGGTCTTCGGCCTCGATGTCCGCGACCCCCGGGGCGAGCCGCTGCGGTTCTCTGTCTACGCGCACCCCGAGGCGCCCGCGATTGACGGTCACCATCTCTGGACCGAACGCATGGTGCGCTACCTCGCCCTCGCCCAGGCTACCGGGCGAAATGTCTGGCTAGGTGGTCCCGCTGGCACGGGCAAGACACAGACCGTCGCGCAGTTCGCCGCCCGCACCGGACGCATGTTCCGGCGCTTTGTCTTCGACCGGCTGGCGACCCGCGAGGACTACCTCGGCGCCATCGGCCTGCAGCAGGGCTCGACCGTGTTTCAACAGGGTCCGGTGTTGGACGTTTACACCACGCCCGGTGCGGTCTGCCTGCTCGATGAGGTCGGCATGGGCAATGCGAGCGCCCTGTCCAGCCTCAATGGCTGGCTCGAACCCGGCGCCCGCATGGCTTATGCCGACAAGGTCTGGCACCGCGCCGCAGGGTCGATGTTCTTCGCGTGCGACAACTCGCTCACCCAGGGTGACCAGTCTGGTAGGTATGCCGGGGTTGGACAGATGAACGTGGCCTTCGCTGACCGGTTCAGCTTTGTCGTGCCGATGACATACCTCGACCCCGACCAGGAGGCCGACGCTATCGCCCGGCACACTGGCTGCTCGGTCGCCCTGGCGCGGCACGTAGTCGATGCCCTGGCCGTTTGCCGCTCGAAGGTTGACAAGGGCGAGATCATCGACGCCCCGTCGATCAGACAGGCTATCGCCTTCGTCGAGGCGTGCCGGTTCCTGCCCGTCGCTGAGGCGTGGCAACTGGCGATCCTGGCCCGCCAGCCCGCCGAGTCCTCGGTCGCGCTGGCTGCGGTCTACGCATCCACCATCAGCGAATACCTGATCATGCAGGAGGTCTGACATGTCCGCCCTCGCCACCCTCGCCCCCATCATGGCCCGCCCCTGGGTCCACGGTCACGCCTTCCGGCGTGGCATCGAGACGTTCGCTCACCACGCTTGCGCAGCCCTGGGCCTCGCCCCGGTGGAGGTCGCGTGGACCAACTACATCATGACCGCAGCTATCAACGCGCACGGCACGATGCTCCTGCCCGACTGCGCCGACGACGAACGCAAGACGCGTGGTGACGTTGCCCGCATCGCTGGGTACGTGACGCACGAACTCCTGCACCGCAAGTACACCGACTTCACCGCCCGCGACAAGCGCCCCTATGTCGCCGCCCTGCACAACGCAATCGAGGATGCATGGATCGAGCGCCGCGCCGCCCGCGAAGGCCTGCTCGGCAATATCCGGCCCCTGCTCGGGGCCATGATCGAGGACATGGTGACCGAGTCCCTGGCCGCTAACCCCGACTGGACCGACCCAGCACAGTACCCATGGTCCCTGGCAGTCCTGGCTCGGGGCTATGGGGTGACCGTCCCGATCCCCGGCACCCTCCTGCCCGCCTTCCGGTCGGTCGCTGACGGGGTCGATGGATGCAGCACCTCTCACGACACCCTCGCCCTGGCGCAATGGCTCTTCGACCAACTGCAGCAAGACCCGCAGGACCAGGACCAGCAGCAGGACCAGGATCAGCAGCAGGATCAGCAGCAGGACTCGCAAGGCCAGGACGGAGAGGGCCAGGACGATGCCGCCCAGGACGGGCAGCAGGATGGCCCGCAGGGCGCCCAGGACGGAGAGGGCCAGGACGGGCAGCAGGATGCCCAGGACGGAGAGGGCCAGGACGGGCAGCAGGACGGGCAGCAGCAGGGCCAGGAAGGCCAGCAGCAGGGCCAGCAGCAGGGCGATGCCCCCGCCGACGCAGGCCCCGCGCAGCGCCCCGGCCCCCATACGACGCCCCGCGAGACTGAGCCGCACCCGGGGCACGGGACCGGGCCCGCATCCGGCGGCAGCTACCAGCGCAAACCGGCGCCCCCCGGGAAGCTGGGCTCCTATGCATCAGTGTCCTGGGCCGCGAACCTCGCAGTCCCCGCCCGCCTGCGCTATGAGGTCCGCAGGCTCTTCGAGAACTCAGCCCGTGAGTGGAGAGACGGTGGCTTTAGGTCCGGCACCCTGCACCGCGCCGCCCTGCACAAGGTGCCGCTGGACCGACCCGAGGTCTTCGCCCGACGGTTCAGTGAGGAGGGGATCGATTCCGCCGTGGTGATCCTGCTCGACATCTCCGGGTCGATGAACCCCGAATTCTTCCAGCCGCCCTACATCGAGCAATCAAAGATTGCGACTGCGGTGTCCTCCTGCATCATGCTCATGGACTGCCTCGCCCAGGCGGGGGCTCAATCGATGGTCATCGCGTTCGGCATGAACACGCACGTGATCAAGGGCTGGAATCAGAACTGGCGTACCGTGGTGCCTACCCTGCAGCAGATCGGGACCGAGGGCGACACGAACGACTTCCATGCTCTGCGCCTCGCGCATGAGCATCTACTGCAGCACCCCGCACAACGTCGCGTGGTGTTCGCCCTGACCGATGGCGAGGGAAACAAGGACGACACCCGGGCGCAGCGGGCCAGCGGGGAGGCACTGGGAATCCAGCACTGGTGCCTGGGCATCCAGCACGACGCCCGCCATACCTGGGGCCCGAACACCATCCGCGTGGACCGCGTCGCAGACCTGGGCCGGGTGGCCTTTCAACAGATCAAGCAAGCCGCTTGAAACCAGTAGCCCCCCACTGGGGGAATCAACAGGAGGTGTAAACATGTTCGCAGAACTCTTCCAGAACGAGGCCCAGGCCCGCGCCCGCCTCGACGCCTGGGCAGCAGGCATCCGGGACGATTGGTCCGTCGGGCCCGTCGTCGAGGCCCGCAGGGGCCCGGACAGCCCCGCGCCACACTGGAGCGCCGACAGCGTGGCGCCCGTGCAGCGCCCCCAGGTGACCGGCCCGCTGCGCGTCCTGCGCCGAGAGGCCCGGGGACTGTGGGCCGGCGCCGGGGCATGGGGCACGAGCCGCGCCGCCATCGAGGTCGCCTTCCCCGTGGAGGCGCAGCAATGATTGACTCAATCATCAGAGCCCTGGACGCTGGCAGGGACTGCGCGATAGCCGCAGGAGAGGCGGACTATCAATCCGCCCAGCAACTCGAACGCCAGGGTATGCAGGGATCAGCCGCCCGGGCGCACGACAGCTACAAGCGGCGCATGGCCGCGCTGCACGTAATCGAAGCGGCACGGGCGCGGGCGCGACTGCTCCCGGAACTAGTGGAAGCCCTTCGCTGGGCACTGTCCCAGGTGGAGGATGACATGGACCCGGACCACCGGGCCGCGCTCACCGCCGCCCGCAAGGTGCTGGCCCTGGCCGAGGAGGGGCAGCCGTGAGCAAATACGACGAAGAGGAGTCCCCCCTCGACGGACGCACGTTTACATGTAAACGATGCGGGGAGCAATGCCAAGCCCGCTTTGTCGACAACGGAATCGGGCCCTACGAATACTGGGGCGCCGCCGGGCGCCATTCTCAGATCGACATCGAATCTATCTGCTGCGGCAGTTCCGTGGAGGAACAATGAACACTCACAAACTCGCTATCGGAATCATCCGAGAGGTTTCCCTCGGGAAACGGGAAGCATGGGACGTTCTTTGCCTTGTGGCAGAGCATGAGCCCGATGCACTGTGCCGGTCGCTGGGGATCTCCATCCCTTCGGGGTTTGCTCGGGCAGGAGCCACGGCCCCGGGGTGGGTCGAGGAGGCTCGACAGTTTTTGGCGGCAGGCAATATGGTCGCGGCTATCAAGCATGTCCGCACCCACCGTGGTTTTGGCTTGAAGGGAGCCAAGGACGTTGTCGATTACTCCAAGCAATTCACCAACGACGAGCAGTGCCGCGAGGCTTTGGCGACATGGGTTCCCCCTCCGGCTAACTCATCAATTCCGTTCTGAACATGGAAAGATATATTCTTCCCGTTTACATCTTGATCATCCTCCTTCTGCTGACGGGGGTTATATGATCAAGACCATCACCCACCATGCCCCACAGTTCCTCAAAGATACATGGAGGCAACATGAGGTTTCTCTGGTTCTGGTGCCGACGATTGACCATGTGCTGGCCGGCGAACTGTTCATTCAGTGGCAGGGCAAGGCATACGGTCTGTATAGACTGACCCAAGACCGGGCGCCTCGGTTCATCGGTCTTTACAGGGACATCATGGGCGCCCTGTTCAAAGCAGAGCAGCTGGACTGAAATCGACCATTTCAATCCGACAAAAAACGGGGCCTCGGCCCCGTTGTCTTTTGTCAGAACGCGTCTAGGTTCTCGGTGTACGTCCCTGCCGTACGGTTGAAGAGGAGGGTCGTTTCTCCCTGTGTCCCGACCCACCGATACCGGCATTTCCAAACAGCTATCTCGACGTATTTGTCCTGCCGGTGGACCGTCAAGCCGCAGTCTGCCTTGGCCCACCATGCCATTGACCCGCTGATGCTCATGCCATCTGGCCGGGGTTGATCTGTCCCTGACCGCGTCATCTTCGATGGGTGAGCGACAAACCATGTGTGAACGTCCTGCGCCTTGCAAAACCTTTGGACCCTGGTCAGCATCTGACTGATAGCGTCAGTTTCTGTCGTGTCCTTACGGTCCAGGTCAATGTAGTTGTACGGGTCTATGACCATTCCCCGCACACCCATGCGCTTGACTGCTGCCCGGGCTCTGGTCAGGATGCTATCCAGAGTGTTGGGCTCTTCCCCCGCTGAGTCGATGAAGAGGAAGTGTTCCTTGACCCATGTAAACGCATCCTCCTTCTCCTTCTCAGTCATCCGATCCCGACCCTCGAAGAATCTCTTCCTCGTATAGATCTCCATCAGGCGACTGATATGGATCTCCGGGCTGTTCTCAAACGACGCAACAGCGAACTTCCAATCACTGTCCCTTGCGAGGTTGACCATCAACTGATCAACGAAATTGGACTTGCCAGAAGATGGGTAGCCGGTGACCACGGTCAACTGCCCCGGCGCTACCGTGTAAATGGTGTCTAGAGACGAGTACCCGGTTGTGAACCCCGACCCCTGACCCTTGGTGTATAGGTCGTTTACACGTTCCTCGAAGGTGCCGGCATCCGACAGGCCAGCGATGGGGTACGGCTCCGCAGCCTGGACGATCCGCTGCACCTCCTCCTTCCCATTCCGAGATGGGTCATTGAGGATCTCGTTGAAGTCCTTTGCATCGAACTTCGCAAGCCGGCACTTGTCCTTGCCGATCCTTCGCGCAAGCTCTTCAGCCAACGCTTGACCCGGAGGATCCTGATCCGTTGCCAAGACGACGTAAGGAACAGCATCCAGAAGTTCGCGTGCGTTCCATACAAATGCGAACTTTTTGTCCTCGGAAGGCATGACCTTCCCGTCCGCAACCTTCAAAGGCGCACCTCCCGGGACGCTGACGACGTTCTCTATCCCCGCTTCTTTTGCAGAGAGAACATCAATCTCTCCCTCAACGATAACCAGAGGCTTTGTCTTGTCTGTCCACTGCATTCCGAAGAAGTCATGTGCCCCTCCTGAATCTTGTGTAAATGCCTTGTCTGGTACGGCACGGTACTTCGCCGCGACTATCGTGCCATCTCTGAAGTATGGAAAGCCGATGGCATCTTCTTCCCTGTCCAGTTTGTTGAAGTACTTCCGAGAGGAGAACAGCTTGGCCTCGTCTGCCGTGAGCCTTGATATGCCTCTTCCTTCAAGCCACTGGTAATGCTGTTCTGTAAGCGTTGTGTCCTCGATCTTGGGGACTGCTTGCACGTATCTCTCCTTCCTGTGTTCTCTGTTATCCCTCGAAGGGATGATTCCGTTTACACCGCAGTGATGGCAAAAGTAGAGCACTGACCCGTCTTCTTTACGGGTCAGGGTCATGTCTTTGCTTCTTGTCTTTTTCCTGTCCCCGGTGCATTCGGGACAGACTACGCGGGCGTTGTCTTGAAAATGAATCCCATCAAGGGCTATCACTTCATTGACCCGTCCTTCCTCCTTGGGAAGCTACGGTTCTTGGACGGAGTCTGCAGCTTGTACCCGTCCTTGTTTGAACCGCCCTTGGACAGCGCAACGGTGTGAGCTACGTCTTGCCCTTGCCTGTTCACTTCCTTCGCGTCCAGAGCCCTTCTGGCCCTTTGGCGCTCCATCCGAGAGGGGTGTTCGTCCCTCTGCTTCTGGGTCTTGTACTCCTGCTTGTAGTCTCTTTTGGTCATCATTCTGCCCCTTTACAAGCTCTTGAGACGACGTACTGCCCTTGCTTGACAGGCGTACCCGCGCCAAATCCGGCGGGAACAAACGCTGTGGAGAACTCCGTCATTGAATATCACGAAGTCCCCCTCTCGCATCGGGCGGAATTCTTTCCCAACCTGAAGAAAGAGGTCTTGAAACTTGGCAATTTCTACCAACCAAAACATTCCGGCATGCCGTATCGGCCTGAGTTTTCCTAGCCATTCATCTACGTGCGGCTCAACACATTTCATTCGGAGGGCTACGCCTGTTTGCCTGTCTAGCTCCCATGGAATTCTGCATGGGACTTCGCCAAAACTTTCTGGTACTACGGCTGTAAACGAGTCATCCGCATATTCCTTAAGCATTCTCTTTTGGAATGCCGAAGGTTTTTGGTTGCCATGGTAATAAATCACGGCAACCTCACTGCATGGTTTCAGGGGTACGGTGGCTATCTGCATTCAGGTCATCCCCAAGCATCTTGACGGCCTCCACCAAGGTGACCAAGACCCCGAGGGCCTCCATGTTGAAACTCGCCATGTTGATCTTTATGGCATCTTTCGTCTCATCCACGTAGATGACGATGGCCGCAACCCCTGAGCCATTCCTGATGCCACGGGTCAGTGCCTCGATTTCATCAAGGCCGGCGAGGATGGGCTTGTCTTCTTTCTGCACGGCTTCTCTATTCACTTGGATCTCCAGACGGGCTGTGCCCGCGCATGACTCCTGACTGAACGGCTGCTTCTGTACTCGCCCGTCTTCTCAATGAGCTTGAGCTTGGACATATGTAAACAGACCGCTCCCCATGCGTTCGGAGAGGGGGGCTCAGGAAAGCCGTTACGCTCCGCCCGGATCCGCACCTCTTCAAACAGGGCACCTTTGTACCCTATGTCTTTGAGGTATGCAAGTGCTATCTTGACAGCATCGCTATGCCAATCACCGCCTGCGCTGTCCAAGGCTCTCTTGGCGCCGTCGTCACGAAGTTGCTGGCCGTCCATGCGTTCTCCCATAGGTCTGCCAAAGCCAGGGGTTGGGTGATCCCCCCTGTCTTGCTCTGCCCTCAAGGAAGGAATCCTGAGAACAGCTTGTCATCCTCCGTGATGCCTGTCATCCTCTGTATCGGATGCTGACCGATTGAGAAGGTGGGTAAGTCCTTCCGGCTGGTCCCTGCCGCCCCGCACATCACCCTGTACGCATCATTCGCTTCCTGTGCTGGAGGGCACATGAAGCCCGGTCCCCTGGATCACCGGCGTTGACAGGCCCGCCCACATGCTCTGAGCGGTGAGGTGTTTCCCGGGTGCGGTCCATGCAGACCCATTTGCTAACGCGCCCTGACGACCATCTGCACTGAAAACCCCCGGCACCTGGGGTCAGAGGCTCAGTCTGATTGCCCAAGGGTGAGAGCCCCGGGGGTCATCAGTGAAGACGGCATGAACATCCTAAGACAAGTTCAAAGGCTTTGCAAGGGTCAACCTCTGTGTTATCCTTGTCTCCGCTCTGTTGCTGGAGCGATCTCCCTCCTGTGGCGCTTCGGCGCCTTGGCCCCGGTTGACCTCCGTCCCGGGGCCTTTTTTTGTCCCGGCATCTCCCGGACGGTGATGACACATCGAGGGCACTCCTTGTCTTGATGCCAGTAGATGTGCTTCTCCTTGACCTGTCTGTCGTTTACATAGAGCCTTCCCTGGAGCAGATCCAAGATGAGGCTCTCGTCCAAGTCTGGCCGTCGGGAGGCGTACCAGATATGGATCTCCGCAGAGACATCCTTGTCCGTGGGGTTCTCCGCCGGGGCGCATTGCTGTTGAAACATCTCTGAGTAGGTTAGGGCCTTCTGGCTCTTGATCAGCCGAGACATCCCGCCGAACCGGACGACCCTCCTGCTGTTGGCCTTGCTCGCAGGCTCACCAAAAATTTCTCTGGTTTCGCAGAAAAGTGCTTGCACATCTTCGGCACTAGTGCTAGGATCTGTCTCATCGTTCAACACAGGAGGTCTCCTTGATCATCACGAACAACCATGGCGCCCCGGCTACGCTGGTCGCCTTGGCCCGGAAGAACTACTACTCGAAGGGGGACTCGGACTACTCCGTCACGGAGCTTCTGTCTCCCCCCAGGGTTCGACGGCTTCAGGAACGGCACGATGCCGCCCTGACAAAGGATGTCTCTGACATGCTCTGGGCCCTGCTCGGATCGGCACTCCATGTGGTAGCTGAGCGGGCCTCTGCCGAGGATCATGTCACAGAAGAGAGGATCGTCGCAGAGATCGACGGCGTCAAGGTCTCTGGCGGCATTGATCTCCAGGAGATGACCCCCGAGGGAGTGATCATCACCGACTACAAGTTCACCTCTGCCTACTCCGTGATGAACGAGAAGAAGGAGTGGGAAGAGCAGTTGAACCTGTACAAGTGGCTGGTGGAATCCGTCAAGCGGATTCCGGTCAAGGGCCTTCGGATCTGCGCCCTGATCCGGGACTTCTCTCGCCATGACCGGCGGGAAAACTACCCGGACGCTCCGATCCACATGGTGGACATCCCCATGTGGGACTCGGTGACCGCAGAGGCGTTTGTCCGCTCCCGTTTACAGCTTCACACTGAAGCCAAGTTTGCAGATGCGATGGAGGAGCCCCTTCCTCCATGCTCTGCGGAAGAGCGTTGGTTTTCCGAGACGACCTACGCTGTGAAGAAGGAAGGCAGGAAGACTGCCGTCCGCGTGTTCAAGACCATCGAAGAGGCCCAAGAGTTGGCCGCAAAGGAGAAGGGATATGTCGAAACCCGAGCAGGAGAGCCCCGCCGCTGCACCGGAAACTTCTGTGGAGTCGCAGAGTTCTGCGAGCAGTACCAGTCAGAAGTCAGTCTACGACTTGCTGAAACTTGATGTCAGCAAGTTCATCGAGAAGAAGCAAGGGCTCAGCTACGTCTCCTGGGCTCATGCCTGGGCGATTGCCCTGAACGCAGATCCATACGCGAACTTCCGCGTCCATACGTTCGGGCCCAACGGTGACGAGTGCTACATGCGTGTAAATGGAACCGCGATGGTATGGGTGGATGTCACCCTCTTCTCCAAGTCCGTCACCTGCTGGCTGCCGGTCATGGACCACCGCAACAAGCCTATCGCTGACCCGGATTCTTTCCAGGTCAACACGGCACTCATGCGGTGTTTGACGAAGGCGCTGGGGTTCCACGGCCTGGGGCTGAACGTCTATGCCGGGGAAGATCTGCCTCTGTCCGTACCTGGAGAGGAAGAAGAGAAGCCCGCCAAAACGCCCGCAAAGGCTCAGAAGGACTCTCCCAAGGAGCCCGTGAAGGAGCCCGTGAAGGAGGAGGCGAAGAGCCCCGATGAAGATCCCCAACTGTCTGCAGAACTGTTTACAGAGGGGTTTGTGGAATACATGATCGTTGTGCAAAGCACGGACGGCCTGAACAGCTACTGGAAGTCCAACCAGACCAAGCTGGACAAGCTCAAGGCGAAGTACCCCGATCTGTATGAGCGATGCCTGTCCGTTGCCAAGGACAGGAAGCAGCAACTGAGCAAGGAGTGATCATGGCATTTGAACAACGTCCCGATTCCGGGCGGCTGATGGCCGCTCAGAGCAAGCGCAGCGAGAAAGCCCCGGACTACTGGGGTGAGATCGCCATCAACATCAAGGACTTGACCAACGCACAGGTCGAGAAGGGCTTTGTCACCTTCAAGCTCTCGGGCTGGAAGAAGCAGAGCAAGACTGGCGTCACCTACCTCTCGCTGGCGATTGATCGCCGTGTGAAGGATGAAGCGCCGAGCAAGCCGACCCGTCCTCAAGACGATAACGACGTTCCCTTCTAAGGAGTTGAGATGAGCAAGAGCAAAGAAGCTGAAGACCTGTTTCGCGCTGACCCCAAGGTTTCCGTAAAGGAAGTGGCAGAGAAGGTCGGGATCACCGTGGCACATTCCTACGCTGTGCGGCGCAGGGTGATCGGCCCGGTTTACGGAAAGAAGCGCCGGAAGGCTCGCGTTTCAACGGGCACAGTTCTGACCGTGGTGTCTCGCCCCGAGACGAGCCCCGAAGCAGAGAAGATGGAGAACTCCAACATCCTTCTGCATGCTCAACTGAACGAGGCACTGCGGGAGCTTGAGGACTGCCGTGCCGTGATTCGGTATCTGGAGAAGAAGATTGCCGATGCAGTTTGAGGCGCGGAAGGTCGCCCTCAAGCAGGACAGGACAGGGTTCGTACTGACCCTGTCCGTCCACCCCGACGAGTTCCCCTCAGAGCTTCTGAGGGACTTCGTCGGGGCAAGGTATGCCTGCGCGATGGTGCGGATCAACGAAGACGAAACGCCCGTCACCTACAAGAACCGGGTCCAGCAAGCAGCCATGCTTTGCAAGAACCCGTCGTTTCAACAGTTCCTTGGCACCGATGGAGAAGATGCCACTGCGAAAGCCCTGTGTTCCCGTCTGGGGATTGACTCCCGGACAGAACTCAATGGCAACTCCTTGGCTCAATCCCTCTTCGATGACCTTGTGGCGGAGTTTGAAAATGAAGCCTTCTAAGCTACGCCCCTTCTTCGCCTATCTTACCGACGAGCAGTATGCATCGTTGAAACAGTTCAGCGGAGAGACGGGGTCATCCATGACTCAACTCATCAGGGAAAGTGTCGATGCGCGGCTGTCCAAAGGCGACCAGTATGTCGCCGGGTACAACCAAGCTATCAAGGATGCGATCCAGACAATCAACGGTAACAACCTGTCGAAGATGGCATTCCCCTCTGGGAAGACCTTTGGGGAAGTGATCATCGAGGACATCTCTGCACACATGAGGCACAACGATGGAACTGGAACAAGCGGAGCCGATGCGCAAGAGCGTCAAGCGAGTGAAGAGCAAGGGCTCTCTCCCAACCCCGGAGCAGCAACGTGAAGCGCAGCGGCTCAAGGACGCGGCGATCCGAGCCTGGGCATCTGACCGAAAGGTCGGAACTCAACCCCCAACGTTCCCGGAACGTCGCTAACTGGCCCTTCCCCATTTCCATCATCGATGGAGAGGTGGTGAGAAACGTTTACAGGTTCGACCGCAAGGCATTCCTTGCGGCTCAGCAGGAGGCTCTTCTATGAATCCCATGCATCTCAACAAGCCGGCGGAGAGAGATCTTCAAGACGCCTATGTACTTGGGAAGATCATCTGTCTGCCCCATTACGTCGAGAAGGGGAAATTTGTCTGGCCGGGGCACACCAAAGATGCCCCTCGGATCGTCTCAAGGACGGAACTGATCAACCGGGGAGCCAAGAAGGTTGACCTATATCTCTGGAAGAGGGCCTACGCATGATGACCTACCCCATCGTGGAACTGGAGGTGATCCGCTGGGCTGAGGCCCGGGGCATCATTCCCAATGCAACCACCAAGTCACAGCTTCTCAAGGCTATGTCTGAGTTCGGTGAACTTGCAGATGCTGAGGGCAAAGGAGACATGGAGGCCATCAAGGATGCCGTTGGGGATGTGATGGTCTGCTTGATCAATTACTGCGCCCTCCACGACATCAACCTTGTTTCATGCCTGAACGGTGCGTTTGAACAGATCAAGCACCGCAAGGGCCGGCTGATGCCTGATGGCACTTTCGTGAAGGAAGCGTGATGAGGATGTTGATCCGGGCGCTCTTGGCTGGGTGCGTGGAGCAGAGAACATGAGCGGCGGCTTCTTTGGTTACGCTCAGTACAAGATCGATCAGATCGCGGATCAGATCTCTGATGTGATCCAAAGAAACGATCAGACCCCCTTCCCGCACTCCCCAGCCACCATTCAAAGACTGACAGAAGCTGTCCGGGCTTTGGAGATCGCCTTCGTTTACGCGAATAGAACTGACTGGCTCCTCAGCAACGATGACTCAGAGGAAAGTTTCGAGAAGCGTCTTCAGCAAGACCTGATCGCCGTGGACGAAGATCTGAAGGACTGACATGGACAAGCTCTACGTCATTTCTTTTGATTCCGTTGGAAACGTCATTGACACCAAACGGGTCGCTGTAAACGCCAAATCCCCAGACCGGGCATTGGATGCGTTCTGGTGCTGGGCGCGGCTTCAACCCTGGTATATGCACACCTGGGATTTGAAGATCCATTTGGAAGAGATCCGCCAGATCGATTCCCCAGTGGGGCCAGTCAAACTGAACTAAGGGTTAGCACTAGTAGACAGATCTATCTCATCTGCGATGCTATCGCTAGCTGTGATGACAGCAACGTCACAATCAATGTGAACCAGGAGCAAGCATGAAAACCAAGATGCTAACCAAGGCCCGTCGCCTATGGAACACGGGCAACACGCGCCTTGACCGGCGCAACCAACGGGAATGGGTTCGTGCCATCCGCCGTCTGGGCGATAAGTGGCTGCTGGCGGTGCCGGTGGCGCGGAAGGAGGGGGTATGAAAGACACCGGAGGACCGGCGTTCCCCGTGAAGACGGCGATGTTCGACTGCACGCAGTCCGGCATGACCCTGCGCGACTACTTTGCGGCGAAGGCGATGCAGGCGCTGATTACGCGAATTTCCATGTCGGGTGTGGATCAAGCAAGAAAAGCGTACGAAATAGCCGACTCTATGCTGAAAGCGAGGAGCCAATGAGCAAGCACACACCGGGGCCGTGGGTGGTCGGCAACCAAGACCCGCTGAACTTTGGCGTGCCGCGCGGTTGGGGAACAGAACCCATCGGCTTTGTGTACGGCCCCAGCTTCCCAGAGCATTCTGAAGTCGGGCAACGCGCCCTTGCTAACGCCCGCCTGATCGCCGCCGCACCTGAGTTGCTGGAGGCGCTCCGAAGCATCGCGGACTGCTGCGATGAAGAACACGCCGCACGCGATTACGCATCTCGGCAGGCTGAGATTCGCGGCATTGCCCGCGCCGCCATCGCCAAAGCCACAGGAGAGCAACCATGACCCCCGAAGAAGAGATCCGCCGCGTATTGCACCCGGAAGCGCATGAGCGTTTGAACGATGTCTACAAACCGATGGAGTTCAACCCTCGACCACAGGCCGCTGAGCCCTGCATCGACCCCGACGAGATCGGCGGCAGGCCGTGGTATCAGGAGCAGCCAGAGCCGTGGTGGCCGTACATCTTGGGTGCAGTTTGCGCCATCCTGGCGCTGGTGCTGGTGTTTGCGCCGGTGGGGGTGCTGAAATGATCTACACCACACTCAACAAAATCTTCATCCACAACCCTTGTGCTGACGACTGGTCCAAACTGCTGCGCCACCTTAACAAGGGGCTGCCAGATGATGAGCCTGTCGATTTGCTGACGATCCTTGAGAGCAACGGGCTGGACGATGCGCTCTGGTGTTTATGCGCGGTTGATGACTTTCAACGAGAGATACGTTTATATGCTGTCTGGTGCGCTCGGCAGGTACAAAACTTCATGCCAGATCAACGTTCGCTAGAAGCCTTGGATGTTGCAGAGCGCCACGCCAACGGGCAGGCGACGGATAAAGACCTAGCAGAAGCGAGACAAGAAGCAAGGTGCGCGGCCATAGATGCAGCGCGACACGGCTACAAGCCGTATCTTCCATCGATAGACGCAGCAAATCATGCCGCTTTTCATGCAACACGAGCTGATGGGTCGATTGCGGCGCGAGGCGCTGCCCGCGATGCTGCGCGTGCTTTGTTTTGGGCCGGCAAAGGCGGGTGGGATGAAATAAGAGAGTCGCAATCTGCCGAGTTCCGGAGGGTGGCTGGTGTTTGCGCCGCTGGGGGTGTGAAATGACCAGAACACTTGCGGCAAAAGTGATAGCGGGCATACACAGCCAACGCTGGACGCTTAGCGGCTATGGCGGCACTTGGGCCGGAGCCATGCGCCCGCTGGAGGAGTACGTCAAGCGCAAGGTTGAGAAAGCCGTGGCCGCTGAGCGCGAGGCCATCATCCAAGCCATGCCCGGCGGGCACAGCGTTGACCCGCAGTGGGTGTGCGACATGATCAGAGCAAGGGGGAACAAATGACCATCAACCCCCGAGCCTTCCTCCGCAGGTGCTTTACCTGCAACAAAGACTACCGCGACCACCCGGGCAGCAGTCTGCGGCGGAAAATTTGGAGATGTGCGGAATGCACGAAGAAAGGGACTCAATGACGCCTCTCATAACTGAGTTTGTAAGGGTCACCAAGGATGCTGAACGGTGGACTTGGTTTGATGTGGGAAGCATTCCAGAACTTGTGGAGGCATTGCTTGATGATGAATTATTTGCTATGCCATATCCACGCACCGCGTTTTGCGGCGTTGATGTGGACGGAAGTAAGTTTTGCGTGGCGCTGATTACTGGTGACAACCATGTAAGCGTAGCCGGCAGGTATGACACCGGCAAATTCCCCGCAATCATCAAGCCATTTTCTTACATAAACACCGACGAAGGGATACGCATCTACGGAGGAGAAGGCATGGAGCCTCCTCCTCGGGCGCATTACCTACCAGTCATCGCGCTCGTCAGTCGTTTCGCACAAAGCCTAAACGCTGTGACGCAAACGGCGTATTTGCCGACGCCCAAAAAGTCCCTTCTGAATGCCGCTCGTGCCGCCAAGGGGAAGCCATTGGCGTTGTTTGATTGGCACACCGTTGAGATTGCGCCCAGAAAACCCAAGAGCGAGCCGCAGGGCGGGACCCACGCATCACCAAGATTGCATGACAGGCGCGGTCATTGGCGCATCTGTAAGGGCGGCAAAAAGGCTTGGGTCAAAGCCTGCAAGGTTGGTGACGCCAGCAAAGGCGTTGTGTTCAAGGACTATGAGGTGAAAGTATGACCACCATGCAGATTGACCGCGCCGTGGTTGAGCAGGCGCTGGATGCGTTGGAGAGTTATGCGACGCATAGGCCGCTTCCCGGACGTTGCCCAGTCAGGGACGTTGAATACGCCCTGCGCACCGTGCTGGCAGAGCCCGAAACCTGCACATGGCAGCAAGACGGCGACAGTGATTCAGGCCTGTATGCCACATCGTGCCGCCACTACTTCAACCTTGAAGACGGCACGCCGGAAGACAACAAGCTGGCGTGGTGCTGCTACTGCGGTAAGAAGCTGGCGCAGGAACTGATTACGGAGGACGGCGATGAGTGACTTGAGAGCCGCCGCCCAGCGGGCGCTGGAGGCGCTGGAGAACTGCTCCAGCGAGTATGGGCACAGGTGCAACCGCTGCGACAGCGAGGTTGACGAAGGAGGCAAGGTTGCTTCCGCCCTCCGCGCCGCGCTGGCGCAGCAGGATGAGCCCGACCTCTCTCGTTGCCCCCAATGCAACGGCCCCGCCGACAACGGTTTCGACCGCAGCATCCCGCCAAACCCTTACCTTTGCACGAAGTGCATGGCCGAGCCGGTGGAGCCGGTGGTGACGCTGACCGCTCAGCGCGATGCGCTGCTGGAGGCGTTGAAGTTTGTGATCCGTGGAGTGCCCGACACATGGGAAGGCGTGCAGAAAGCTCGCGCCGCAATCAAGATGGTGGAGGGAACCAAATGATCGACGCAACAAAGATCCAATGCCTCACGACGGCAAACTGGCTGAAAGGCTACGCATCCACACTGGACGCCGATCTACACTCGGCGCTCATCCACAGACTCAACCAAGCATCGCAACTGCTGCAACAGGTGTGGAATGAGTACGAAAGAGCGCAAGGGGAAACACATGAACCGCGATGACATTCTCCGCATGGCGCGGGAGGCTGGGTTGACCTCTGTTATAGACGCACACCACAAAGAGTACGGAAGCGGGGCGTTCGATTTGTCGTTGTACGAAGAGGTAACGCGCTTCTCCGCTTTTGTCGCCGCTGCCGAGCGTGAGGCGTGTGCGAAGGTGTGTGAGGACATTGAAGAGGCATACCAACGCCAAGAAAGCATACGCTACCCAGCACTGAGAACAGACGCCGAAACAGGGTCTGGGGAATGCGCCGCCGCCATCCGCGCAAGGGGGATCAAATGAGCGACAGGGAAATGCTGGAGTTTGCCGCGAAGGCGGCGGGGCTGCGTGTTGGCTTTGAACCCGATGGAAAAGAGCGAGGCAGGCATGACCTGTACTGGAGCAACGTCCATCACCAACTCGCATGGCACGGCAAGAGTGCAGGCTCCAAATACCCGAGACCGGTCTTCTGGAACCCCCTCGCCGACGACGGCGATGCGCTGCGGTTGGCGGTGCGGCTCAACATCCCGGTGTTCCCTTACGAAGACGAAACCAGCACCGGCACCATCGGTGTTCGCGCTAAAAACTGGGGGAGCAAGGAGGCAAACACCCGCCGCGCCATCGTCCGCGCTGCGGCAGAGATTGGGAGGAGCATGACATGATAGGCTTCGGCCCCGTGCCCCTAAAACGCGAAGGCGCAATAGCGGATCCCGACGAATACACCTGGGAATGTAACCTTGACGAGTGCGCCGATTGCCGCAAGCATTACCTTGAGTGGAAACAGAAGTATCTTGAACAGGAGCGACAGCATGACCCGCGAACAACACCTCAACATCCTCATCCTGATCAGCGCCTTGGAGTCGCTGATGTTGGCGCACAAAGTGCCGTTTCCGGCGGGGCTGTCTGAAGACCTCGATCTGGTTACAGAGGCGCTCCGGGAGGCAGTGCTGAAAGAATGATTTTTCTCAAAATCTTGCTGCGGCGCGATTTATTAGAGGAGCATAAATGAATTTAACACCATGGTTTCTTGGAAACACACATCCCATCAGGCCGGGGGTGTATCAGAGAGACTTTGGCCGTGAACGAAAATATGCCTACTGGGATGGACAGCACTGGCTATGGGGGGCTGCGACTCCAGAAAGGGCTGTTGAAACAGAAGGGTTTTCCGCCGTCCAGCTTCAGCTTGTCTCTGTTCTCTGGCGTGGACTGATGGAGGAATCAAATGACCCTGCCATATGACATTGCCCGCTGCCTCGGCACCAAGAAGGCAGAATGCGAAGACTGCCTACGCAGGACTTCCCCGCCCGGCCCATGGCAATCATGGATAGCGGCCCGGTATTCCACAACCCCATGCAAATCAAGGATTGCCAGTGAGGTGCCCGAAATGTCAGAAGGAAGGAAAAAGCCCAGTCTTGGAAAGCCGCCCGCATGATGGGGATGTTTGGAGACGGCGCTACTGCAAGTTCTGTTTCAACGTGTTTGTTTCCCGTGAAACAGCAGAGCCTGGGATGAAGATGCCCCCGGAGACTTGGTCAAAAAATAGGAAGAAATGAACAACAAGCTAAACGCCGCAGAGAGGGAGCACCTACGCAGGGTCAAGGAGCTACCCTGCGGGGTCTGCGGAGCTTCGGGCCCTTCTGATGCTCATCACATCAAGCAAGGGCTCCAGTACCTCTGCATCCCCCTATGTAGGGACTGTCATCAAGGGAGTTTCAACGGCATCCATGGACAGGCCAGGATCTGGTCTGTCCTCAAGAAGGATGAGATGACCGTCCTGAACGATGTCATTGCGCGTCTATCATCTTAATATGAAGTTTGGTTCTGTTTGCAGCGGTATTGAAGCCGCCAGCGTGGCATGGCACTTGTTGGGCTGGCATGCCTCTTGGTTTAGCGAGATCGAGCCGTTCCCGTCGGCGGTGCTGGCGCATCACTACCCGGGCGCGCCCAACTTGGGGGACATGACGACGCTGCCTGATCGCATTCTGTCGGGTGAGGTTGAGGCGCCTGACCTGTTCTGTGGGGGCACGCCGTGTCAGGCGTTCAGTGTGGCCGGCCTGCGCCGGTCGCTGGATGATGCCCGGGGCAACCTTTCTCTTATCTTCTGCGAGATCGCCGATGCAATTGACCATGTTCGACTTGCTGGAGGAGAGCCTGCCAGCATCGTCTTCTGGGAGAACGTGCCCGGAGTCCTCTCAACCAAGGACAACGCCTTCGGGTGCCTCCTCGCACGTCTATGCGGGGGTGATGAGCCACTGCATGCGCCCGACGGCTGGCCGGATGCGGGTTGCGTTTCTGGACCCACGAGAACAGCGGCGTGGCGCGTCTTGGATGCCCAATACTTCGGCTTGGCCCAACGACGCCGCCGCGTGTTCGTTGTCGCGAGTGCTAGAGACGGGTTCGATCCCGCCCAGGTTCTTCTTGAGTTCGAAGGCGTGCGCCGGGATTCTGCGCCGCGCCGAGAAGCGGGGGAAGGAGTTGCCCGAGGCGCTGCGCCGAGCTTTGGAATCCGTAGCGCGAACACCAGCAGCAACGGATGGGGAATCCAGCGAGAACTGACGCACACACTGGACACGGCGTCGCCTCAGATCGTGGCGCAAGCCTTTGGTGGCGGGCAGAACTGCGCTCAGACTGATGTGAGTACAACGCTGAGTGCCCATCCTGGTGGGTCAACGCTGGACTTCCAGACGGAGACGTTTGTCGCTCACACCCTGCGCGGCGAAGGCTTCGACGCCAGCGAGGACGGCACTGGGCGGGGGACGCCGCTGGTGCCGGTGGCGTTCAGCATCATGCCCATGAACAGCGGCAAGGACTACAAGGCCCGAGAGGTCGATGTGGCGCAACCGCTGATGGCTGCAGGCCCCTTTGGCGGGAATCAGGGTGGTGATTTCATTGCGCAGCCGGTGGAGCCGGTGCCTATGATCAATATGCAAGGCAGCAAAGGCAATGCAGTCGCGCAAGCTGACGGCCCGAGCTTCACGCTCAACGCCATGCACGGCCACGATATGCACGCTGTAGCGGTGCCGGTGGCGATGCGCGAGTCTGGCCAGGGCTACTGGATGCAGGACGATATTGCCGGAACGATAGATGCCAACATGGGCATGAGCGGACACGCCAATCGGCCTGCCGTCATCAAGCAGCAAGCCATGCAAGTCCGCCGCCTCACGCCCGTTGAGTGCGAGCGGCTGCAAGGCTTCCCAGACGGCTACACCGCCATCCCCTGGCGCGGCAAGCCCGCCAGCGAGTGCCCTGACGGCCCGCGCTACAAGGCCCTGGGCAACTCTTGGGCCGTGCCGGTGGTGCGGTGGATTGGAAGACGAATTGATGATCTGTTGAAGCAAAACCTTATTGCGCGTCTATCATCTTCTTGATCTCTTGGATGTTGGAGGCTAGGTTGTTCTCCAACTCCGTGATGTTGGCGATGATGTCCTTCTTTCCCTCTGCATCCATGGTGGAGGCGCGGACAAAGTTCTTCATCTCCCGGTACTGCTTCATGGACTTTTCCAGATCCAGGACAAAGTCCTTCGTGGCGAGGAGACCCATGTTCTCCTGCATGAACTCTCCCCATTCCTGGGGTTTCATGTTCCTCTCCAGGAGGTTGGCCGTCCGGACAGCCTCGTCTACAGAGTTCTTCAACTCGTAGTACGCGGTGACTTGTCCTCGCGCCAGAGGATCCACAGCAAACCGCCGGATGACGGGCATCTGTTCAAACCGCTTTGCTGCCTTGGGGGCATCGGTATTCATGTCATAGATGGCATCGAACAGATCCATCATGTATCCACCGATGGTTCCCGTATAGCCTCTGATCATCTCGTCAATCTTGACCGGAGACAGTTGGAGTGCCGTGGGTAGATCCTTGGTTGCTCCGCCGATCAGTTCTCCAATCCGGGATGTGCCGGGCGCGATCTGGTAAGCCGGGTTTACATCTTCCAGTCCCTGAGAGACGATAGGCCGTCCGGTGAAGAACGAGTAGTTCGTCACGGATTCAATGAGAGGAAGGGCTGTCTGGGGGATCGGGTTAAACGACAAGGTGCTGGTCAACTGCCTTGTCATGGACTTCAGGAAGTCCTTCCCGGTGTCGTCCCCAAAGCTGTACTCCAGGATCCGCTCAGGGATCACCTTGAACAGGACGCCGATTTCAAAGGGGATAGGGATCTTGACATCACCCAAGATCCAGTAGTTGTCCCGCGTTTCCTGCTCTTGTCTCTTCCACTCATCATCTTCGGAGGCAAGCATCCAGTACATCGTGGACAGGGCTGCAATGGTCATGCCCCGGATGAAGAAGCTCTTCTGGATCTCCTTGGCGTTTGCTTCCGTGCCCCTCCCAAATGCCGCCCGGTACAGAACATCAAGGCCCTGCATCCGCGCATTCAAGAACGGCACTGCTGCGGTCAGAACCCGAACCATGGGGTTGTTGCCCTTCCGGTTGAAGTTCATCACCTCCACCGCCCGGAACAGAGCTTCCGCCTCATTGCCCGTCTCAGCAAGGGTCTTCTTGTAGACCTCCATACGAGTTGCTGCGTCAGAGGCCGTCGTTCCCTTTTCAAGGGCATCCCAAAGAGAGACAAAGGGGCGGGCCAACTGCTCTGCTGGCGTATAAACACCCGCTTCCTTGCGAAGGGCCCGGTCAAACCTTTGTGCGCTGATCTCTACCCCTTGGGAGTAGTCATAGCCACCGATCACCCCAGAGTTGAGAAGTGCCGCGTATTCGGGGTTCTGCCCTCTTAGGGCCTTGGTGAAGTTTGTCAGGGTATCCACCATGGGTGTCATCTTGACCCCGGAAGACACCCAGGCAGACATCGAGTCCCGCATCATGTTGGCAAGCATGAAGGCAGGATCCTTTGTGACCAAGTTCCGCAGCAGGTTTGCCGGCCCGGCCAGCAGGCCGATGAACGGCAGATCCCCCAGGTTCAGACTCTTCATGGCTTCCACGAAGAGAGGATCCTTGGTGGCGTAATATGAAGTTAGTCCATTTTCCAGAACTTTAATCACATTTGGAGCAGAAGAGGCATAGTTCAGCCTATTGGCTTGTCCAATAAGCACAGCAGTGTTTACAGCCCTCTGTGCTGCGACGTTTTTCATCCCCGCTTCAATGGAATATTGGACGTTCCGAACCACGGTCTCCAGGAATTCTCCAATCTTTAATTCTGACTCTTTAAGTTTCTTCGGTGCGCGGACCCCTGACAAGGATGCAAAGATCTGGGGCCCGACAGTCTCCTCCCCTTCTACCTGCCGATAGAAGGGGATGTAGTCCGAATACTTGACAAACTCCTTGGCCGCTTCTTCAGAGAGAACCCCGGTGTCCTTCAGATATTTAACCAGACCATTGTTGAACTTGATCCATTCATCATGGATGTCTTTGAACTCAGGATGATCCTTGAGGATCTGCGCGGCAGTAGCACGATCTGCCGGCGTGATGATCCCGGTTTCTCTACCCTGTCCGTACAAACGGATGCCCCTGTTTATAGCGGCCCAGGTCTGGTACTTCTGGTAGATGAACGGATCGTTGTACTTCGCCAGCGGGGCGAAGATGGCAATCGGCCCCTTGACCGTGTTGTTGTTGTTGACGATCTTGGTGTGACCGTTTACATACACAGGGATGCCGCCAACACCGTCATGCACCCCCATGGCCCCGGCCAGAACACCGGCACTCAGATCAGACATGAGCGCAGCGCCATGAGAACTTGCATCTGCAAGCAGAGGAGCGCCGCCCATCAGGCGGACAAGCTCTTTGTCGTACTCGCTCAGACGGTTGTACCGATCCAGGAAAGCCGCCCGGAAGGACGATGCAGACTTCGGGGCAATGGCCTCGGTAATCCGCTTGATGAAGGACTTCTCTTCCCGTGGGGTGGTGATCTGATCAACCCGGGCACGGGTGACAGGATCTGTCGTATCACGCAGGCTTGCCTTGATGCTCGGATCTACAGGATCAAACTTTCCAACGTTGCCGATGGCAGATTTGATCTGGGTAGGATTGAAAGCAACAATCTCCGTCAGCTTTCCATCCCGGTACTGCATGAGACCGTCATAGCCCTGAGAAAGGGCTCGGTTCATCACTTGTTTTCCGATGTAGCCCTTCTCTTCATAAGCCTTCTCCACCATGGCCTCGGCCTTGTCCTGCTTCATGCCAAGCTGGACAAGAGCCATGATCATCGGGTCTTCGTTGCCTTTGTGTTTCAACAGCAAAGGTTTTTGCAGAGACACATACAGCGGCATTACATTGGGCGACTCGCCCTCTGCGTAATACGAAGCAAAACTTGCGCTTGGGGTCGTGTAAATGCCAGCACCAAGGGCGCCTTCTTTAGATACCCGGGCCGTAGTGCCGTAGTCAGTATCAACACCACGGTAAACAACCAAAGGCCTTCCATCATCATCAACAACGGCACTATCCTTGAACCACCTCCAGAAGTTCTTGGTTCCTTCTTCAGTGGGGTAGATAGGCTTGTTGGTGCTGCTGGTGGTGGGACGTTCAGTACCGTCTACGTTGACAGTGTCACGCAGGCTGGGCTTGGCAATCGGGATGATCTTCTTGCCGGCCTTGATCTTCTCTTGGTCTCGGATGACAACGGTGTCTCCGTCCCTCTCCCGGTCGTAATCGACAAAGAACCCATCGTGCCGTAGTGCGGCGTCTTCTGGCCTGCCCGTCCTGTCCTTGTTGGTCAGGCCGATGATCATGCCCTTGTTGAAGAGGTTGCCCTTCTGGCCGGGCCGAGGATCCAGGAACCGGGCGTCGTAGTTGTCGCCGTTCCAGACCTGGAACTTGTCCCCGGTCTTCTCGTCCAGCACAAAGTCGGGCATGTCCCGCTTGCTTGTAAACGCCATCGCCACGTTGAACCCATTGTTCAAACGCTTGATCATGGCGTCCCAGTTGGATCCGACACCAACCGTCTTTCCTTCAACAACCTGAGCCGCGCCGTCAGAGCTATAGGTCAGGTGGTGGTTGTCAGCAATCGGGCCCGGCGTTGCCAGCTTGGTGTAGTCATAGAACCGGACGCCAGGGAACCCCTCAATGAACGGCTTGAGCATCTTCGGCGGGAAGTCGCTCGTCACGTTCAGACGTATAGCAGGTGTGTAAACCTGCTTCTTAACGCGACTTTTTTCTCCGTTCTCTTCCGTGATGACCTCAAAGCCCTTGTCGCTCTTGGCCCAGGATTCAAACTTCTTGATCTCGTCGTAGAGGACGATGCCGAACTCTTCCGGGTGCATCACCAGAGCTTCGGTCTTGAGATACTGAGACAGCCTGGGGCCGGCGCGGAACGGACCATCACCGCCGTAAAGCTGGTTCTGACCGCTGGTCTCACCCAGGCACAGACCCTCACACCGGGCCGACTGCGGGCAGGTAGACAGGTTGCGCTCGTTGATCTTCTGGGCGCTGGCAAGCCCAAGCCCCAGAGACGCCACGCTGTTCTGGATGTCTTCCGGAAGCTGGTACTCGTTCAAGCGGGTCTTCTGCAGCTTCCCGTTTTCACCAAGGAGGGTGCCGACGTTGTGCTCGTCCTTGAGCACCTGCCGGGCCTGGGCGAGCTTGGCACGCTGATCTGCCGGCGAGAGTTGCTTGTACGCAGAGATGGCAGACTCAAGGCCCTTGCCGATGTCACCAATCGTCGTGGTCTTGGCGATAGCCTCGCTGCGCGGCTTGTAGAGCGTGAACAGCTTGGTCATCTTCATCTTCTCGGCGAAGGCATTGCCCTCTGCCAGTTGGATGAAGAAGTCCTTCCGGCCATCCGAATGCTCCATGTCGAACTGGAGCATCTCCGGCGGCACCTGAACCATCACGTTGGCTTCAATCGGACCCTGATCGATGTTGCCAGCCCTGGTCCGGACAGCAGCAGGATTGGACTCGTTGGTCAGGTAGATCCGGTTGGACGTTGGGCTGGTCGCCTTGAGTCTCTTGGTCTTGGCGACTTCCCGGGCGGACAGATTGCTGGTCGGGAAGTACAGGGTGACCGTGCCATTCGCGTTGAGCGGCACGTTCAGAACAGGATGGTTCTCCTTGCCCTTGGCAAGCTCTTTCTCCCCATACGGGGCTTTGATGGAGAGCTTGGGCGTTTCAACAGGCGCCTCGATCTGCCCCGCCGAGGTGTAGGGAAGAATGCCGTTCTGCTCTTCGTACTTCTCGGCGTCCTTCTCTTCCTGTGCAGTGTCTTTCCAAGAATCGGGCTCGATGGGGCCGGCACGAAGCTCGCCCCGCTCGGCCTTCTTGAATATCCGCTCTGCATCAAGCGCGGCACCAAATGCCTCCTTGATAGCCTGGAAGAAGTTCTGGATCTTCTTCAGCAGAGCCTGGAGCATCCCAGCAGGAGCCTTGGTGGCGCTGAAATCGGCAAAGGCATCAGCGATAGCCTCCTCCAGCATCGCCTCTTCGTCGCCGCCGTAGAACTTCATGTAGGCGTCGTACCGGGACATCTGCCCTTCTTGCAGAGGCTGTCTGTTTACATTCTTCTTCTTCAGGTACTGATCGACCCACTTCTCCTTGGCCTGCCTCTCCAAAGACTTCCACTGCGCCGGGGAGAAGAAGCCAAGCTCCTTCATGGCATGGATTGCTTCATGCCTCAGAGCAACGACAGGATCTGTCGCATCAAGTGCCAGACTGAGAACCTTGGAGGCGTACTCCCCCTCGGCCTTCATGTCGGCAACCAACCGGAGACCCACATCCTTCAGGCCATACCGGGTCAGGATCCTCTGAAGAGCCTTGCCAAGTGCATCAATCTTGGCCTCAACATCCTTGGGAAGTTCCTTGGGCTCAGCTTCCCGGACAGAGGGCTTCTCTTCCGGCTTCTCTGCAGGCTCCATCTCCTTGCGGATCTCTTGCACAAGCTCAGGAGAGCTTGACCAGTTATCCCAGGACGCTTTCTGCTGACGGAGTTCCTTCTCCCGCTTCTTGAGTGCCTCGGGATCCTTGATGTCGATCCCTTCCTTCTTGGCGATCTCCGGGCGCCTGCTGGCGCCAGAGATGGCAGCAAGCCTCTGCGCAATCTGGTTCTGCTTGAGAGTGGCGATCTTCGCCATCTCCTCAGCTTCCTTCATGGCGGAGTCATCAAACCCAAAGAGGTCACCACCCTCTAGCGCAGGACGGCCCTTGGAGATCTCCTGTACCGCCTTGATGATGTTTACAGCAGCAAGAGGGCTCTTCCCCTCCTGGATGGCCTTTATGCCGACTGCTTGGAGTCGGGAGTCTCCGGGGGCGGCGTTGGCGATTGCGGCTGCGCCTGCGTCAGGGATGACATCGGCACGATGCGCCGCAACAAGCTCGGGACTTCCTTTGGTTGCGATGGCGAAGCCTTGCTTTCCCGGAGCCCGCGCCAGAAGACCTCTTGCGTCGGCATCTGCTTCTGGGATTCCTGCATTTTCAAAGTAGGCGACATAGTCCTTGACCTTCCCCTGTTGGTCCCGAATGTTCAACTCGGCATCCAGCATCGCTGCCTGTTTGGCATCGAAACCAGTAGCCTCTTCATGGATCTGGGCAGGGATGGTTTGTTCTCCACTGCGCTGGGCAAGATCCAACCTATGCCGCCCGGAGATCACCTCCATGCGGCCATCGTTTCGCTTCCAGACCTGGATGGGCGCGACACCGCGCCGGTCAAACGTGCCGCCCAGGGCCTCAACAACACCCTTGGCATCAGCATCCGACTTGAACTGAGGAACGTCTTTCGACAGCATCAACTCAGCAAGGGGCAACTCAATGACGGGATAGCCAGCGACCGCGTGCTGCTCTGACGCTTGCTCGGCCTTCGCCTCATCCGCCGCGGCTTGCTCTTCTTCTTTGGTCTCAGCCTGGGCCGGCTTGGTCTCGGTGGGCTTGGCCTGCTCAGGGATCTCGGTGGCTGGCTTCTCTGCCGTTTCAACGGGAGTGAGCGGCAGCGTTGTCGGCGCAGCGCCTTCTGCAGGCTGTGTAGCCGTTTGTGTAACGAGATCGGGCGGGACAGTCTTCTCTCGGGGAACCCGCTGCGCCAGGATGGATTGAAGCGTGGATGCCCGCTGCTCCGGCGGCAGGTTCATGGCATACGCCCTCACCTGATCCAGAGTGCCGACTGATCCATCGGGAAGGCGGAAGACATCCTCTCCCTCCGGGGCCGTTGAAACAACAGGCTCAGTGGGGGCGGCGGGCGGCGTCACCGGGGCAAGAGGCTGTTCTGCACGCCGAGCGGCGTCGATCTCCCGGCTCATCCTACGGGCGAAAGCAGAGTCGGACTCACCCTCTTGTTGACCCGGCAAACGCTCCACACCAGTGCGAGGAACAGCAAGTCCACCACCCAGGATGGCCCCGGCAGCACCTTCCATTGCGCCAGCACCAAAGACATTCCTGAACAGAGGAACATCAAAGCCTTCACTCCTCAAGGCTATGTTCTGGGCAAGTTGAGACTGTCCAGCTTGTGCGAACTCAGGAGCGCCTTCTTGAAGAGCGCCAAGACCGACGCGGGACAGCAGGCCCCTCTCGGCATCTCGAAGAGCTTGCTGCTCTGCAACATCCTTGACAGCACCTCTGCTCAGCATGGACGTCAGAGGACGTTCAATGCCCATACCGCCAGCAATTGCCCCCAACCCACCGGCAGCAACCATGGACGGAAGATTGGAACTTGCATAGGACTGAGCCTCTAGAGCCTTGGCCCGAGCGATCTCATCGGAGGCGCCCTTCTCCTTGTAAGCCTGCTCGACAGCCTCGTAGATGGAGCCCTTGACCTCACCAACCCCCATGGCCGCGCCGACAGCAGGCATGGCAACAGCACCGGCACGGGCCACACCAAGAGCAGCCCCAACAGGGCCAGAAGCAAGACCAGCAATGATTACCGGCGCGGTAGACCCAAGAGCCTGGGCCAGCGTATCTACAGGGGCGGTGGCTAGAGCCCGAAGACCAGCACCAACCTGAGCAAGGACACCCTTGTCTTCTGCCTCCTTGAGGATCTCTGCAACCCTTCTCTGGTCATTCTTTGCCTGAGAAGACAGAAGATCTGCCAGCCAAGTATCGGCAGACTTGAGTGCCTCTGATGCCGAAGATCCCGCCCCGAAGAGGTCGGCCAGCATCCTGATGCCACCAACACCGCCCCGGACAACCTGAAGGGGAACATCGAGGATCTGCCGAAGAACGCCGCTCTGTTCTGGCTGAGGGGCCGGAGGAGCAGTGATGGCCTGTCGTCCAACTTGAGATTGGACATATTGAATGATCTGGTCTTGTGTTGCTCCCTCCGGGGCAGTAACACGATACCGATTGCCATCAGGAGCAGTGACTTCGTAAGTCGGCATGGTTATTCCTGGCCGGGCGTTTTAACTTTTTCAATACTCCATCCTGCGGTGTTTACAGAGGATGGCATGGGAACACCTGCCTCTTGGCTCATTCTGGAAATGGCAGCATCAAGATTGCGGATTTCCTGGCTGTTTTTGAAAGACGTTTCAAAATCTTGTTGCATTTTTTCCCAAGCATCAGTCTTTTCTTTTGGTGCGTTGGGTGCGGAAGCGGCCATTTGAGCCAGTTTGACTGGAGTGCTGTTTAACCAATCCGCCCTTGCTTTTTGATACGTTTTGTTCCGGTTGTCCAGTGCTACGGTCAACCTCTGCAGACCGATCATTTCTCGCCCTTGTGCCGCGGAATCTCTTGAGGCCCTTGCCGCCGATTCCCGAGCTTTAACATCTTGAAGCCTAGTATCGATCTCGGCTTGCGTCTGCCGCATTCTGACGTTGTTATCGGCAATCTTCTGATCCGTCTCCCGCTTCAGATCTGCGTCACGGTTTTGGATGGCATACTTCCTCTGTTCTTCCAAAAACTCAGACTCTTGATACTGAGAATTGAGAAGACGAACCTTCTCGTTGAGAACAGAGATGCCCTCTTCTGCCTTCTCGGCCCTAGCTCTCCTGCCAGCAAGAATAGAGGATAGGCCCCCGGCCAGGGAGCCCATCGTCTTGCCGCGCTGAGGATTGATGCTTGCCGCAAGTGAAAGCAGGGCTTCAGGATCATCAATCAACGGACGCCGGGCAGCATCAATCCTTCCTTGAAGTTGCCTGATTCCTTCTGAACGAATCTTCTCCGCGTCCTGTTGAGACCGTTGAAGCCTTCCCGCTGAGAGTTGTTCCATGCGCTGCCGCGCAGCCAACACCTCTGGAGAGATGGCCGCCCCCTCTTGGACGATTCGATTTCGTTCTTCTTCCGCTCTTTCAAGTCTTTGAGAGTAGGGCGAAAGACCTGTTGGAGCCTCTGCCGCAGGCGAAGTTGCGGCGGGCGGAGTAAAGATCGAGGTAAGCGGCGTCACGCCGGTCGCAGAGCGTGCGGCGGGCGGAGATGACGAAGCGGCGGTGCGGGCAGGTGTTTGAGCAGCAGACCGCCCTTGCGCCAACCATGGATGCTGCTGCAGCATCCGTTGCACTGCAGGCTCAGACCCGGATGCTTGAACAAATTCAAATTGCTGGCGAATCCTTTGGCGCCGAGCCTCTTCAACTCGCGCAGCATCTTCTTGGTCAGTGACACGTGAGCCGCCAAAGCTAGGATCAAGCTGAGCAACGATGTCCCCGTCAAGATCGCCAACCTCCCCGCCAGGGGCATAAGACTTCATCTCCCCACCAGAAGCAGCCATGACAGCCATGACCTGATCTGCCACTGGAGGCGTTTGTTGCGCCGCAGCATTCTGGGCTTGAGCTTGTTGGCCCATGGCTCCTTGTTGTAGAGCCTTGGCCTTCATCGCATCGGCATAAGCAGAAGCAACAGCCCACTTGGGCCGCATGTCATTTGGGTCGTTGTAGATCCTGATCAGGTCTTCTGCTGGGATCTGTTTCAACGCCCTGGTGTATGCAACAGGGTTTCGCCCTTGTTGTGCAGGAAGGGCTGTAAACGCCCCTGCTTGGCCGGGCATGGCAGGTTTGTTTCCGCCTTGGATAAGGGATTGAAGACCTGCCATGATCATCCCGTCGTGGTGTTGGACTGGTTCCCGAACAGCATCTGATACAGAGCCAGCCCGCCGATGCCGCCTTGGGTCAGCGCCCCCAGCAAGGAGTCGCCTTCACTGTACTTCGGAGCTTCAAGCGGGAGGCCCTGCAAGAGGCTCTGCATGTACGTCGCCTGCTGGTAGGGATACTTCAGAGACTCCTGGAACTGCTGGTAGCCAAAGTCCAACGGCTGTTGAGCGATGGCCCGCTCTTTCTCGCCCGCAGCCATTTGCTGCTGGAGTGCATCCAGCCCGAACTTGGCGCCGTACTGCTGCGCCTGCTCGCCGTACTGTTGGGATTTCAGCCCAAGCTCAGACTCGGCAAGACGTTGTTTCTGGGCCTGATCAAACGCAGCCTGCAATCCCTTGATGTTGATGTCCGAGATCTGTTGACCCAGGTTGCGCTGCCGCTCCGCCTCCATGATCGCCTGTCGGCTACCGCCGTAGGCGCCCGCTTGAGCAAGCCGCGCCTGCTCCGATTGGCGGCTGATGTCAGCCTGCCTGCGGGCTTCCCGTGCAGCGATGTCAGTGACATTACTCGTATACGGGTTCATGTAGTCTTGAACAGAACCCAGAGCGCCAAGACCCGTGTTGAACTGCGTTGGGTTGTACGTGCCCAGGTTCTGAAATCCTGTAAACGCGTTCTTTAGCGCATCAGGCGTTGCAGCAAACCGATCACCTGTAAACGGCTGGTAGGCTTGATTGGCCGCGCCCCATCCTTTGGACAACATGTCCTGAACATAGGGTCCGAAGCTGGCAGAGAGCGTGGACTGACCCGGGGTGATCGCCGGGCTGGTCGTGCCGGTAGTTGTGGTGACATCCATCACGCTCTCCTTTGAAGCTGGTTCATCAGCGCGTAGAGTGCCTTGGCGCCGCCTGCTTGGTTGACTGCACGCTTGGGCACGTAGGCTTCTCCGTTGGACACCCTGGCCGGGGTGTTCCCATCGATTGTCGCAGGGATGTGGTCGCTTGTGCCAGTCCCCGGGCCCACAATCGGTCGAGCGCCGGGAAGCATTTGAGCAATACCCCTTGGGCCCCCAGCGCCGTCCACCGCCCGCTTGGTCATCACGAAGCCGCCATCCTCCATGCGAAGAGGGTTCTTGTGGGTGCCTGTGACAGCACCGCCATGGGCATAGGCGTGCATAAGACCGCCTTGGGCAGCGTACTGAGCGATGGGCCCGTACTTCCCCTGCACCATGGTGCGGTTCGTCGGAGTGGGAGATGCCACCTGGGTATAACCGCCGCCCGAAGGACTGGCGCGGTTCAGTGCCCCAAGAAGCGCCATCAGACCCACTGTGCCGCCCATCCCGACGCCGGATCTCATCAGGCTGTTGAACGCCTGCATGGACGGGTTTGAGAGAAACGCCCTGAGAGGGTCAAGGGCGCTGGCTTGATATGACCCCGCTGCTGTGGGATTGTTGGCACCAGATACGCCGGGGCCTTCTTGCGCGGCGGTTTCTGACATACCGCTGAGCCACGTATAGGCCGGAGGAATGTCGTACCCCAATGCGGCGTTTACATCCGCATCAGACACACCGGGCAAGTAATAATCTTCAGCGGTGTAATAATCATCCATATCATCCTCCGTAGGGCAATCCATAGGGCGACATTCTCAGCCCTGCTTGAACATCTGCAATGTTGGGCCGATCCTGTTCTTGCTTCTTCTGCTGATTCATCATTGCCATCAGCGCGAATAAGCCCTGTAGGTCTCCCATTGGCGAGCGGGTGGGCGCGGGTGGGCGCGGCGCCGGAGCGGGTGCTGGGGCTGGTGCCGGCGCAGGAGCGGGCGCAGGAGCAGGCGACGGGGCCGCGATGACATTCCCCGCGTAGTCCACGATGTTGCCCGTGGAGGACTCAAGTCCTTGATCTGCGCCGCCAGGGACGATAGCACCAGGGACGCCATTCAGTTGCTCCAACAGGTCAAAAATTTCCTGCCCATAGTCCCCTTCGGTAGCAGCAGTATCTAGCGTCAGCGTGCCGCCGTAGGTTGGGTCAAAGACGCTTTCTTGCGTTAGGTCGTAACCTTCATCCACGCTTCCGACGCCACCCTCTGGCGGCAAAGTAGGAAGAATCTCTTCCAGGATTTGCTCCCACTCGTCCTTTGCTGGTAAACCAGTATCAATGACAGGTCGTTGGGTCGCGACATCTTCATCAATGTACTTGAAGATGTCATCAAGCGACGGGGGAGGCGGCTCAACAGGAAGTGGTTCCGCAAAGGTCGGCTCTGCAGGAGGCTGCTCAACAACCGGTAATTCAACAAACGGCGGCTCTACAGGCGGTGGCTCAACAAACGGTGGTTCGGTAAGAAATGGCTCCTCAAACTCAGGAAAAAAGGGCGGCGGCTCAACAGGCGGTGGTTCTGTAAGAAGAGGCTCTTCAAACTCGGGGAAAATGGGTGGCGGCTCAGCAAGAGGCGGCTCAGCAGGAGCGGGTTCGGTAAGGGGCGGCTCCTCAAACTCGGGGAAAAGGGGTGGTTCTGCAACAGGCAGCTCTACAGGAGGCGGCTCTGTAAAAAGCGGTTCTTCAAACTCCGGGAATAGCGGCGTCTCTTCAAAGAACGGAGGCTCAACAGGAGGCGGCTCTACGGGCTCAGGCTCAACAGGCGCCAAGTCGTAAATATTGGGCGTGAAGTATTCCGGCTCGGGCTCGAAGAACGGCGGCGCTGTGACCTCTACCGGGGGCTCATCAGACGGAGGTGCTTCTGTTGCTTCGCTGGGTGTCGTGATGTACGGCTCAACGAATTCATCCTTCGGCTGTTGAGTTTCTGGAGTGAAGATGTCGGGCTCTGCTGGCTCTGTGGGCAGCGTGACCGGCGGATTGATGTTCAGCAGTTCTTCTGCAAGATCTTCAATCGTTCTTTCAGTCTCAAAATCCCCGCTAAAAACATCTCCTTCACCGCCTGTAAACGCGTCTTCTTCAGACACAACATCGCGTGACGGCTGAACTACATCCAGGGCCCGTGAAGGATCTCTGTATGCCTGATCAATAACGGCTTGCTGTTGATTTTCTTCAAGCTGTTGGACAAAGTCAGTAGCCGCCGTGAGCGCCTTCATCGGGTCGATCTTGCCGGAGGTGCCAAGCTCAACAGCCCCCCGAACAACGCTTGACGGCAGACCCAAAGTCTCACTAGCAGACCCAATAGCGGAGCCTGTCAAACTACCCACGACAGCGTCGCCAAAGTCCTGCTTGCCGCTAAGCTCCCCCATGATGCCGCTGGTGATGGCACGCTCTGCAGCTTTCTCCAATGGGCCAAGGGATTCAGGCACAAGGCCGCTAACAACACTGGACACACCTGTGCCGGCCAAGGGCAAAACGCCTGCCTTGGCTACATCGCCCAGGTCACCGCCAGTGATTGCGGACAAGCCCGCATTCACAATGCCCTTACCTACCGCAGCCGTTACTGCAGCTTCCGAGACCCCCAATGCGCCTGCAATGCCCTTGGCTGCTTCAGCAGGAAGAAGCGCATTGCCAAGGGATGAGATTGCCTCTCCCCCGTAGCCAGGGATACCGACGACGGTTGTGGCTACCGGCAGCACAAAGTCCTTAAAGAAGGACTTGATGTCGTCGTCGTCGCCCGTCTTGGTCTGCGCAACAACCTCTCCAGACGGCAGTTTGAATCCCGTGTAGTTGTTGTAGTTATGGAAATTGCTGCGCTTGGAAACAAAGTCGTAGCCCTCTGCCCGCTTTTGGTCTACGAACTGCTGCAGTGCCCTTGTGGGATTGCCCTGCATGAAGCCGCCTTCACTATCGTAGCCGACTTCAAACATTTGCCCCTTGAACCCAAGCTGCGGCGCAACTTGAGCCCAACGGCTGTAATCTACCGGGCCCTGAGACGGCACGCCTCCTTCGTCAGTCTGAACGTAGTCAGGAACCCATTCGGAGTAGATCTTTGACGCGGGCTCGTATGCTTGCGTAAACGGCAGTACCGCAGACTCCCAAGAGCCAAACGCTTTCTTGCTGAAAAACGGAGATGCCTTTTCAAAGCCTTCCAGCACCTTCATTGCATAGCCAAGGCGCTCCTGATCTGATGCCTTGGAAACATCCTCTGGGACGCTGTCGGCTGCGTCGGTGTAGTCACGAATGACGCGCTGCCCTGAGCCCTTGACATTGGTTCCCCAAGCGTCAAGAACCTTGTCAACCGCTGACTTGACCTTGGGGTCAACCACGCTGCGCTGCGCCATCAAGGCAGCCGGCATAACCGGCCCGAAGGAGTAGTCGATTGCGGAGTTATCAGGAGCTGTTGTCATGTCAGATCCCAGAACGCCATCGTGCCGATGGCATCATGCGTGCCGCTCAGTGCGCGAACCGCGATGGTGTAGGTATCGCTTACCCCCGCCAGAGTGGCGCCAAGCTGCAGATCCCAGTTGTAGTCGGCGCCATTGGCGATTGGTGCAGACGATTGCGTTGATGCCACGACATAGCTTGAGAAGATGATCGTGCCCCCGGTCAGGGCAGTGGCCGACAGGTCTTGCTCCACATTAGCCGATGGGGACGCTGCCCAAGAGGCGCCGGTCAAGGTGGCATTCTTGATCATCGCCACTTCAAACGTGACGGTTGAGGTCGCGGTTGGCAGCACCGAGTACCCGTCCGGGATCACAACCGCCCCCGTTCGTCCAGAAGCCAGCCTGATAGACATCAGAGGCACAAAGTTGACACCAATGTTGGTGTTGGCCGTCGTCATGCGGACAACGTCAGTAGCCACTCGCTTCTCATAGCCACCCTCAGAAATCACCGTGGAGCAGATCTGCTTGAGCGTAGCCGCAGTGCTGACCCCAGTGTTGGTGATCTCGTACCTGACCGGCAGGATTGCCGTGGTCATGTAAACGCTGGTCAGGTTGTTGGCGTTTTGGAACGTGTGGCAGATGATGACCTGACCGTTGATGACAAACCCAGCCCGGACGGAGCCAACACCAAGCCACTCGAAGTCTTCCCAGAAGATCTGCGCCTTGGTCAAGTCAAGCGTGAAGCCCGAGTCTCCGGTGCCATTGAGCTTGTCGCCGTTCCAATCGGCCTGGGCCACGCGGGTGTCCACCGCCACCCCCGTGACATACGTCCTGCGGACGATGTACACCGTGGTGCCGTCGCGCTCCAGGAACACCCCGTTTTCGGTGTTGAAGTAACCAATACGGATGCGTTGGTTCTCGTTTGCCGTGGGCATCACGAAGGTGTTCAGCACCAGCAGGCTTTTCCCAGGCTGGTAAGAGAATGACCGATACGTCTGGCGCACAACCTCCGAGCCGCTGCTCGTGGTGACGTTTAACTCAACCGTGCTGGAGTTGGCGCTGTAGGTCACATTGCCGCCCGTAGCGGTGCTCTCACTGAACAGGTCGTTCTTGGCGTAGCGGTTCTGGCTGTCGAACAGTGTGAAAGGCTGGCTGAAGCGAGCGCGTCCAAACGCATCCAGCGCGGAGCCGTAGAAATTAACCGCCACTGGGGATGCGCTCACAATCTGCTCCAGGAGGTTGTCAAGCTGGTTGAAGTAAATCCGCAGAACGCTCAGCAGCTTGTCGAAGTACTGCGGATCGTAGGTGCGCGAGGCGACCGGCAGTGCCGGAGCCTTGAACCGCTTGATGATGTTGGCCCAGATACTCACGATTTGCGCCCGTCAGGACGAAGATCGATCCGGAACTTGCCCAACTGCCACTGCACGCCCAGCGAGTTTGAACGCGCCTTGACCGCCATCTGCCTGCCGCGCACGCGGATGTACAGGTTGCCCTGGTAGGGTGTGATGGTGCCTGAGAAGCGCTCGACGCCGTTGTTGGCGTCACGCTGGATCGTGCGCTCGTTGTTGAGTGCCACCGACATGTTGGCCGAAGGCGCCACGTTCGTCACCCCCCGCGTGTACCCGGAGCCCGAGTTCTGCAGGGGCAGGAGCGACATATTCAGGGACTGGTTCTCAACCGCTGTGGTAGACCCTGCAAAAGTCACATCAGGCAGCATCCGCGTGACAAAGCCAAAGTTGTGGCCGTCGTCAATGTCGAATTCGGAGGAAACGATGTAGGAGTCAATAGCCACTGGAGGATTCACCGACCCGTCGTCACAACCGATCTCGTGGTACAGCAGTTGATAGTTGTAGTCCGCTGCTACGGGGATGTTGGAAAAGACACTGGCGTCGTTCCAAGCCGTCCGAGCCATGCTGCCGTAGTACCAGATCTTTTCAGCGTAGTTGTAGACGGCGTAGCGGTCAACCGTAGTTGAGGAAGCGGAGCAGTAGAACCACCACACTTCACTGAACTGCTCAACGGTGGACGCAAAGACCTGAAGGTTTTGGCCTTGATTGAAGTCGTCAAAGATGAACTTGCGGATGTCGCACTGAAGCGTGCTCGTGCGCCCGTCGAAGACGTAGAACTTCTCGTCGCCCATCCAGTACACCACGCCCGCCGCCACAGCCCAGGCGCGGTCACTGACGATGGTGACGTTGTCAGCAAGGATCTGCGAGCCCCAGACGATGGGCGGGCCGAGGTACTGCAGGGAGTACAGCGCCGTGTCCGTCCAGACCAGGATCTCCTGACGCGTTTGCGCCACGGCAGCGATTGCCGAGCCCCGAGACAGCGTCAGACTTCCCGCCTGCCCCGTAGCGGCGGGGGTCCAGTTGGCGGCGCTTTCCTGATCCGACCAGCGAATCAGCATGGGGTTGAGCGTGGTCGAGCCATAGTCCGTCGTGCCGAAGGCTAGGACGAAGCGCGAGGCGTCGGAGACAAGCCGGAAGAGCGCCGCAGACGGCGTGTCGCTGGCGCCGGGCAGGGTGGAGATGTCTACACCACGGTTCGTGAATCCCGCTGAAGAGTCCCAGTAATAGATCCCGCCGCCCTTGGGGCCGTAGATTAGATCCTCACCGAAGTTGGCGTGGTTCCACAGCCCGATCTGCAGGGGGTTGCCGAAAGTGAACGCCCCGCCCCCGCCCCAGCTACCGCTGCCCCAGCCGCCCCCGCCCCAGCCCGTGCTTGTCGTACTGGTAACCTGTTGGAGTTCCGACCCAGCGCTGACTTGGTAGTTAGACACTACCCCTGCACCACCTGAAGCACTAGAGGTAGCGTTGGTGGACGCTTGGATGAAATACGTAGCTACGTTCTCAGCGCCAAGCTGCGCGCCCGCAGGGATGTCGCTCGTAAACGCACTGCTGAGCGTGTACACGCCCGCCCCGCCCGTACCAGTGATTGTGCGCGTCTCACCGTTGTAATCCAGCGAAGCACCGGAAACAATGATCCCTGGAGAGTTGACTGCACTGACAGTCAACGTAGTGCCGCTGGATGAGCAAGTGATCAGCGTGACGTTCGAGAGGATTTGATACTCGGAAGTACCGCCGACACCTGCGGTATTGAGGTTTATGCCACCAATAGTCCCGGGGGACGTAAAGGTGACGTAGGAACCCACCGTGAGCAGTCCGTTGACGAACGTCCCGACACCGGTAGAGGTGTCAACCACGGCGACATACGGGAAGCCGTTATAGGTGTTGAGAGACGTCAGCGCCCCAGTGACTCGGATCGGCGTGATGTCGTAGTACTGCCCGTAGTACACGTAGTACTTCAGGTGCGTGCCAAGGCCCAGGTAGATGTTCCAAGGCCACAGGGCACGACAGACACCCAGGAAGGTATCGTTGTTGAGTTGTTGCCAGCCGCCGATCTTCTCCGGTTGCCCGGAGCGAAAACGCACTTTGTCGCACTCGTACCATCCGCCTTCTGCGGAGTAGCGGGTGTTTTCCCGGAAGATCCCGGGACGAAGTTGTAGCGTCTTCAGGGGCATAGCATTACCTCAAGAACAGCGTCCGCTCATCACGGCGGCGCTTGACGAGGCCCGGAAGTTCTTTGCCGCCACCTTTGGTCCACTGCATGAACGCATCAGCAGCCCCTTCAATATCACCGCGATTGGCCTTCATGCGGATCTGACTGCGCTGGAGGTTGCCTAGCCCTGCATTGAACGCAAAACTGACCAAAGCGTCGAACCGGCCTTGATGACCAGCACAGCCGGGAACCAGACGAAGAACGCCTCGTTCAAAAGCAGCGACATCCATCGAGAATAGTCTCTCGATCTCTTCCTTGGACCAGACACGGTTGTCCTCCGGCTTGAGCGGGTACTCCCGACGGATCATCGGGATGTCCTGCGTGGTCTTGTCAGGCGGACGCACCATGGGTAGGCGAATCTGATCCTGATACAGAACATGCCCGTACCCAATGGTCCAGATGTGCGCAGGGCACAGGTAGGGCCGCGTGCGGTAGCCCTCGTACCTGTGCATGAGATCTGCGCCAACCGGGCTCAGTTTCACTTCTTGCTCCACTGCCGACTCCCGAACCAGAAGCTGATGATGCCGCTTAACATCACCATTTCATCTTCGCTAAAGATGATGGCCGTCACGCGGATCAGGTCATCAACACTCTGGATCAGGCCAGGATGCTTCCAGACATAGAGCGTCAGGGCTGCGTTGATCAACACAAGCTCGATGATGAAGATGTAGGTGACCGTGGGGCGCACCGTCCCAACGTAGTTCGCCACCCACCGGCTGGCACGATCCAAGACCTTCTCGTCGTGCTGCAGCGCAGCCTGGGTCATCTGCGCCTCAGTCTGCATCGCAACCTGCTCGGTGCGGATCTCCTCCATCTTGGCCTGGGCGGCATAGCCCTGGGCGGCAAGCTGAAGCTCGCGCTCCGTCTGGAGCCGCGCCATTGCGATCTCGTGCTTCTGGTCGGACTTGTTCTGGAAGAACTCCAGCAGTTTTGGCAGACCGCTGATCAGGAGGCCACCGAGGGTGGAGAGCAGGCTGAGCATGATTACCCCTTGGTCGTGATGACATCATCACCGCGCTGGACAGTGACCTTGTCGCCTTCCACATTGACCTTCATAGACGGCTCATGCCGCTCAGGCTTGTCCAGCCGGTCGATCAGTTCCTTGATGATGGTGATCTCGGGCTTCTCTTCCTTCTTGGTCTCGTTGACGATGCCGTTGACCATCTGTATTAAAGCCATGGTGGCGGTTGCCACAAGCCCAATGACGGCAGGCAGCGCCTCGGTATTTAGGAAGGCCGACGACACCACGCCCACGAGGACCAGCAGAAAGATCCAGATGATGGCCGTCTTTCCGATGGCCTTGGCCGCGACCTCTTTTGCTGTGGCTTGAGCCTCTAGGCGCTGAAGTTCTACAGCAGCCTGTGCCTTCAAGGTTTTCAGATCAATTGGTTCCATCACAACATCCTGGGTTCCCGGAAGGCTCGTGCCGGGATCACGGAAACATCCCCGTCGAGCCATGCGATTTGAACAGAGTCGGCGCTCAGAATCCAGCAGCCCGGCACGCGAATCTTTTCCTTGATAAACAAAGCCCATCGAGCCGCGCCAACGCATGGTCCCGGCTCCCGATGAAGCTCAACACGGACCTCCCCGTCCCAGGCTTCAGCGATTACATCGCCTGCCGCGCTGCCTGCGAGCAGCAAGCTGAGCAAGGCGACGAGATAGCGCATGACGTTATCCTTTACCCTCGGCAAACACGTTCACAAATACCGTACCGTCTTCCAACGCTTCTATCTCATGCCATTCGTTGGCGGCAAGGGTGGTGATCGGTGCCATGCTACTCCTCCAATTTCTGTCGCAACGCATCCAACACAAACGTCGCCTTGCGCTGTTCCAGTCGCTCTGTCAAAAGCGTGCGCTCCAGTTTGTCCTTGAACTGCAAGTCCGACAGCAACTGAATTTCCTCAAACGACCACTGCTCAATGAGCGAGACCGGCTCCGCTGCACGGTGCGGCAATAGGCGCTCGGGCCAATGCGGCAGCAGGGCAATCATGGCCGTGTAGTTGTCGATGTTGATCTGGTAGTGCGCGATTTCATCCTCGCGCTGCTTGATAGCTTCGGTGAGTTGTTCTTGGTTCATATCGTTCTCCAGGTTACGCCTTTACCATTTCCGGCAGGCAAAGTTGACGGGTTTGTATATTTAGTACCAAAACCTGCGCTCCAAGGATAAACAGAAATAAATGGTGTAGTGGTGTGAGCCACTGCAATGTCAGCACCTGATGAAGAAAATGCTACGCCCAAACCATTTCCCGTAGGTAAAGTGGCTGGATTGGAGTATTTGGTTCCAAAACCCGAACTCCAAACCCAGGCGGAAATACGAGGTGACGTATCATGAGCAATAGCTATGTCTGCGCCTGATGGAGAAAATGCTATACCATTTCCGGTCCCAGTAGCCAAAGTTGACGGGTTTGTGTATTTAGTACCAAAACCTGAACTCCAGGGGTATACGGTAATATATGGATTATTGTTGTGAGTAACGGCTATATCCGCTCCAGAAGGAGAAAATGCTACGCCATAACACTCACCCGTAGGTAAAGTGGCTGGGTTTGCATACTTTGTTCCAAAGCCCGAACTCCAAGGATAAACGGATATCCATGGTGTTGAACCAAAATGGCCTACTGCAATGTCCGCACCCGAGGGAGAAAATGCTACGCCCAAACCAGTTCCGGCAGGTGACGTGGCTGGGTTTGCGTATTTGGTGCCAAATCCAGAACTCCAAGGATAAACAGAAATAAATGGTGTAGTGGTGTGAGCCACTGCAATGTCAGCACCTGATGGAGAAAATGCCACCCCATTTCCAGTTCCGGTAGGTAACGTGGCTGGATCGGCGTATTTTGTGCCAAAGCCTGCGCTCCATGGGTAAACGGAGATAAAGGGTGTAGTGTCGTGAGCCACTGCAATGTCCGCACCCGAGGGAGAAAATGCTACGCCCAAACCAGTTCCGGCAGGTAACGTGGCTGGATCGGAGTATTTGGTTCCAAACCCGCCACTCCATGGGTAAACGGAAATAAAGGGTGAAGTGGCGTGAGCCACTGCAATATACGCAGTAGCAATAAATGCGCTTTCCCTTATTGCACGCGCAGCAAAAGTCATGCAAACCCCTTGGACAACGAGGCGTACCAGAAACCCGTGGAACTCAGGTATGTGGCGACCAACAAATCAACCGAATTTGCCGCTGTGCTAAGCGTCCCCGCAAGGCCCCCCGGCCACTTAAAGCTTGTCGGCCATGTCATTGTACGGCTGCCTGTCGCATCCTGAGTAATGAACCAGTTGATGGTCTGGCCGTTCCGTGGGTTGCTGATGGTCGGTGCGGTCGTGACGTTGGCGGTGAATGTGGTGGCAAACACATTGGACAAAGCACAATCCACCGTCATGGCCGTTGCGCTAAATGTCACTGTGACCGGCGTAGTCTGGGCACCTCCGGTAAACGTAGTCGCGCCTAAAGTTGGCGCTGTTGCCAGCACAATGCTGCCCGAACCTGTTACGTTTTGACCCAGCGCCGTTGCTACGCCGGTTCCAAATGAGGTAATGCCCGTGCCGCCGCTGGCTACAGCCAAAGTCCCTGCAACGCTCACCGCGCCGTTTGTGGCTGTGCTAGGGGTTAGCCCGGTCGAACCAAAGCTGATTGTGGTGACGCCGCTTGCGGCAGGGGCCGTGCTCTGCCAAGTAGTGCCATTGCTGGTCAGGATATTGCCCGCTGTCCCAGGAGCTACCACTTGAAGCGCCGAGGTGCCGTTGCCTAGCAGGACGTTGTTCGCCGTCAGAGAAACTGCGCCTGTGCCGCCGTTGGCTACAGGCAGAGTGCCGGAGACATGTGTGGCGAGGCCCACTTTGCCCCAGGACGGAGCGACACCAATACCACCAGAGATCAAAACATTGCCCGTGGCTACATCGGCCAGCTTGGCAAGCGAGGTAGTGGTGTCTGCGTAGAGAAGATCCCCGACCGCGTAGCTGGTCTGTCCAGTGCCCCCCCGGGCCGCAGGCAATGTTCCAGTTGTGCCAGCATCAATCGGCAAACCCGTCGCATTTGTCAACGTCACTGCCGAAGGCGTGCCAAGATTGGGCGTGACAAGGATTGGAGACGTCGCCAGCACGTTGTTTCCCGTGCCGGTATTTGTGACGCTGACGATCTGCTTGTTCGCATCCAGTGCCAGTGCCGTCGATGCCGTCAGGGCAGTAAGAGTCACATTGCCCGAAGCCGTCAGGTCCACCACCGCCCCGAGCGTGACGAAGTCCGACCCGTTCCACGCCACCACCGCCATGCGCCCTGCGGGCACCACCACACCCGTCGTAGGGCCCACGCCGACGATCTTGACCCCGAAGCCCCCAGTGGTGCCGTTGATGACCACGTATGCCTTGCTGGACGCCGGAGCCGTGATGGTGCGCTGCGCAGCCCGGGAGCCCGTGCAGTTGAGGATCATCTGCCTCGCCTGATCCGTCACCCCATTGGCTGTCGTCAACGTGACGTCAGCGTCGGTGGATAGGGTCGTCGTCCCAGCAATCGCCTGATCCGTCAGGTCGATCATCCCGTTGCTGACGGTGGACCCCCAGCCCGTATCCCCCAGGCCAGGGTTAGAGAGGCGGAGGTTGGTGGTGAAGCTGGTTGGCATAGGCGCCTCTCAAGTTTGAATCTGAACCCAGCCAGGGTTTTGAAAATCGTTGATGTCGGTCCAGTTTGGAACCTGCGTCGTCACCACGTTCTGCCAGCCGGGGCTCTGCGTTGAGTTCACTTCGACCCAGCCCGGAGCCTGCGCGTTCTGGACATTCTGCCAGTTCGGACTCTGGCTGTCATCTATTGGGTTCCAGAGGTAGCCGCCGACCACAAGGTCAGCAATCGTCCCGGAAGCACTGAAGGAGACGTTGAAGATCGACCCGGCTGCATCAACAGCATCAAGACCCGAGGCAAGCTCACTGAGCGAGACGTTGAAGATTGACGCCGCTACAGAAGGCGTGTCCAAGACCGAGGCCGTTTCGCTGACCGAGGAGACAAAGATCACCAGGGCACTAAGCGCATCCGTGCCTGTTGCAAGCTCTGAGACCGCCGTGGCAAAGATCATCTGCGCGGCCAGCGCGTCGGCTGCTGTGGCCGTGTCAGAGAAGGACGCTGGGAGTACCAAGGAGGCCGCAGGAGCGTCTGAAAGCGTTGCAGCATCACTCAGGGACACGCCGAAGGTTGAAGCGGCCACAGCGGGCGTATCCTGGCCCGTTGCAAGCTCAGAGACCGACGGATTAAAGATGGATGCGGCCACCGCGAACGCATCTAGGCCGCTCGCAAGCTCGGACACTGCCGTGGCAAATACCATTTGAGCGGATAGCGCATCTGAGCCCGTTGCCGTGTCGGAGAAGGCTACCGGGAAGATCGACGCGGCGGACAGCGCGTCGGAGCCCGTGGCGGTGTCGGAGAAGGATGGGTTAAACGTTGATGCGGCAACCGCCGGCACATCAGAGGCTGTGACGGTGTCGGAGAACAGCCCCTGCATTACAAGGACGGCTGAAGCTGTGTCGGCCCCCGTAGCCGATTCAAAAACCGCTGCTGGGGCCGTCAGCAAAGCGACAGCGGTGTCTTGGCCGGCAGCGAGTTCGCTGACAAGAGCCCCGAAGGTAGAGGCCGCAACAGCAACCGCATCTGAGCCCGTGGACGTTTCGGCTATGGCAGCACTAAAGACAGCGATTGCAGCAAGCGCGTCTGCGCCCGTGGCAGATTCAAAAATGTCTCTCGTGTAAATCAGGCTTCCGGCAATGCTGTCTGACGCTGTGACGGTGTCAGAGAAATCACAGCTATACAGCAGCCCGCCCAAAATGGTATCCGAGGCAGTGGCGGTATCGGAAACAGATGCGTTTAACGTGAGCGTGGTGGCAGCGGCATCCGAGCCTGTTGCTGTGTCAGAGAAAGAGACATTGAATGTTGTACCGCCCGGGGCGGCAAAGATCCAGCCCAGCGAGCCGTTGTTGGTTGAGTTCGCCCCGGCGTACCATGTGCTGTCAAGGTTATAGGCACGAACCCCAGTGATAGTCAGATAGTCAACGCTGGCAGCCTGCCCGCCGCCCGTGAAGACCAGCGTTCCAGGAGAGGAAGCTGATGTTCCTTGGACGGTGAGGATGTTGCCAGCAGTGCCAGAGGCAGTCCACGATGTTGTAATGCGCTGGGTGGTGGTGCCAATGTTAATGGTGTTGGCACCGGCGGCAGTGCTGCTGATAATCTTGAAGGTGTTGTTGCCACTGATGGTGAGCGTGCCGTTGCCGCCTTGGTTCAGGGTGATGTTGGTGTAGGCTATGTCGCCGCCAGCGAAGGTCTTGGCAGATGCTGAGGTGAGGCTGATGGTGCCGGTGCCGGTGACGGTGAGGTTGGTGGGGGTGGCTGTGAATACAGCGCCAGAACCAGCAAAAGTCCAAGTACCAGAACCAAAAGCAAGGGTTCTTATATTCTGAGAAGTAGAATCAAAATTTGAACCGCTTGTTGTGGTGAAGTTATATGTGTTAGCGTCTAGTGTCCCAGCAGAAAGTGTCAGATTAGCTCCGGTTGAAGTGACAAATGCATCTTGCAAAGTAACCGATCCGCTTGGGCTGTTAATTGTAAATCCCTGTGTGAAAGTCCTGCCGGCATTTGTAATAGTCTGACCACCGCGCCCAGCAAACGTAATCGTTCCCGTACCAGTCAGCGTCGTCCCTGTACCGTTGACCCAGTTTCCATAAATAGCAGGCGTCGTAGACCCTGTCGCCAGCGTCATCGTATTCGTCGTCCTAGCCGACATGTCGATGGTGCCGATGTTGTAGGACTGGTTGATGGTGACAGTGGCGCCGCTGTTCAGCCCTGTGGCTTCAAAGAAGCAGGTGTCCTGCGCCAATGGGAAGTTGTTTACAGCAGGTGCATCACCACTGTTGAGCGCCCAGCCTGTCGCAGACCAATTGCCGCCAGCAGCAAGGTTCCAATACTTGTGGGCAGCGGCTGTAAACGTGATGCCGCTGTTGCCCTTGCAGTCGCCAATGCGCGTACCGGAGGCTGGCGCAGCAGCACCAGCGATGGTGATGTCGCGGAAGTCAACGTCGGTCATTGACAAGGCGTTAGCCGTAATGGTGCGGGTGGTGCCGATGGTGTCGCTGCGGCAGAAGTGCCGCATGGTGGCGTTGGTGCCTGCGGAGAAGGTGAGTGTGCCTGTGACGGTTTGGTTGGCGGATAAAATAACAGGTCTGCACCCGCTAGCAGTTAACCCAGAAAAAGACAGGTTGTTAAAACTGTTTGTGCCGTTAATAGTTCTGTCAACTGGATTGGTTTGAGTAAAACTAACGTTGTAAAAGGTCTGATTGTTGCCGGAAAAGTTGGGGCCAATTGCAGATATATTTATTTGCGAAGTTCCTGCCGTGACGGTGAGATTGGCTCGGCTCGTTTCGGTTGTACCAAAATTGATTGGCGTAGACCCAGATAGAGTAGCCGTCCCTGCACCAAAATCAATTGTTCTGGAATTTGCGCTACTAGAACTTATTGACAACCCTGTATAGTTGTAATTTGCAAAACTGAACGTTCCGTTGGTAACGGTTATTCCATTTGATGCTCCTGTATCCAATGCAGAACCCAAGCTCCACGAGCAATCTACGCCATTGACGGTAATGGAAGATGCCAGCGCAACCCCGTTCGTCGTAAACGTCAGCCCGGTGGAATTGCTCGACAGCGTCATCGCCCCCGTATACGTCCGAGTCAGCCCCGTCGCGGGCAGCGTCACATTGCCATGGATACCGTCCATTGCCGTAGAACCCGCCAACGTCACATTCCCCGACGCCGGTCCAGCAATGGTCAACGCCTTCATCCTGATGCCGCCTGTAACAGCGTTCACTGTGGCTGTGTAGGCTGTCCCATTGCTGCCTGAATCAAACACAACATCATCGTGGCTGCGCGGCACAGAAGCTCCGCTGCCTGTTCCAGATGTCGTAGACCAGCGTGCTGTGTCGCTCCAGTTGCCTGTGCCACCAACCCAATAGCGCGTGCTGTCAGCAGGCTTGGCTGTGCGATAGACAGGCGCTGCGGCCGTGCCGGTGCTGTTGGCACCAGCGTAGAACTCACCAGGGCTTGTGGCAGCAAAGCCAATGCTTCCCATAGCAAGGTAGTCAATGCCGCTGGTGCAGGCTCCTGCGAGGATGTGGGAGGTTCCAGTGCCGGTCAGAGTGACGACGTTTCCAGCAGTGCCAGTCACTGTCCACTTGCCGAAAATCTGGATGGTAGAGCCTAGAGCAATGGTGTGCGCTACGGTCTTAGTGCTGGCGAGTTCGGTGAATTGATTGTTGCCGGTTATGGTTGTAGTTGATATGCCGGTTGCACCGCCAATAGTGAGTTTGTTATAGGAAAAGCTCTCGCCTGCAAACTGCCTGGAATTTGTAGACGTACTAGAGAGAACAATATCTGCTGTATCTTTATAAAAAGTTATTCCTGAAATTCTCCACACATTAGTCTCTTGGCTGGAATAGGTGAGTGTCCAAGTACCTGAACCCATTCTCACAACCAGACTCGTGTCTCCACTTGCCTGAAAGGCTCCAATCGTTACATTGTAAGTTTTTGCGTTAAATTGTCCGTATAAAACCCTAAAAAGCACGCCACTAGTGAATGCGTCTTCTAACTCTATGTTCGCCCTTATAGAGTTAATTTGTACTGGAATCGGTATAGAGACTCCGTTGGTTTTAATATAGTTTGTTGCGTCGTATGAGGAAATGTTTATAGTATTTGAATTACTGGTAATTGTTACACCTGAACCAAAGCGTAAATTTTTGAAGATATTAAATGTGATACTTACCGTTAGTGTCATAGCGGTTGTTCTAGAACCCATTTCTAGTGTTCCCAACCTAAACACGGCACTTGTAGAAACAGTGCCTGCTGAACCGGCGTCATCAAATACGGCAGTGTCTTGTGCTAATGGAAAATTATTTACATTCGGCGTACCACCACTGGAGGTTGCCCATCCCGTAGAGAAGAAAGTCTGTGTGCCGGCCAGATTCCAGTAAAGTGTTTTCGAAGCCGGGAAAACAATACCAGCGTTGTTTCCGCAATCCCCCGCGTTTGATGGGGCGGTATTGATGGCGGCTCCGGTCAGGTTAATCCCTTCAAAATCACAGTTATCGGCAAGCAGTGTATTGACAGACAGGTTGCACCTGTTGTTTGTAATATGTGGATTAACGTTTCTTATGGCATATCGGTTTCGAAGACTTGTACCAACAACCTGAAACGTCCCTGTAATGGTGGCGTCCCCAGTAAAGTTTATCAGGTTTGTTCCGTCAACTCCCGGTGCCCTTAGTGTAAGGTTGGCAATTGTGCCGACATTTGTAAACGCGACAGATCTATTAGAAACCGAGGACGCGGCCGCGTTCGCTGTTATGTTATAAAACGTGAGCGGCAGACCACAGGTTATAGACAAGTTGGGGTCTTGCGGCAATACAATATTTGACGTTCCGGCATTAAATGTCAAGTTTGTGCTTGTATTAAAGGAGATGCCAACAGTCCCTGATAAGGTAAAGGTGCTCGACCCAAGCGTGATCGTCCTGACGTTGCTGTTGTTGGACGACAACGAACTAGCAGTGACGTTGTAGTTCTTGGTGTCGAACGTGCCGTTGGTGACGGTGAGTGCGCCTGTGCCCGTATTTAAGGCGTCGGCTAATTCGACCGATCCACCATAGGTATCGATGATCAAATCCTGAGCAAACGCTTTTCCGGCGCTTGTAATCGTCTGAGTGTTCCGTCCGGAAAAGGTCAGAGAACTTGAATACGTCCTTGTAACGCTACTTCCAAACTTCCAATCCCCGTAAACCGTATATGCCGTTGATCCCGCCAGCGTCATCGCATTTGTCCGCGTAGACATATCAATGGTGCCGAGAGACGGAAGAGCCGAGTCCAGCGTCACCGTAGCCGACGTATTCAGACCAGTGTTACCAATGACAGCCGTGTCCTGAGCAAGCGGGAAGTTGTCTGTACTGACCCCGCCACCGGACGACGCAGCCCAAGCGTTTGCAGACCAGTTTCCACCTGCGGCAAGGTTCCAATAGACGGATTTAGGCGTGTCAAAGGTGATGCCTCTGCATCCCCTGAGGTCGCCTATCCTGGTGCCGCTGATGGGCGCTGCTGTGCCGATGACGTAGATGTCTCTGAAGTCTGCGTCGGTCAGGCTTGGGGCGCTGTTGATGGTGAGGGTTTGGGCGATGCCATAGAGGTCGCCACGGAACCAGACGCGGCGGTTGCCTGCGGTGCCTGTGGTGGATAGGGTGCCGTTGATGGTTTGACGGGATCTGAAAGATATGGTGCGAACGCCAGCAGATGCCGGCCCAGTGACGGTTAAGTTATTGAAAATGTTAGCACCAAGAATTACACTTACTATTGCGCCTGTTCCTGTAAATGAAAAATTATTAAATGTTAACCCTGTTTGAATAACAATGTCACAAAAAGCTGAGGACGTTGTACATACAATAACTGAAGTCCCGGCATTAAATGTAAGATTTGTTTGTACTGATATACTTATTGGAACAGAGCCTTGAAGTGTTACTGTGCTTCCATTCAAACTTATTGTTCTTGTATTTGCATTGCTGGACGAAAGTGCTCCTGCCGTAACAGAATAATTGCTTGCTGATGTCGTGAACGTTCCCTGCGTGACGGTCAGCGTGTTGCTGCCAATATTCAGCGCATCCCCAAGCGTCACAGTGATGCCGCTGCCGCTAATGGTCACAGAACCAAGCGTCTTGCCTGCGCTGGTCAGCGTGCCTGTAGCGTTGAACGTGGTAGTACCGGCATAGGTCAGCGTCATGCCAGCGACAAGCGTCAGAGAGCCTGAGATCGTCAGCGCAGGCGTGGCCGTCCCAGCCAGCGTGGCGGTATAGCCGGTACAGTTGATGGACTTGGCAACGCGGGAACCGGAGATGGTGCAGGTTAACGATGTGCCGTCAAAGAACACATCGTCTGCCGCCGTAGGCACAGCAGCACCACCGGCCCCACCTACCGTAGCCGCCCACTTGGTGCCTGCTGTACCGTCCCAAACGTCGGTTGCAAGGCCGCGCCAGAAGCGATCTGCCACCGTTTACACCTTGTAATACCAGACGCCCTCAACCTCAACGAGCTTGGCGCCGCTCGGAGGAACACCTTCCAGCTTCTGGTAGGTTTCGCCAGCAATGTCCAGCGTGGGCGTCTCAGGCTCTACAGGCGGGGCCGTAACGACAGCAATCCAGTTGTCCCGCCGCTGCTCCTTCATGGCTTGGATCTCATCCTCCGTGAAGGCGTGATCATCCGGCAGATGCAAGGCATCCCGAAACACCCCGTGAGGGGTGTCAAACTCGAAGTCAATCTTGATCATGATCAAGCCAGCGTGAAGATTGCCCCAGGCGTGGTGTTCGAGAACTTGACGGTGAACGTCTCGCCGTCAGCCAGTGTGATGCTGCTGCCGTAGTCCCACCAAGCCACCAGCGCGTCTAGCGGAGACGTGGCGGAATCGTTGTAAAGCACAACGTAACGGAACGGGCCAACGCTGCCGCCGGACGCCGTAAACACCACCTCGGTGCCGTTTACCGTTGTGGTGCCGCTTGTTTCCGACAAAGAAATTGTCGTTGCCGTGCCGCCAGTGGTATAGCCGTTGGTGCCGCTGATTTGTGTAATGTCGGCCAACACGGTGTTTGATGCTATTGGCGCAGAGTTGCTCAAGGCAACTTTAAACGTGTTTGCGCCAAAATCATGGACACCTTCGACAAGCTGCTCAGAAAAGTCGTTAAACTTGTTGTACGACGCCATGATATTCCTTTAAGCCAAAAACTTTAGCTTGTACAGGGTGCTGTAAAACAGCGCCAGTATCTCGTCGATGATGTTCTGCAGCGGCGTGCATTCCTTGTTCACCACTTTGAACCTGTCTTCCTCGATGGATTTCACCATGTCTTCGAGGAACTCGATGACGTTGTTCGTCTTGGTCGCGGACTGCAGCGCAATCGGGCCGATCAGGCCGTATTTGCCTTGGTACGCCTCGGCAAACGTGTCGGCCAGTTCGATTACCTCGGTGTAGAACTCGTTCAGCGCCTGATGCTTGGCGTACGAGCGGGTGTTCAGGTGCACCGAGTGCGCGACGTCGCGCGACAGGAACAGGCGGCCGATGAACACTTCGCACGTCATACGGGCACTCCCTCAATCGGCGCAGCGCCGCGCATCCCGCCACCCATGTCGCCGATGCCGGGCGTGGACACATCCCGCAGGGTCTGCATGACCACCTCTTGCACCTGCTCTGGCGTCATGCCGGCCTGCAGCGCGGCGAGGCGGCGCGTCTCGGCCTCGTACGCCTTGACCTCGGCGTCGGCCTCGGCCTTGAACGTGTCGATCTGCAGTTTCTGCGCTTCCATGGACTGGGTGACATTCTGCAGCATCTGCTGCATGGTCTGCATCTCTTGCATCATCACTTGGATCTGCTTGTTCGCAGCCTGCAGCGCCGGGTCGTCCTGGTCTTCCAGCAGCTTCGGGTCGATGGTCTTGCGCAGGCGGGCGGCAAGCTCCTCGGCGCCCGGCCAGTCCATGTTCTTCACGAACAGGTCGCCGGCCACGGCCCACAACTGCGGCGAGCCCTGCAGAATCTGCGACATGGCGTCCATTGCCTCCTGCCGCTTGGTCAGGTACGACGGGCCGGTGGTCACCACGACGTCGTACTTGCCGACGCTTGGGTTGTAGATCTTCTCAATCACCACGCCGGCCTGATCCCGCACCTCGCGCACCGGCTCGGGCTGCATCGGGTCAATGCGGGCCATCTTGGTCTCGCCGTCGACGCCGATGATCCGGGCGATGCGCTGCGTGTCGTAGATCTTTGGGATCAGGTCCACGATCTGCCGCGTGCTGTACCGAATGGCCCGCGCCAGGTTGTCCACGAAGTGGTACGTGCCCGTGTCACCCTGCCGCTCACGGGCCAGGATGGCTCGGCCGCTGCGCTCGTTGCTGGTGGCGCCGATGCTGCTGTCGTACTGCCCGGTGGTGGCCTTGATGTCGTCCGCAGCGCCCATCTTGGCTGCAATCAGGCCCTGCTGGGCCATGGGCGGCTGCGCACGCTGCGGCAGCGGCAGGATGGAGCCGTTGCCGTCAGTGACGTCGGGGTTGACCTCCAGGTAGGGCCAGTTCTGCGTGTTGGCGGTCTTCCACTGGGTTTCGTAGCCCTCGAACTGCCCGCCGTAGCCGATGAACGGGGCCTTGGGCGCCAGCGCAAGCATCTCGGCTTCCTGCGACACCCAGTAGTTGTACATGCGCTGCGCGTCCTTGGCGTTGCGCACCAGCCCGCTCACCAGAATCTGGCCATCGACCTCGAATTCGTTGCCGATCACCCGGATCACAGGAATCCACCGGCCCGCCCAGTCCTGCTCTTCGAGGATCTCGTAGCCGTTGGTCTTCATCCACTTGACCTGCGGCACCTGAGCCATGCGCGAGCGCACCGGCATCAGGCCCATGGCCTGCATCTGCCGGTCTTCGGGCTCACCTTCCTGCAGCGTGACGTTGCCCGGGTACAGGTTGAGCTTGACGCGCTTGTACTCGACGCAGAAGTACTCCGCAATCCGCACCGTGTTCTGCGTCACCCACTGCGCGGTGGCCGAGTCGCCAGTGCCCTGATCCATCAGCGCGGTGATCGGCGTGGCGTCGGGGAACAGGCGCTCGTACTCGTCGCGCGTCATGTCCTGCGTGATGAAGCACCACTTGGCATCCGACCCGCAGGGGTCTTGGATGGTCGGGTCCATGTACACGCTGAACGAGTTGCGGATGCGCTCGATCTTGATGTCCTGATCAAACGTGTTCTCGTCGCAATACTCCGTCAGCAGGCGCCAGTAGCCCTCGCCAAACGTGACCTGGTTCTCGCAGGCGGTGTCGTAAGCGACGTCCGCGTCGGACATGTACTCAATGTGCCGCACCACGCCGTCGTAGATCTCGGCAACCTGCGGGTCAGCGCGGTCGTCGGCAGGAATGACCTTGCCACTGGGCCGGTTCTGGCGCTGGTCGTTGGTAACCTGGCGCACGTGCTGCGGCAGTTTGTTGATCGTCAGGCAGGGCCTGGCGTTGATCGTCTGCCCCTGCACGTTGCCGCGGGTGGCCAGCACGTTGCTCGGCCACTGCCAGTTGTTGTCCGGGCTGCCGGCCATGAACCGCAGATCGTCAAGCTCGTCATTGCGCGACGAACTCAGTGCGCCGAGCGCCATCTGCAGGCGCTCCCGCATGGTGGCTAAGGCGTCGTTTTTGGCTGATTTACGGGCCATGGCGGGGTAGGGTCACCGATGCGTTATTTCTTGCCCTTGGCGGGCGCCTTGGCGGCTCGCTGCGTGCTGTACGCTACCGCGACCGCCTGCTTCTGCGGCTTGCCGTGGGCCATTTCGGTCTTGACGTTCTTGCGAAACGCCTCTTTGGACGCGGATTTCACCAGAGGCATATCATTTCCCCTTCGGTTTGGCCGTCTTGGCCGACTCGCGGAACGCCTTGGCGGTGGGCGCGCCCGCAGCGCCCGGTTTGCGCATTTTCTCACCGCTGCCGGCAGCAATTCGCTCGCGTTTGGCGTTGATGTTGGCGTAGAGGCCGGGTTTTTGCGGCATGATCAGCACTTCCAGCGTTTAAGAGCAGCCTTGGCTCGCTCGCCGTTCTCGGCCTTTGCGGCGACGCCGCCCATGCGGGCGCAAAACGACTTTTTACGCGCGGCGTCCGCCTCAGTCTTCGGATTCGGCGCCGGCGCCTTCAGATTACTGCCGGTCTCGCGGTTATACCGCTCCCGGCCCTTGGCCGTCAGGCCAGCGCCCTGCTTCGTGGGCAGCTTTTCGCCCCGACCAACGCTCAGAGACACCGATTTCGCCATGTTCAGCCCTCAGTGAGCCATCCAACCTGCCGTCTGCGAACCGGCGTGAGCCGTCACCACCCGGTGCTGGCTGCGGGGATTGTACTCCCTGTGAGCCACCGGGAACGCAAACGTCACCGCCAGTGCGTCGGCGGCGTCAGGCGAGGCCAAACCGCGGGCCTTCATCTGCTCCTTCGTCTCCAGCGCAATCGCGCCCGACGAGTTCGGCTTTGTGCGCGGGCCGCACAGGTCTTTCTTCAGGTTCCTGTCGTCCTTCAGAGACGCCGTGCGCAGCCACTGCTTCATCGCGCCCCATATCTCTGCCCGCTTGTTCTGGTACGCCTTCTGATCCTTGGCCTTCCAGCCGAAATTCACGCCGCGCACCTTATACCGCTGCTCCAGCAGTCTGTCCAGCACGCCCGCGCCCAGCCCGCCCTCGTCGATCACCGTCAGCGCCGGCTGAAAATCCTCCATGGCCTCGATCACGTGCCCGACCACGGTCATCGTGTCGTCGCCACGGAACCGCCGCACTTCCAGCAGGTCACGGCCCTTCCTGATCACGATGATCGTCGCGTCCGCCCCAAACCGCGCCGGGTCCACGCCGATCACCACAGGCGCGTCCGGGTCGCGCATCGGGGGCCGCTTCGCGGCTTCTTCCACCAGCCCCAGCGGGATGAACTGATATTCGTCCGCGCCGGGGAACTCGCCGTACACCTCGACCATCGCCTGCGGCGAGTCCTCGCCGTATTCGTCGATGATCGTCTGGTACACGCCCTTGTCGGTGTCCTCCACCGTTCTGGCGTCAATGTTCTGCGTGTTCCAGAACGCCCGCTTGGCATTAAAACACTCGAAAAAATACCCCGAATTCCGGCGCGGGTTACTGAACGCACACCAGAATCGGTGTGGAGTGTTCTCGGTAAAAAATCCGGCTGCCACAGACCAAATCGAGTCCGGGATACCGCTGGCTTCGTCAAACACCACCATCATGCCGTCGTCGTTGTGCGCGCCAGCGTACGCATCGGGGTTTTCTTCGCTCCAGAGCTTCCCCTCCGCGCCCCAGTAACGCGTGCCCTTCTTCAGGTCGCGCTCCACCAGTTCGGTGAGCCACTTCGCCGGCACGATGCGCGTGGCGCTGATCTCGAACCAGTGCGAGTTCATCAGCATCGCCAGCCACTTCGTGATCTCGGCCCAAGTCACGCTTCTGAGCTGCGCCTCGGAGTTCGCTGACACGATCACGCTCGCCCCGATCCGCGTCGAGAGCATCCACAGCACCAGCCAACTGACCAGCGCCGACTTCCCGATCCCGCGCCCCGAGGCCACCGCTAGGCGGAATACCTCGTACATATCCCGCGTGCCGTTCGCCTCGATGTGGGTTTTTATCTTCCGCAGAATATCCCGCTGCCATTTACGCGGGCCAGTGCGCTTTTCCAGCGGCGTGCCTTTTTCCCCCCAGGGAAACACAAACATTACAAACGCCTCGGGGTCGTCGCGGAGCTTCGCGCTCCACAGGCGACTCATCAGGGCCTGTTCTTCCTGCGGGGTGTATTTCGTCGTTTGCACGCAGTTCCTCGGTTATACCGGGCCGTCGACCATTTCCGGCAACGCCGTTACCGGCAGCGCCGTTACCGGCAAACCACGCGCCAGCGGCTTCACAATCTCTACCGCATCCTCAATCGCCTGCGCGGCCTTCACGCGCTTCTCGGCCATTTCCAGCGCCGCAGTAATCGAAATCGACTGCGTTACGTCTACCTGGACCTGCTGTTTCGCCACCCAATCGTGCCTGTGCCTCAGAAACTCCAGCGCCGCCTTCGAATCCCCGTTCGCTGCCGCCTCGTACAGCGTGCGCGACATCGTCATCTCACTATCAGCACGGCCCTTCATCTCCGCCAATTCCGCAATCGGGTCCATCAGCTTCAGCCGAGCCAACTCCACCGGCAACATACCCGCAGCCAGCGCCAGCGCATCACCACGCAATCCCAGCTTCGCATTCTCGTAAATGCGCTCCAGGGCGTCAGGCGTGGCTTTCAGCTCTCTGGCAGTGACGGGTAGGTCGCGGAAGACGGAGAGGTGCATGGGGCGCGATGATAGCCGATTGCCAGCAGGAATGAAACCGAGCAACGCTCGCCTCTGCGATTGCCGGCAGCGTGAACAGCGCCAGCCGTCAGCGGCGGCGAACTTGGTGGCGTTTGGCGCCAAGGCCAAATTTGGGGCGTGGGAAAGTTTATGCAAAAAAAATTGGCTGTGGGGCAGGGGCTTAACGCTGCGAACAATAAAAATTTGGTCTGGGGGGTCCGTACCATTTCACTCCAAGCCAAGGCCCTACCCGGGGCCTCGATTCTCCGCACCCTCATCATCCACCCCCCAATGATCAGCACACTGACGATCCTTGAGCTGATGATCAGCACGCACTTGGTCAGCACACTGACGATTAGCGCACTCACTGTCAGTACACGCACTATGCTGCAGCGCAACACCGAACCGGCAGGGCGTGCCGGGAGGCTGGACGCGGTCGCATGCAAGTCCTCGCCGACCTGCGATGCCCAAGGGTATTAGTGGCATGAGCATCCTTGCGCCGACTTGAGATGCCCATGGGTATTGGGGGTATCGGGGCATACCCCTCGGCCAATACCCCTCGATACCCCTCGATACCCCTCATACCCCTCCCCTTTTATTTAGCTCAACCCCCACGAACTTTGCTAACTTATCTTCTATTCTGAGGGGTATTAGGGGTATTCAGAGGAGCGCATGGGTCTGTCGCAGGGGTACAACCGGCACCACGCAGGGGTTTTCATAGGAGAGCCCCGAGGGGTACACGCTGACGGGCTCGGGTTAGGGAAAGCACCTACCGTTCCTGACTGTTGCTGTAAGTTTCGCGTCAGGAATGCCGCCGATGATGCGTGTGTGGCGCCGATGGTCGGTGCTGCTGCTGCCGGCGGGTCCGGCAGATCCGAGGAGTAGACGATGCACCACCCAGCCTTCCCTGCTATCGACATCCCGCCGCACCTGTTCTCTTACGGGTTCACGACGCACGACGTCTATCACCACGATGCGTGTGTGCGCCTGACGCGTGGCCAGCTGTCCCTGTGGGTTGACCACGAAGACCCCGAGAAGCGCGACGGTGAAGGCGCGCGATTCACGATTCACCCGCACGACGAAGATCTGCAGTGTGCTGGTGTCTGGTACGAATTCGACGATTTGCCTGCGCTGTTGGCGTATTTGGATACGCTGGTCTGACGAATAACCCCGGGTTTACGGGCTCGATAAATAGGAGCGAGAAGATGACGACGACGAAGAACCCCTACCGCGCGCAGCTGCGCGCTGCCGGCTTGGTGTACAGGCCAATCCTCGGAGAGGCGAGTGCTAAGACAGTGAAGGGTCAGCGTATTGGCTATCTCACTGGCATATGCTACCTAGTGCCCGACGAAAAGCTCTGCCCGCTCGCGAAGCTTGCCGGTTGCATGGCTGGTTGCCTGCGCACTGCCGGCCGTGGTGCTTTCGATAGCGTGCAAGCTGCGCGCGCAGCGAAGACCGCGTTTTTCCGCGAGCATCGGCAGGCTTTCATGCTTTCGCTTGCTGCCGATGTTTGGTCGTTGGCTCGGCGCGCCGAGCGCATGGGGATGCTGCCGTTGGTGCGGCCGAACGGCACCAGCGATATCCCGTTCGAGAATATCCCGGTCGTTGACGGGAAAACGATATTTCAGTTGTTCCCTGATGTACAGTTTTACGATTACACGAAGCATCCTAGCCGGAATTTGTCCGGAAAGACTGCGGATAACTACGATCTGACATACTCGTTTTCTGCCGTGACGCCGAAGCCTATCAGCATTAAGGGCCTGCAGAATCCCGCGAATCGGCGCACGGCTGTCGTGTTCGATCGTCGCGAGAATATCCCCGAGTCATTCCGGGGCTGGCCTGTCGTTGACGGGGACGATACCGATGTTCGGCACATCGAACCCGCGCGTGTCGTTGTTGCGCTCTATGCGAAGGGTCGCGCGCGCTCCGATATGTCCGGGTTCGTTCAGCGTAAGGGACGGGACTATTAATCGTAGGTTTACGGGTCGCGTGCCGGCCCGTATGCGTGCGATTCTCGCGCGACGAAAGCCCTGCGTAAGCCAGCCCACCGACACTCAACACGCCCGGATTCCCTGGGCTCACTGGAGACCCTGCGATGCACGACATCCCCCTCACCGTTGCCGACGTGTTCGGCGCCCTGGCCATCGGCGCCGCGTTCGGCGTGCTGCTCTGGGCTTTCCCGTGGTGACGCTCCCCGGCCACGCGCCCGACGGCCAGCGGCGCGCCACAGCGCCCGCGTGCTGGCCTTTCGGCACCGTGACACCACCCGACCCCCGGTCGGCGCCTGTAGCGCCGATTGCGGGGCTTCCCGAGACCCTGACGCCTGCCGAGCTGCGCGAGCTGCCGGCGGGGTTGTTCTGACGATGGAGAAACGACGATGCGCCTGATCCTGACCCTGCCGGCCGATTGTGCCGGCGCCGATGCCGCCGCGTTCTCGCAGGATGGCGAGTTGCTCGCCTGTGGCGCGCGCGAACACTGCGAGGACGTTGCGATGCAGGCCGCCGGCCTGTACTGCTGGATCGACCGCGGGCGCGCTGTCATTCGGCGCGATTTTGAAAACCGGGAGGCATGATGCCCCTCGTGTTACGTAACTGTGATCCCGACCCCGAGCAGCTAGCCCGGGGCCTAGAAGCCGCTCACGCAGTCCTGTCGGCTGCCGGCATTACCGCGCACGCCGCCTGGCTGCAATCTGGCTATCACGTGGCCTGGACAGATGCCCTGGCTATGCAGGCCTGGTATCGGGCCGAGGATGCCTGCGTGCGGGCCGCGTTCGGCTCTTGGCGCGGCGCGCCGCTTGCGGTGGCGATGGAATGGGAGGCAGACCCCCCGGGCGCGGAGGGCGAGCGATGATCTGGGCCGCCATAGCCTTCCTGCTGGCGCTTGCGCTGGCCCTGCTGCTCGACCTATAATCGGCGCGCCCGCTGCGGCGGGCTTTCGCTGTTGTCTCCTCCTGCCGGGCACCCTGCCGGCTTGCTCCCCGGGTCGAGCGTCACGCTCCCCGGGGATTTTTTTAGTCCGGCTTAGCCCGCTTTGAAGTTGTAGACCTTCGCATGCGGCATCAGGGTTTCCAGCATGCGGCGGATTTCGCTGCGGTTGCTCTGGTAGCGTTCCAGCGTGTCTAGCGAACAGAGGATGTGCCGCTTCTGCGCCAGTTCGTTCGTCTTGACCTTCCCCAGATCAAGCCAGCCCGCATGCCCAGCCGCCACATACAGGCTCTGAATGTTGATCTTGTGATCCTGCATGCCCTGCTGAAGCTCGTCTACCACCGGCTGCCACGGTCCCATGATCGCACCGGGCCGGAACACGCCGACCCTGTTGCGCATCGCCTCGGCCAATAGAGCCTCACCTGCAGACAGGCCGCCCTCCATCATCACGGTTTTGGCGTCCGTCACTGGCGGCCGATCCCCCGGCGAGAAATTCGATACGTCCCTTGCGCGTAACCAGTGCGCAACATGATCTAGTCCGCCGCCCTGATACCACTGCCAGAGGGCGCGAGCCTCCTGCTGCGACAATATGCCGGCTTCTGACCACAACACCATCCATCTGCGGTCATCTGCCGATAACGACAGGGATACTCGCTCGTTGCTGAAACCCAGCACCGACAGTCTGTTGACTGCCGGGTAGGGGTGGCGGCCTTTCTCGTTGACGCTGAAGGTCTCCGGCGGCGCGGCCAGCAAGGGCTTCAGTTTGTTTTCCAGCGCCCGCCTGTCCTGCAATTGCGGCTCGCGCAGTTCGTTTAGGACGAGGACTTCGCTGAGAACGTAATAATTGAATGCTGACTGTATTTCCTCGGTCGTGACGGTTTTCACATTCTGGCCTGTCGGCCCGCCGATTGCGTGCAGGAATGGCATCCAAAGAGTATCCTTGCCGCTACCCTGCCGGCCTCCGTGCAGGATGCCGTGATTGATTTTCACGCCGGGATGCTGGACTTTGAACGCCATCCAGTCCAGGCAGTGTCGGCGCTCCTCTGCGTCCGGTATCATGCGCTCTACGTGCCCCAACCACGGGCCTACGTCGCCGGGCACGCCCTGCGGCCTGCCGTCGCGCCAAGTGTTTCCGAATTGCTCTCCGTCGTAGCCCACGAAAAGCCCGTTCCCGGGCGCGTAGATCATGCCGGCCAGCGTGCGCGCGCCCATCGCAATCCGGTTCTCGTCGTAGCTGGTGCTGGCCGTCACGCGGGCATGCAGTCCGTTTGCGCCAGCGTGGATACTGTGCATTTTGTGGTGCCGGAATGCCGCGTCGAATGACTTGCGCTCCACCAGTTTTCTGCGGTGCAGGTCGAAGAAATCCGCGCTACTGAGCAGAAACGCAAACCGCTTGTACCAATCGGGCGGCTCCAGCGTGCCGATCTCGTCGCTATCTGGCGGCGTCGGGTCCGCTGCCGGCTGCGCCTCGGGCTTCGCTGCGGGGGTCGGCTCAGGCGCTGGCGCCTGCAGCCATAGCGACACTCTCTGAGCGATCCAGGCCCGCGCGTCGGACCACCGCGCCCACCCGCTATCGGCGCAGTCCCAGCCGTCAGGCTGGCCTGTGGGGTCGATGATTTTGACCTCTGCCGCCAGCGGCTGCAGGATGGCCGCCAAGCGCTGCATAGCCTCGATGCCGGCAGTGTCAGCGTCAGGCCACAGGAGGATTTTCCGGCCCCGGAGGGTCTGCCAGTTCGCTCTGCTGAGAGCCTGCGCGCCACCGGGCCAGGTCACGGCGACGTAAGGCGAGCCCGCCAATGCTGCCGCCGCGTCTGCGGCTTTCTCGCCCTCGACCACCAGCACCGGATCGTCGGGGCGGGCCTCCAGTTCCTGCAGCCTGTAAAGCGGGCGCGGGACCGGCCACTGGCCCATGCCCCAGCCGTCGTGCGCGAAAGTCCAGGGCACGATCTGCTTGCGGCTGTCGGGCGGGTCGTATCTGGCGACGTACCCGAGCACGTCGCCGTCGCCGTTGAAGTACGTCCAGCGCGCTGACGGCGCGCCGTGGATCGGGTGAATGCAGTCGCAGTCCGCCGCCTCGCTGGGCACCGGCACGATGACCTGCCGCTGCGGTTTCGCTGGGCGCGGCTTGGCAGGCACGCTGCTGGCGGGCGCGTCGTCGCTGAGTTCGCGGTACGCCTCGCCCATGGTGATCTCGTGGATGGCAGCGTACAGGCTGATGAGATCCCCGCCGCGTTCGCTGGTGGCGAAGTCGGCCCACCGGCCCGACAGTAGGTTTACGCCGCATGAGTCGCCCTCGCCGCCTGCTAGATCACCGCACACCCACTCATGGCCCCGCCTGCGCCCGCCTGCGAGCCACTGCGGGACGAGGGTTTCCGCGCTGATAAGCAGGCGCTGTGCGAGGGCTGAGAAGTCGAGTTTCGTTGTCATGCTGTCCCCCACTGATCAGCCATCGCTGCGGCTATGCCGGCGTATGTTGTGCTGCGGATCTTCCAGCGATCCGGGCTCGGGCCGAGGCGGTTCTGTCCGCTGTCGGTCTGGTTGCCCCAGCGCTTCCGTCCGTTGACGATGCGCGGTTCTACGATCTGCGTCGGCCGCAATGGCGGCAAATTCTGCAACCACAGGCAGGTTTTCTTCGACGCATCGTGCCCGAACATCCACGGCTGGATGATCTGCTCAGGCTTTTTAATCCATGTGCTGATCATGCTCACCGGGTTCTCGATGGCAATGCGCGGGATTGGCGCGTCCATCAATATGTGAACAAACATCAACGCGTTGTGGGTCAGTTGCTCATCGCGCAACCCGCGCCGCGTCCAGTGCATGCCACTGACACTCAGGTACGTGCAGGGCGGGTGCGCGATCATCAGATCCCAGCCGTCGTCCAGCACATCGCACACGTCGCCTTGATAATGCGGCCCCGGCGCATCTGTCGGCAGCAAATCACACGACATCGCATCGTGCCCGCGTGCGCGGAAAGCATCGCGCACGGTGCCGCTGTATTCGCAGGCTACAAGTACTCTCATGCATCCCCCAACAGCCTGACGGCATCGTCCACACTGCGGCATACGCCCGCTACGCCGCCGGCCTGCCGGATCGTCTGCAGGAATTCCTCCTGTCCAGGCCGCATGCGCCCAGTGCGCGACTTGACCTCTATGGCCAGCGTGCGGCCGTCTTTCAGGACGCCCATGATGTCCGACATGCCGCGCGCGGTGTTGGCGCGGATGTACCGCGTCGAGCCGTCCCTGTTGCGCTCCGCGAAGGTGCCGCTGTTCTGTCGCCAGCACTGCGCCACGCGAGGGTGCCGCTTCAACAACTGCATGATCGCCCGCAGGATGTCGGCCTCGCTCGGCTCCGTGCTAGGTTTCGCTGCGGCGCGTTTTTTCGGCTCTGGCGGGATGTCGATCTGCCGCACCGGCTTTCCCGACAGGGCTGCGTACAGCGCCTCGGATTTCTGATTGGCGAGCATGATCTCGCGCAGCGTGCGGCGGCCTCTCATCGCTTCGCCTCCTGCGCGCACCGCGCCGCATACGCCCACACCGACGCCGCTTGCTCATGCGCCTTCAGCTTGTGCTGCACCAACGGCCTGATGGCCAACTTCGGCGGCGGCGGAGCACCGGCAATCACCCACACCCAAGTGTGCTCATTGATGCGGCGTTTCTGCAGCCTGCCCTGCACGCGCAGCTTTCTCAGATGCTGCGCCGCAGTGTCCTGCTTGCAGCCCAGGTGCGCCGCCACTTGCTCACGCAGCACCGGCTGATGCGCCTGCACGAAAGCCAGAACCGCCAGTTTTTCGTCGCTGAGAATCATTCGACTGGCCTCCACGGAACCATCTTCGTACGCAGCTTCGCCTCCGCAGCACGGATCAGAAACCGCGCCTGCGTTTCCGTCACGCCAGGCAGCGCGGCCTTGAACCATAGGCGCCCGATTTCGTCGTCCGTCAGGCTGACGTGCCGGCACTTGTCCAGCAGGGCGAGCGTGCCCGCGGGGGCGACTTCCCAGTCTGAGGTCATTTCTTCGCCCCCCTCTTGGCTTCCGGCCAAGCCCACCAAATCCTGCGCTGCACATCGGCAGGCGCCGCCATCGCAGCCATCTCGGCAGCTTCCTCGGCGGAAAACCACGGGGTCGCGACGAGAGACCACTTTGAGCCGTCCCACCAGCGGTGAAACCGACCCGTGCGGGCCACGCTGGCGCGATACCACCCAACTGCGGGCGGCGGGCCGGGGTTCCATTCAACGTCCATGCTGCAACCTCATTGCATAGTCCCACACTGACGGGCACTGCTCAATCGCCCGCATAACGGGCGCCGAAGGGCGCTGCACCGGCACCCAGCGAGCGTGCCGCCCCAAGCCCACGGCCTGGATGAGCCCGTGATTTTTGAGCGCCCACAAGTGCTGCTGCGCCGTGGCTGGCTTGCATCGCATGATGCTACGAATCGTTGCCAAGGCGGCTGGCTTGTGGGCGCAGACGGCATCGTATGCCTCCTGCTGGCGTGGGGTTAGGTTCATGGGCCGCGATCATAGGCCCGCACCGCCCGACGCGTCCATATCCCGACTAATCCGCACGGGTATACGATGCTGCTTGACGTTCCCCGATGCTCGGCTATGATGCCCTTGCGTTGCGGCGCATCCCGCAGATAACAGGAGCGACAGTGAACATCAGCAACATCCCCGGCCCCGGCGACACCGCCACCTGGCCATCGTACCCCGCCGGCTTCGACGGCGACAACCCGTGGCTCGCGGACGCCCGCGATCACCTGCTGGCCTGCGTGGACGATTGGGCTCTGTGGTTGGCCGACTGCGAGGGCTGGCCCGGTGAGAGCCTGGCCGCAAACGTGGATCACTGCGGCGAGGACATGACCCGCGTCAACACCGTGACCCTGTTCGCCGTCGTGCTTGCCGGCACCAGCGAGCAGTGCCTGCGGGCGCGGCATGAGCTGCGCGAGCGGTTCGTCAAGGCGAAGCAGGCCCGCATCGCGGAACTGGCCGAGGACATGATCCGGGCCGAGGCGGATTCGTGGGAATCGCGGAATGCGGGGGAGTTCTGACATGAAGACCACCGCAATCAGCACCCTGACCGCTGCCGACGTCGCATTCGTGCTGGAGGTGCTGCAGCAGGCGCAAGACATGTCGCCCACTGCCGACGCTTACGACATCGGCATTCTTCGCGCCCGCGCCTTCGCCGCCGCCTCTAGGCTGCGCATCCACAGCGGCATTGAGAGTGTCATTGTGCCAATCAAGGAGGAAGCATCGTGATCCTCGAAACCGCAGACCAACGTTCCGACGACTGGTACGCCGCCCGCTGCGGCAAGGCCACCGCCAGCAGGTTCAAGGACGTCATGGCCCGCCTCAAGAACGGCGCACCCGCCGCCGACCGCCAGCGTTACCTGACGGAACTGGTGGTCGAGCGCCTCACCGGCCAGCCGGTGCCGGCATACGAGAACGCCGCCATGCGCTGGGGCACGGAGCAGGAAGCCGCTGCCCGGGCCGCATACGAGCGGCGCACGGGCGTGGCGGTGGAGGAGACGGGCTTCGTCGCCCACGACACCCTGTACGCAGGCTGCAGCCCGGACGGCCTGGTGGACTGGGACGGGCTGATCGAGATCAAGTGCCCGTTCAACAGCGCCGTCCACATCGACACGCTGCTCAACGGCATGCCGGCAGAGCACGTGCCGCAGGTGCAGGGTCAGATGTGGATTACCGGCCGGCAGTGGTGCGATTTCGTGAGCTTCGATCCCCGCATGCCTGAGCCGCTGCAACTGCACGTCCAGCGCATCAACCGTGACCCGGCGTATGTTGCCGACCTCGAGCGCCAGGTCACGGAGTTCCTTGCCGAGGTCGGCGCACAAGTCGAGGCGCTGCGGCGCCTTGCGGAAAGCAGGAAATGACTCAGGAAAAGCAGAAGCGCCCCTACACGCGCAAGATGAAGGTCTACATCGTCACGGATCGTGACGGAAACGAGCGTCTGGTGCGGGCCTACACCTCGGCCGATGCGCTGCGCCATGTCACGCCCACGTTCAACGTGACGCCCGCCGATCAGGACGACATCATCTCGCTGATGGCCTCGGGCGTGGCGGTGGAAACCGCGGGCATCCAGGAGCAGGAACTGCCGGCAGGTGAAGCCGCGGGCCTGAGCGACTAAACCACAGGGGCGGTACGCCGCCCCGGAGAACAACCATGACAGCACTTGTCCCCGTAGACCAGATCGAGCGCATGGCGCTCGCGGTCGCCAAATCCGGCCTGTTCGGCGTCAAGACGCCCGACCAAGCGATGGCCCTCATGCTGGTGGCGCAGGCGGAAGGCATGCACCCCGCGATTGCCGCCCGCGATTACCACGTTATCAATGGCCGCCCAACGCTGCGCGCCGACGCCATGCTGGCCCGTTTCCAGCAGGCCGGCGGCAAAGTGGAGTGGGGCGAGTACACCGACCGCAAGGTCGTCGGCACGTTCACCCACCCGCAGGGCGGCAGTGTCCGCATTGAGTGGACGACGGACATGGCCGTCAGCGCCGGCCTGACGCGCAACCCGACGTGGAAGTCCTACCCCCGGCAGATGCTGCGGGCGCGGTGCATCAGCGAAGGCATCCGCACCATCTACCCCGGCGTGGCCATCGGCACCTACACGCCAGAGGAGGCCGAGGACATGGCCCCGCGCCCAGCCCGCGACATGGGCGCTGTCGAAGAGGTGGCCCCGCCGCCGCCGCCGGCAGTGGACGTGGAAGCTCTGGTGCGCGACATTGACGGCGCCGCCACGCTGGAGTTTCTGGAACTGCTGCGCCCGCAGATGCGCCAGGTGCCGAAAGGCCCCGACCGCGACCGCGTGGTGGCCGCAGTGCAGCGCCGTGCAGAGGAGATCCGCGCTGAGCAGGCGCCCGCGCCCGAGGCGGAAGGGGGTGCGTTGTGAGTGCCGCCAGCCAACCCCCCGATCAGCACCTGATCACCCCCGCCCAATTGGGCATCCGCTGGGGCCTGAGCCTGCACACGCTCAGTCAGTGGCGGGCCAATAACAGCGGGCCGGCTTACCTGCGCCTCGGTGACGGCGAGCGGCCGCGCATCAGGTATCGGCTGGTGGACGTGCAGGAATACGAGCGCCGGCAACTGGAGAACCGGCAGTAATACGTAATACACGGCACGGCGAGGCAGGGCACGGCACGGCCAGGCGAGGCAGGGCATGGCACGGCTCGGCAACGCACGGCATGGCAGGGCGAGGTACATGGCACGGCGTGGCGTGGCCAGGCATGGCGCAGCCAGGCACGGCGAGGCAAGGTACGCGGCTTGGCAAGGCCCGGCGTGGCGTGGCAAGGCACGGCAAGGCAAGGTACATGGCTTGGCAGGGCAAGGCTCGGCAGGGCAAGGCTTGGCGCGGCAAGGCAGGGCAATTTCTGCCCGAATTTGAGTGTTTTTCAACCAATGGAGTACAGTGATGAAACTGATCGACATCGAAATTCGCGGCATTCAACCGCTTCTCATGCACCGTTTTGCGGAGGACGCGGAGACGGCCAGCAGCAGCAAGGCGCGCGGCATCGTGCAGGACAGGGGCACGCCCCGCGAACAGGCCGAGAAGGTTGCCTACCGGCATCCTGACGGCACGTTCTACATCTCGGCGTTCGCCATTCCCAACGCTATCGGCGCGGCCGGCGCGAGCTACAAGATGCCCGGTTCGCGCAAAAGCATGCGGTTCATTGTGCCCAGCGCAATCCGCATCTTTGAGCCCACCATCACGGTGATGAACGGCGCAGGCCCTGCCAAGGATTTCGAGGTGGACTCGCGCCCGGTGACGATCCCCGCCACCAAAGGCCGCGTCATGCGCCACCGCCCGCGCTTTGACTGCTGGGGCCTGCAGTTCAGCATCGGTGTGGACGACACGTTGATGAAAGTCAGCGACGCGCAGATGCTGCTGGAGCAGGCCGGCCTGAGCATTGGCATCGGGGATTTTCGTCCTGAGAAGCGCGGCCCGTTTGGCACGTTCCGCGTGACCCGTTTTGAGGAGCTCGCAGAATGAGCGCCGCCCGCGAATTCCTCGCGGGCCTGTTCCGCCCCGCGTCGCCCGAGGTTCTGGCAGCGCGTGAGCTGGACGAGGCCCGCCGGCAGTTGCTGGCCGCAGAGTCCGCTGCGGAATACGCGGACGCGATGTGCGCTTACCACCGTTCGCGGATTGAGCGGTTGCAGCGGTATTTGAAAGGAGAGCAGGAATGAAAGACACCGGAGGACCGGCGTTTCCCGTGAAGACGGCGATGCTCGATTGCACGCAGACCGGCATGACCCTGCGCGACTACTTTGCGGCGAAGGTGATGGAAGGGATTTGGACAAACAGTGAGATTCTTGCGACTTTGAAACGCGGGCAAGAGTCGAAAGAAATTGCTATGTTAGCCTATGAGCAGGCCGACGCCATGCTGAAAGCGAGGCAACCATGACCACCGAAGACAAAATCCGCCGAGTGCTGCACCCCGAGGCGCACGAACCCATGCCGTACAACCCGCGCCTGGGGGTGGGCTGGGACCAGCAGGGCAGGCATCCGCAGGCTGCGGAGCCGTGCGTCGATCTTGATGAACTGGGCGTGCGGTTGCCCGAGCCCGATCCGTGGTGGCCCTACATCCTGGGCGCAGTGGCGGGACTGCTGGCGCTGGTGCTGGTGTTTGCGCCGTTGGGGAGGTGAGATGAAACTCACACCATGGTTCCCCGGCAGCGTCAAGCCGGTGCGGGTTGGCGTGTACGAGCGAGAGTACGGAAACGGCTGGCATAGCTACAACTACTGGAACGGCAAGGCATGGTCCAGCCCAAGCCCGGTTCCCAAAGGAGCTGAGATTTTCAAATCCTTTCGCAGTGCGTACCAAAACGTCCGTTGGCGCGGGGTGATGAAATGAACGACCTACGAACCGCCGCCGCCATCCGCGCCCGCACCCCATGAAATGCCCCATCTGCAGCACCTGGGCCATCAGGCTGGAAACGCGCAGCAATGCTACGCACAACACCGTTCGCCGCCGCTACGAATGCGGCTACACGCACCGATTCAGCAGCGTCGAGCGCGTGGTGGCGTCCGTCAGTACGACCAGATCGTCGGCTCCTGCCGCAGATCAAGGTGCAGAAACCGACCCGCACCCTTCTGCTGGACGCCGATCCCCGTGAACCCGAGCCCGAGCGCCAGGCGCAGCAGATCAACGGCGTCGCCGTCCTGCACCCCGAGGTCTGCCGCCAAGCCGGTGGCGTGCATCCCGGGGTGCGCCTTGGCTTTCTCGATGGGGTGGTCGGGGCACCGATAGCCGCTTGTCACGCGCAGGGGCTTGCCGTACTGGTGACGCAGCGCCTGCAGCTTCTCCATGAACTCGGGCTGCATCTGCTGCCGGCCGCAGTGGCGGCAGCGGAATTCGGCTTCGGTGAAGTTGGGGTAACGCGACCAGTCCATGCCGATCAGCCTGTTACTGCTGCTTGCGCTTATCCCACACGCTCCAGCCCACGCCCGCCGCGGCCGCAGCGCCGCCGACGATGGCGTTCACGGTGTCGCCGTCCACGCCCCACTTGACGGCAAAGCCGCCGGCAATCGCCGTCAGGATGTGACGCACCAGCGCCTGAATGATCATCGCGTTCATTGGGTACTCCTACAGGGGCCGTGGTTCCTTGAAGGCCGACGCGGGCACGGCCCAACAGCCCCCGTCAAACCACGCTATCGTAACCCGGCCGTCAGGGCGCAGCGTCCAGCAGCCAGACAGGCGCTCGCGGCCCTTGTACAGCAACGCCCACAGCGCACCCCGCTGGCACGGGCCAGCCTCGTCGTGCAGTTCAAGGCGCTCGTCATTTGCCACGATTTCCGCCACCACAGCGGCCTGCGCCGGCAGCGCCAGCAGCAGAGCCAGTGTGGCGGCTCGGGTCACTTGCTGCCCCAGTGCGTAGCCACCCACGACACGGCACCGCCCAGCATGGATGCGATGGTCATGCCGGCCCACAGGCCACCCTTGGACTTGTTGGCCATCTCCAGCAGCGTGCGAATGTCAGTCTGCATGGCCGTCACCTGGTTGCGTAGCGACGTGACCTCGGCTTCCAAGCGGCCGAATTCTCGGGGGTCGATCTCGGTCATGGTACTGCGAGGGCGTTGGTGGATTGGGGAGCGAGAGTGTTGGAGCGTGACGGCTCGGCGCCGGAAATTCTGACGGCCTGAGCCCCAGCGCGGCTGATGATTCCAGGCCCCTTGGCTTGCGCCGTGGCCCGCATCTGCGCCCTTTCTAGCGCAGCAATCGCGGCATCCGGGTCTTTGTACATGAGCGTGACCAGTTCTGCGGCAGCGCGGCGGTTGATTCGTCCTTCAAGGTTGACCCAAGTATTGCGGGCAACAGTTGCTGCGCGGCTGAGAAGCTGCGGAAACTTGCGCGCAGACACTGCACCCTGCTCAGCGGCCTCCGTGGCAAGCTCGGAAACATCGGGCGCTGCTGTGGCGCGGCCTTGCCTTGACAAAGCCGCCGCAGCCTCTGCGCGCTTGATGTCCTTGGCCACCAGCGACAGGTCGGTCAATTGCTGCGGCGTGAAGCCTTGCGTGCGCGTGAACACGACGCCCTGCACATCCTTTCCAAACACCTGCAGACTCTTGGCTTGCTTGGCAACTTCTTGACCAAACTGCGCTTGTTGCAGCAAATCATCATAGGTGCCCTTGCCCAAAGCAATACGGGCTGTGGCGGCGTTCTTGGTCAAGAACGACACCGCAGCATCTGCATCACCAGCCTTCAGCGGCGCAAGCGCCCTATCTGCAACCTCGCGGGCCAGCGCAGCTTGAGCGTCCGAGCCAATTCTGCGGCGCACCATGTCCATGTTGCCGGGGCTCTGCAGCGCATAGTCCACCACCTCACCTGCAGTGCGCTTGCCCACCTCTTTGCCAATAGACTCAATCCGCTTGAACGCGCCCGCAGCCTTGCCAGCGTCGGCTTGCACTTGCGTCAGTCGTTGGCGCAGGTCGCCGCCAACCATGTCAATCTGACGGCCGTACTTTTGCAGGAAGTTCGCTGCCGCATCGGGGCGAACAACCTTTGTGGCAGGGTCAACAATTTCGCGCCGGAACAGGTCTTCAATGCCTTGCGCCAGTGATTGCCTTGCCGTCGGGTCGTGGCCAATGGCCGCCAGTAGATCGCGGGCGCCGGTTTCAGTCTGCAACACGGTCTTGGCGATGTTTTCGTCAGCCAAAAGCGGCGTCCTGCTACCGCCCTCGCGGTACAACTTGCTGGCGGTGCCGGTGTAAAACCGTTCGGCAACTTGGGTGGCGTGCGCCTGCTTGGCCGCAATGTAGGCAGCTTTGGCCTCGTCGCTCAGGCCGCTTTTTGCAATCGCTGCATCCAACTCGGCGCGCATCTTGTTGATGTTGGCGCGGGCAATGTTGGAGGCAGAGTCTGTGGAGCCCTTCAGCGCGGCGTAGTCGATGTTCAGGGCCTGCCCGAGCGCGGAGGCTTGCTCCAAAGTGACGTTTGGCGGCAGCGGCTCAGGCTGCTGAACCATGATGCGCTTGGACACTTCGCCCCGGCCCAAAGGCGCAGGCGGCGCGACCTTGGCCCCGTATAGTTGCAACACTTTGGCGGTTTCGGGCGCAAGACCTTTGAGTTCCTGTAGGGGCTGGTCGCGCAGAACCCCAGCACGCTCCACAACTCCCGCAAACGGAATCACCGGCTCACCGCCGGCAAGCTGAAACGCCTTGGTATATTGCGCAGTAACGCGCCCGCGCGCCTGCTGAAGTTGCCCCTCTACCGCATCAGACAAAACGCCGCCGATGCGAATTTGCGACACATCCGGCAACGCGCTGGCAACAGCCGTCTGCGCGTCTGCGGCCTCTTTGCGCGCCTGCGCCAGGCCCTGCATCAGTTGATCACGCACGGCCCGCAGTTGCACTTGAGCCTCTGGGCGCAACGCGCCGGCCTGCTGTTGCAACTGCTGCTCAACCCGCTGAAGCTGACCCTGCAGTGCCCCAACGCGCTCCTGCGCCGCAGCGTAAATTTGCCGGTTCGCTTCAGGCGAAGAAGACGCCAAGCGCGTTTCCATTGCCGCTATCGTTGGCGTGGCTGCGCCGCCTTCGACCAAACGCTCAGTCAGCGTCGGCCGGAAGCCCGGCGTCGTTTCCATTCCCTGCGTTGCGCGCAAGGCATTGATGGCCTGCTGCGCGTCGCCGCCCAACGCGCCCAGCATGGCGTTTCTGGCGGTGCTGGATGGGTCAAATAGCGGCTGAATGGCCGCGCGGTTGATGCCGCTCGCCGCGGCTTTGATTGGCCCAAGGACAGCCGGCAACCCGGCGCCAAGCATCATTGATGTTGCCGTGTCTTCGGGGCTTATCAGCGCGCCGCTAGCGCCACCAACTGCTGCGCCGCCACCAAGCCGCGCTGCTGCACCACTCAGCGCCGTGGGCGCCGCTGTGGGCGTCATGCCGCCAAACTTCAGCGCCTCAACAATAGGCACTCCTGCGCCCATAGCTCGCGCCCCGCCGGCCATGGCGGGGCCGACGCCCATGGTGCCGGCAACTTCGCCAACAAGCTTGCCGCCACGGAACGCCAGGCTTTCTGGATCGGCTCCAACCAAAGACTGCAGGCCGGCAGAAATGTCTTGCCCGCGCTGCGCTACGCGGGGCAAAAACGTGGCTGCCGGCGCGCCGCCCATAGACTCGGGCATTGCCGTTCTGCTGGCCTCAACCAACACCGAGCCGATAGACCCCGCGCCGCGCACTGCGCCGGCAGGAATGTCAACCAAGGGGTTGCTGCGCGGCCCCGGAAGCTGTTCTGGCGGAACGGGATACGGCCCAGCGCCCGGGATCTGCCCCGGGGGCGCTGCGGGCGCGGTTTGTTGCGGCGCCGCAATCTGGCGGGCATAGGTTGCCAAGTCGGAATCCGACAACGGACGTGCGGATTCAATGTCGTAGGTCTTGCCGCCGATTTCGAGCGTGTACTTGGGCATTACGGCCTCTCAGTCACGAAGACTCCGGGGGCGATTTCTCGGCGAGCGCCGCCAGTGCGAGCAGGCGCCGCAGCGCCCGGGCGCGTCGCGGCAGCGGGAGCCGCAGCAGGGGCGGCGGCGCCGGGAGATGATTGCCGCCCAGTTGCCGCGTCTTCTCGTTCCTGTTGGCCGCGAACAGAAGCAATGACCTGATCGAGTCTTCCGAGCGTTTCGCGCACAGTCTGAATTGATTGGCCAACATTTGTCATAGCATCCAACCAGTTTTGCAACTCTCGGTTGGAGTCCATGGTCTTGGACGATGCGCCAGTGATTGCGGCGATGTGCCGAATCAATCTGAATTTTGAGTTTGCAATGTTGTCGCGCAGGGTTTGCGCCTGCGTTCCAATTGCTCGCTCTGCTGTTTGGCCAACACCAGTGGCGCGGGCCGCAGCAATGACGTTTTCGCCGGCAGTTCGCCCGGTGCTAACCATGGCTTTCTGCTTTTCTAGATCCTCGTAATAACCGAGAACCGTAGCCAATTCTTCAGAAAGCGTTTGCCTTGCGTTGCCCTGTTCTTCAAGACGTTGCTGTTGCAGGGCCGTCAAAGGGCGAGGCGCTGCGCCGCTAGGTGCGCCACCCGCTCCCCCGCCGGTTTTTTCTGGCGCAAGCAGCCACTTTTTGTCCACAGTGTCGTACAAGGTGCCGCCGACCGTAATGTAGCGATTACGTCCTTGCGGGGCTGGGGCAGCGGGCGCAGCAGCCCCCGTTGCTGCCGGCGCCTCTGCCGCAGCAGGCATATCAACGTACGCCCCGGTTTGTGTGTCAAACATGCGCCCTTGGCCCGCAGAAATGTACCTCTGGGCGCCAGTGCGCTCTTTGAACCGCTCCGCAGGCGCCAGCACCTGAGTCCGCAGCCATTCGCCAAACTGCGCGGGATCATCCGGCACGCCGGCCATGGCCTGCTCGGGAGTAGTGAAGCGCCCAATGGCCTTGGACACCAACGGATCTTGGAACCCCAGCGCCAACACGCCGCGGGCCTGTTGCGCATTTTGAGTGCGGCCGAGGGCGCTCATAAATTGCCCCATGGCGGCCTCAACTTCTTTTTGCTGCACGCCCCGCGTTTGCGCCGCAACCTGCTGGCCGTATTGGATCTGCTGCATTGCCCGCGCACCGGGTGCGCCAAACTGAGCCAGCCCTTCAGGGGCTCCACCGCCGCGCACGTACTCAGCAAGCGCGTTCTCCTGCTCGCGGGACGCCCGCGCTGCCTGCAGCGCCTCCATCTGATTCGCCGCCTGCGCCGCCTGCAGCAGCATATTCACCCTGTCGGGCGACTTGAACTGGATGGGCTGGAACGTAGCCTGGCGGATGATGCTGGTGTCGAGTGGCATATCAGCCTCCAACGCGGCCGAAGATGTCGCGGAACAGTTGCTCTTGCTGCCTGCCGCGAGTGTAATCGCCAACGGCGCCCGCGACGCCTGCCAGCGCGTTCCCGTAGGACGACATGCGCCCGATGCGCCCTTGCGCCAACGCGTTCGCCTGCTGCAGCCCCAGTTCGCCCGCCTGTGAGGCATAGTTCTGCCCCGCAGTGCCCGCTTGCGTCGTGGCCGTCTGCCCCAGCCCTGCGATGTTCGCCAGCCGGTTGTAGGCGTTCCCGTACTCCTGCGAGGCCAGATCCTGCGCGTACCGCTGGCCCGCCTTCAGCGCCCCGCCAGACAGCATGTTGCCCCGGGCGGCCTGCACGCGCTCCAGCGCCTTCATGCCCTCCCCCAGACGGAATGCGTAGCCAGGCTCGGGGAGGACTTCACCGCGGGTGAGCTTGCCGAGGGCGTTGACGCCGGCCTCGTAGTAGGGCTTGCCAAGCTCCAGCGACTTCTCGTACATCTCCCGCTGAAGCTGCAGAGCCCTATCCGCCGCCGCCGCCTGCGTCTCTGCGGCTTTTTCTGCGGCGTTTGCCCCGGCGATCCCGCCCACCACGTTGCTCACGCCGCTGACGATGGCCGCGCCTGCGGGGCTGGCCACGAAGTCGATGGCTTTGTCGAGGAATGGGATGCCGGTCATGGCAGCGCCCGCGCCCGTAGCCAGAGCCGCCGTAGTTGAGCCCATGGCCGAGCCGAGGGCGCCTGGTGTCGTGCCGGCTTGCAGGGAGCCGCCAAGGGCCTGCAATGCTGCACCGCCACCAGTTGCTCCGGCAGCCGCAGGGGCCAGCGCAGCCATGCCCGCGTCCACACCCATGCCGGCAGCAAACGCCGGGTCAACCGGCACGCCAGCCAACGCTTCAATGCCCGTCAGCGCGTTCAAGCCGCCGCCCGCGCCCGCGCCCGCAGTCAAATACGGCTCGCCGGCAAACGTGATGGGCTGCAACTGCGTCATGGGACTCAGTTGCATGGCGTTTGCCGCATCGGTCAACTGCGCGGCGGGGGTTGTCACGGAGGCCACCGGTTCCGCAAGCGTGTTGAGCGTTACGTCGGAATACGGGTAGTTTTTGATTGGGTGAAATTGCTCTCCAAACAGGCCCGTCTCTGTCCCGGGCGCCATTGAAACGTCCGTGTACATTGCGCCCGCGCCTTCGGCACCAAGCGCCGGTGGCTGGCTGACCTGCCCCATCGTCCCCGTAGGAATGTTCGCCAGCTCGGCCGCACTCAACTGCCCGCCGCCAGACAGTGCGTTGGTCAGCCCCTCCAGACGAGGCCCAAGGAAGTTCACCGCGCCATAGGCGGCAAACGACGGCAAGACAAACTCTTTGAAAAACTCGCCGAACCCCGCAGCCTTTACTGGCCGCTGAGCGACAACTTCACCTGTCGGAGTTTTCAGGCCAACGGTCTGGTTGTCTTTGTCAATCTGGTCGCCCTTGGTGACAAAGTCGTAGCCTTCGGCCTTCTTTTGAGCGATGAACTGCTCAAATTCAGGCGCCGGCACGTTGACAAGACCGCCGCCGCCCTCGCCCGGGTCGGACGAAATGACTTGCGTTTCAAACGGGCCGCTGTAGCCAAGCGAGCGAGCTACGCTCTGCCAAAGCTCAGGCGTCTGCAGGCCGCGAATGGTGCTGGTGTACGGGTTTTCTTCGCCAAATTCACCTTGGTAGGTGAACTGATTGAAGTACGGGTCAGACGCCGAAATCCACTGAGGCTTTGCCATGTTCTTACCCAATCCGCCAGTTGGTGCCGTCACTGAACACGGGCACGACGTTCGCCCCGCCGCCGGCCACAATCGAATGGAACGTCGTCGCGTTGGCGTCCGTCACCACGGCCCGGGCGCCTGCGCCGGCAGTGGCTGCGGCAACCAGTGCGGCCACCGTCTGCGTGCCGTTGTTGATCCACTTCAGGCCGGCAGTCAGCGTCAGGCCAGGCACGCGCATCGAGGTGACGCTCGCGTTGCCCAGCGTAATCTCGTTGCTGACGCCTGCCGCAGAGACGTCGGCATCGTAGCCCAGCACTAGGTTGTTGCTGCCAGTGGTCAGCGCATCACCAGCCTGAAAGCCCAGGGCCACGTTGTTTGCGCCAGAGGTCAACGCCCCCAGCGCCGATGCGCCCACCGCCGTGTTGTTGCTGGTGGTGGCCGCATCCAGCGCAGTCCACCCGACGGCAACGTTGTACGCACCCGTGACCACCAGCAGCGCCGCATCCTTGCCAACCGCAGTGTTGCCGGTGCCACTGGTGTTTGCCCCCAGTGCTGAGCGGCCTACGGCCACGGCATCGTTGCCGGTGTAGGCGTCCAGAGCGTTTGCACCCACGGCCGTGTTGTCGGAGCCGCTGGAGCTGGCGAACAGCGCGTCGTATCCAACGGCCACGTTGTATTGGCCGGCGTCGTTGTAGGCGGCTCTATACCCGATTGCCGTTCCATAAGCGTTGGAGCCGGCGTACATCGCTTGGCTGCCGATTGCTGTTGCGTAGCCAGCGCCGGACCCACTGTAAAGAGCAAGCGCGCCTACAGCAGTGTTGTTTGGTGCGGCGCTCAGGCCGTACGCCGCGTCATATCCAACTGCAGTGTTGTTGATTGCGCTGCCGCTGCTCAAATTTGCCAGCGCAGAGTCCCCGACTGCAATGTTGGATGTAAGGCCGCCAAAACCCTTGCCAACAGCAACGGCAACTTCTTTTGCTAGCTCATAGCTGGCAAAAATGTTGTCGTCGGTCTTGATCGTGACGCCGAGGGACGTTTCCAGCACGAACTTGTACGACGATCCTTCTGTCAGCCAGATCTGCGCGGGCGTGCGGCCGGCGCTGTCCAGCACGATGGGGTTGGCGTTGGCCGTGCCGCCGCTGCTGCTGGTGTACGTGGCAATCGGCGTCGTGGTGCCGGCAGAGTACGTGTAGACCAAACCCCCGGCCAGCGGATTGCCGTTGTTGTCGAAGAACTGCGCTCCGGCGCCAGCGTAGGGGGAAAGCGAAACGCTCATGGTGCTCTCACTGTTGAATCTGGCTCACCGCCAGCACGACGGCAGGGGCTGCTGGGGCAAACGCAGTGGCAGCGACATTATCCACCGTGATGGCCGTATCGTCTGCGGCAAACATGATCTCGATGCGATCATTAGCCGCCAGCGAGAAAAACTCGCTCATGGACACGGCGGTGTACCCGTTGTTGATGTTGATCGTCACCAGCCTGGCAGAGTTGGCGACGTCCGTGCCGTTCTTACGGAACCACAGCCAAACCGTCTTGGCGTTGCTGTTGCTGCTGCTGATCTGGACGGTGGCGTCAAACTGGTACAGGCCCGACTGCACCACCACAATGCGCGACGCAGGCGAGCCGATGCTGATGCCCTCGGCAACCTCGGTGTTGTCAAACGTCAGCGCGTAGGCCGTGTTTGTCAGCGCGGGAGTCTGATCCGTCGTCTTGGTGAACTCGCCGTAATACTTCTGCTGTTCAATTGTCGGCCGCACGAAGATCACGCCGTCAGTGGCGCTTTTGATCAGCACTGCCGCCAGCGGGATCACGTTGTCAGGCGCCGTGGGCTTGACGTTGGTAAACGCGCCCGCCACCGTGGGGTTGGCGTACAGAATGTCGCCCACGTTGAACGCACTGGTGTCGATGCCCGTTACCGGCCCCCAGACGCTGCACAGGCCCGTGGCGCCGCTGTCGGGAATGGTTTCGTCCAGCACGCCAAGGATGTACAACGAAGGCGTGGAGCCGTTCGCCAAGTACGCAGCCACAGACAGTAGGTTCGCCGCGCCGACGCCGGCAAAGCCCACCACAGTGCCTTTGGGCAGGGTTGCGCCAGTGGAGTTCTGCACCAGCGTGAACGTCTCTCTGCTGGCCTGGCCGATGCTGTCTTGCAGCAGCGAGAAGAACCGGAACCACGCGCGGGTGGTCAGCGCCTCGCGGTCCACCAGTGGGTCGCGGCTGGCAGGGACGCGGGGCAGCGTTTGCATGTCAGGCGCTCGTCGGCGTCGCCGTCAGTTCAGCGCCCATGATGGCAATCTTCACCGGGTCGCTGCCGCTGACCTCGTACACGCGATCCCGCAGCTTGGTGGTCATGCCCAAACGCCGCCAGATCACGCGCTTGCCGTACTCACCAATATTGCCCATGCTAGCCCAGTGCTCGTTGCTCCACGTATGGCCGCCGTCGTCAGACCAGCGCAGCATGACCTGAGCCTCAAGAGACGTTTGTTTGAGATATGCAGAGTACAGTTGAAAATTCTCAACCATCGTGTACAGCATAGAATTTTCTATGTACTGTACCCACTCTTGCCACAAATCTTCTGGATATGGTTGGTAGGCAGGAAGAGTTTCGTTGATTAAATAATCGTCAGCAATTAGGTAGTCTCTAAAATTGATTATTCCGTCATTGTTAATGTCACCAAGCATTCTTCCGTTAAACACGGTTTTAAACAAGGTGTTGCCCGGCTCTGTGTCTGAACTGGCTTGAAAAATTCCGTTGTATAGATTGGTGCGCTGGATAACGTACAGATTCTTTTGATTGCTCGGTCCCGTTTCGCAATCAAGTTGCAATGAATGTTGCGCTGTTCGTTTGAGGCTATTTTGGCCCGTGGGCAACGCCCTCCAAGAGCGCAGCCATCGTTGTGGGTTTGAGAAATCTTTGTACCAATTTAGGTCAAAAGTAAATAGGCAATTTTCTGTATTGTCTCCAAGCACAATTTGGCCGGCAAAGTTGGCTTGCGTTCCCGCTCTGTGTTTGGTAAATTGTCCGTTTTCCCAAAATGCCCTTTCGTGCCACGCTCCAGTTGACGCGTCAAAAACCCACGTTGCGTTGGCCCCGGGAAAAGTCAACGCATAAAACGAGTGCCCGTCCTGCTGATAGGTAAACGCAATCGCATCGTCAACAAAATTGTACGTTTGAATTTGCCATTCAACGGCATGTGTGCTAACGCGAACAGCGTTGTACCCGTTATTGCGATAAACAATTCCGTTGCCGCGAGCGTCCGAGCCAAGCCAAAAAACGCTGTTGTCCAGCTTGGCCACGCTGTACGGGGCAAGGCAGCCCGTTTCCATGAACGCGCCCTGAATGCGCTCCAGCGGAAAGTCTGCGGCGCCAGCGTTGTACCAGACCTCGATGGTGTTGTTACCGAACAGCCAGACCTCGCGGTGGTCGACCATCAGCGAGACGATGTTGTCCGGGTTGCCTTCGGCGCTGGCAAAGTCCAGCGGGTCTACCGCGCTTCCGTCATTGAGCGACGTCACCCAGAACCTCTGGCTGTTGGGCTCGTTGAACACAAAGTACCCGTCCAGATAGCCCACCGTCACCGCGCCCGGAAAGTCGGGGTCTGTGACCTGCGCAAACACGCCCGTGCTGGAGTTGTAGATGAAGGCATCCGGGTTGCAGGCCACGAACAGTTGCGTGCCGTTGTCTGACATGCTTACTTGGCCGCTGCCAGTAATTGCCCCCAAGTACGTTGTGTTAAAAAGCTCGTCCGACTTGTACAGACTTCCGCCAGAAGCAATGTACAAATTTGTTCCGAACTTCCAAAGCCCGCGTATTGGCCCACTTCCAACCGTGCGAATAAGCCTTGATCCAGGGCACCGCTGGAGAAAAGCGGGCTCCTTGCCGCCGTCGGGCACAACCTCGGGAAACAGGTTGACCATGCGGCTGTCCGCAGCATTGACGCTGCGAGCCACATACGACGAGCCAAGAATTGGCGTCTTCACGATCAGTAATTCCCCGTGAAGATATTGAACCGCTGATTGCGCCGACCCATGATGTTGTACGGCATGGCCAGCAGGTCATCGGGGTTGTTGATGCGCTTCAGATCGCGCTTGGACGACATGGCGATGCGCTGCACCGTGGGCGGGGCCTCGACGCCGAACTCGGCAGCGATCTCGCACGCAAGGTTGTACTTGAAGCACCGCAGGTAGCCCGGGGGGAACGCGAGCGTGGTGTTCAGCAGCGCGGGCTGCGCCAGTTCCTGCACGCTGACCAAGTGCCATTCCAGCGGCTTGGTAGGCACCGGGTACAGCGCCATGGTGATGTCGGGGTGCGTGTTGTTCACCCACATCATCTGCGGGTAGGTGGACGTCACCGTCTTCAGCGCAATGTTGTTGTACTGGTCCTGGTTGATGAAGTACACCCCGAACGACACGCCGCTTTCGGTGTCGCGGAAGTACGACGAGGTGTCCAGTTGCACCGGCCGCGTGCCGACGAAATTACCAGTCGGCCCCAGTGTGCGGATGGCGTCGCCTGCGGGCCAAGTGAACACTTGATCCTGCGTGGAGTACACGGCCAGGCGCTCAGTGCTCCATGAGTCGAGCATCTGGTTCAGAGCCGCCAGCGCGTCCTGCGAGGTGGCGGCAGAGGGCGTTTCGCCCTCGGCAAGCTGGCCGATCAGCCGCAGTGCGGCGTTGATCTGGTCACCGGCTGTGGTGGACATCGGCAGACTCCCGTCGCCGCCTGCGCACGATCAGATCATTGACGGCAACAGGTGGCGTATCTTGCCCCGGAGTATACCTCTCCCACCCGTTTTG